AGCGTGGATTCCAGAACTAGTTCCCAGAGTTAAGCTTGTTGTGCCGGCTGGTTTAACAGTAGTACACCGAGCCGCTGGCTTAATATCTAAAATCTTAGCAACTCTTTCATTTTCTTCTTTAACAACTTTAGCAGCTTGCGTCATATCAAGATTTAATACTTTACCAGACGCAATTCCCGTCATAGAAACACCGATGAGCGAATCTTTTTCAGTTGTTCTGCGCCACACATCTCTAAGATAATGAAAATCAGTATATCCGGCTTGAAGAGTTCCAATGAACGCTGCAGCCTTTGCTCGTTTTTCTAGTTCTTCCTGAGATTCCACGTTGCTTACGTTAATTTCTGTGAGATTACAGAACTGATAAGGGCGTAATGCGATCTCGCAACACGGATTCGTGCCCCAATCTTTATCGTTTGTAAAATAAAACCCGGGTTCTCCAGCACCTGAAGCCTTTACGCGCTCCCAGAGAGACTCAAACACCTCTTTCGTGATTCTATGTCGTAATAATACGACAGAATTGTTTGCACGTCCGCGTTGTGGGTTTTTCTCCCACCAATTGCCAGTTTTGGCAGCCAACATCTCACCATCATCTGCAGAGAAAAGGCTGATGAGAGCAGCACGGCGAATGCCGCCAGCGAGAACAGCATCGGCAATATGACAAACAATGTCATGTACCTCGATAGCTTGCAGCTTATCTCCATCATTTTTTTCATCTAAAATACCTCTAACCTTGAGCAGGCACTCTTTTAGTGGCTGTGGGCCCGGTGCTTTTCCACCCGAAGTAATTAGTCTCGCGCCCTTTGGGCGGATGTCACTAAAGTCAAATCTTATGGTGGAGCCACCAAAAAAATAGCTTCTCACTAATGCTTTTACAGCATCTGCCCACCCTTCAATGCTATCGCCGATCAAAAACCTACGAGATCGCTTAGGATTTGGCCTTCGGATTTCCGGTAACTTCTCAACATGGTGTTGCTGAACACTGTACCCAACACCAGTTCCACCAAGCAATAGAAACATAATTTCACTAAAAACACGCCAATCATCAATAGGTGCAAACGCACAATTATAAATACGATTTGGGGCCACTTCAATTGGCTTGCCCCCGAACTGCATAGAGCGCATAGAGGGCAAAACCTTTTTATTGTGAACTAGCTTATAGGCCTCTGTGATTTCTTCTTTTAATTCTGGATAAGCTTTCCAATGCATCCGCTTATTGCGATTGACCAGTTCTCTCCACGCCTCCCTGCGCTTTTTCTTAGGTAGATAGCGTGCGTACTTCATATATACGGTAATATCAGATAAAATTTTAGTTTCTCGTTCCATTTTTGCCCCCCTGCATTAATTCTTTATATTTTTCTTTTAGTAACTGTTCTTGTGTTTTTGCCGGCGTTTGAGTAGTGACATTAACATCTTGCGACACAATATTGATTTTTACATTTGAAGTGTCCATATAAACGGGATACGCAAAGCCATCTGGGCCGAATCGATTTTTTGCCACAAAAAACCTCCCTCCATTGCTACTCTTATCTGTCAATGTTCGTGATAAAGTAAATATCAAGTCGGCGACAAAACACTTCGAAAAAGCTTCAGAAATACTTTCAATAGTGACCAATTCTGCATTATATCCAGACCGATTAGTCTGTGAAACAGTCCACAGCGGACATTCAAATATCTGTGCTATGCCGCGCAAATCTTCATAGATTGTTTCCAAATCGTGGCGCTTCTCTCCATAACTTTTAATTGGTCGCACCAAATCTGCGTAATCTATTAAAATTAAATCTGGTTTAATTTCCGCGTTCTTTAACTTTTCTAAATGATTTTGAATTGTTTTAGTCGTAATCGAACGGGTTGCGTATTCCTTAACAAGCAAGCGACCGGAGACCCCCACAATTTTTTCTAAAATATGCTCTTTAAAGACTGTAACGTCGCCCAAAGGCACTCCAGTTAAGCAACTATCATACCGCCTAGCAACAGCAGTGTCGCTCAATTCAAGCGTGTAATGTATAACGGTTTTGCCTTGTTTGAGGGCTGCTGCACCCAAATGCACCAAAATATGACTCTTCCCCGACCCGGTCCCTCCAATGGCGACACCCAACTCGCCAGAACCCAAGCCACCTTGCATAATTTCGTCCATCTTTGTCCAGCCGGTGCTAACAGGATCTCTTGCCTTAAGCTCAAAGCGCTTCTCAAAGTCTTTCACATAATCATACCCAAAATCGTTACTCTGTCCCAACTTTAAAGCTTCATTAATCAAATGAGAAATTTCATCAAAAGATGATTTTTCCAACAATGCAGCCGATTTAATAATTGCGTCCTTCAGGCGCTGTTTTTTGCAAAAATCCAACGCACGATCTTTAATATACTGCTCTCCAGACACCTCTTGGTCTGTGTGTACCCTAACTAAAAACTTTCTTACCTCTTCTTTTGCCAACTTATCTTCATCGCTTATCTCATTATTAACCAAAGACGCCATAAGTGAAAGCGTAGGGTGGACCGAATACTTTTCCTTGTAGTCATAAATAAGCTTAACAAAGGCTTGAAGTGCCTTTGTTTCAAAATAATTTATATCTAAAACCTCGCCGACCTGATCGGCATAAGTTCTATCAAAAAGAATAAGCTTTGCTAAATTCTCCTGAAAAGAGTTTCCAAATTTTGAAAAATCCACCTTTTCGCTAGGCCTCATTATTCACCCTCTTGATTTTCCTCATGTGTGCAAACATATCTTCAAAAGATATTTCCGCGAAGCCATCTTGAATCATCATCTTCAACATCTCTGTTTTATTAAGTTCCTCGGGATAGTTTTTAACTGCCTCTTTCAAGATCGCAGCATTTTTTGGTGACAAACTATTACAATAAAGTTGCATTATTTGATAATTCTCAGCTAGTATTTTTTCCTTCTCCACCACTGCATTATACACCTTTATGTTGATGTTCTCAAGCATTTTCTCACTGTGGATCACTAAATCTTCTATCGAATACGACCTTTCTTCCTTTAAAAACGGGAACCTTTTAGCTGCAGACTTTAAGCCGACGCCGCCAATTCCTTCGATATTGTCTGATTTATCTCCCGCCATGGCACGAGCAAGGGTGAAGTTGATAGGGTGTATATCAAATTTCTCCACAATATGATTCTTGTTTAAAATTTCTTTTTGAACCGGCCGATACAATAAGGTGGTGTCGTCCAACAATTGAAAGAAGTCTTTGTCTGACGAGACAATAACCTTTTGGGTGTCTCGATAGAGGCCACACAAAGCCGCAATTAAGTCGTCAGCTTCCGTATGATCCATCATCAATTGAGATATGGGAAGCTGATTAAAATATTCCATTAATCTTGATTGTTGCCATATCTTATTTTGAATTTCCTCCTGCTCGCTTAAAACGGTAACATCGCGGTTTAACCGAAGCGGCTTTTTGCGACCAGCCTTATAGCCGCTTTTTTGCGCCCTTCTCTTAGAAGAGCCTTCTCTGCCGTCCCAACAAATGAAAACCTTGGTAGGCTTTACCTCTCTGCATAATTTTTGTAAAATCTTTAAGCTCCCCTTAATGCCACCAATTGGTTGCCCATTGGTAGAAAGAGAGGGGTCCACTATGTATGCTCGATAATACATATTGAGCATATCTACGATCATAATTCTGTCCATAAAAAAACCTCTGATAGAATCTTTATTCTATCAGAGGTTGAGAGAAGAGTCAAGCAGTGCTATCTACCTTGTCCTCTATAGGGTTTTTTATAGGTTCGTGATTTTTTATTATGATTTCTTTTAGTAAATTTACCATTTCCCTGCCTCGTCTTCTTTCTGCTGCCCTTTTTCTTATTTCCCTTCGCTGCCATTAGTTTTTCTCCTCAATATCTCCATAAAAGTCTTCAGCATTTCCAATACGCTTATCAAATTTCATTACCACCTCTTTCTCTAAAAGGTCAATGACGCGATTATAAAACTTTTCTTCTTCTAGCTTTTTAACCCAAGTTTTAGATTGAAACTTCTCCGTTGTACCATCTTCATAATGTAATGTAAACCACGCGCCTGCATTTTTTAAGTGTTCTGAAGACTTGATGGCCTCAAGCCAACTTTCCTTATCCATAATTTTAACCTCTTGGCCGCCCCAAACAATCTTAAAACTGCACTCTCGGCCCTGAGTTCCAAAGCGGCTCTTTTCAATTTTTGCTTTCACCTCAGTTCCAATTCGAAACCCTTTATCATCATAGATAAAACTAGCCTTCCCTTTCCGCGCTGTGAGCCACACACGCAGAGAATATGAGTAGGCTAGGGCCTTACCCCCCGGCGTGAAATACGGCGTCACCATGGCCTCTGCTGGGCGTCTGGTGATGTTTGTCTTCAACTGGTTGAGAATCAACAATGTTGATTTAGTGTTGGCAATCGGCTGAATTAGCTTGGACAAGCCCTTAGAAAGGATACGAGGCTTTACCGCCATCGTGGATAAGGGATTGAAATCTGATTCAATGTCGCTAATAGACGGTGTTAGGGCCATAGAGTCCCAAATAAAAAGCATTTGACTGTCATTATTGGTCACCAAACTCTCTATTGTTTCTAACACAAATTCTACAGAACTAGCCTGAACATATAATAGGCTCTCTATATCACAGCCAGCATTGGCCAAAAATTCCGGATCAATAGCCGATTCGGAATCAAAATAAATAACATCAATTCCCAACTTTTGAGCGTTGCCGGCAATTTGTGCCGCCATATAAGACTTACCAGTAGCCTCTAGGCCGGCGATTTCACTCACCTTTCCTACCGGAATGCCACCCCACTTTCCACGACAGATGATTCCATCAAGCCATTTGCAGCCGGTTGGAATGTACTGCTCCACTTGAGTGGGGTTATCATCCTTTAAAGAAAAAGCTACATTATAGCCTGCTTTCTTATTAATTAATTTTTTCATGTCGTCAATTTTTAATCGACCGACTTTAGTTTTTGCCATTTTTTCTCCAGTGTTAAAGGGGGGGCCGAAGCCCCCCCTTCTTTTTAGCTAAGCAAGTCTTTAAATGCTGCGTCAACGCTGCTGGGAGCGGCAGACTCTTTGTCGTCCCCTCCAGTATTCATGTAAGCATCAAGCATCGTCTGCACTTCCTCTGTGGTGCGCCGCTGAAAGAGCTTATCATATTCAATTGTGGTGGCCACGTATTCCGCAGTGAGATCTTTATCCTTGGCCAGCGGTGATGTTCGGCGGCTCGGAAAAAGATCCGTAGACGGGAACATTGCCCCCGGCGCCTTCCCATACTTAAGCGTAAGGTCTGTGCCGTTATCGGGATCAGTAATATCTCCATACTCTGGATTCAACACCAAATTTAGAAGCTTCTGATAAACAGTTTTGCTGTATCCCCAAAGACGAACGCCCTTTTCTTCTTCGCCGCGGACGACGACTGGTGAAAAGAAGCGCTGCTTTGCCATCAGCTTCTTAGCCAATTCACGACTTTCCTCAGTACCTTCATCAAAAAGCTTCCTGACAAAAGTATCCAAGGGACAATCATCTCCAAAATTTCGCTTTGGGCTCAAGAAGGCCTGATTGTCTCCCAAGTTGTAATGAAACCAGAACTCCTTAAAAGGGTCGCCATCTGGGTCTGGTACAATGCGAATTGTTTGCTCCCCATCTTGCGGCTTCCAAAAAAGCTCCTTATTGCCGCGCCCTTCCAAGGACGCCATTTTACTCTTCATTTTTTCCATATTCAATGCCATTTTTTCCTCCATAAGGTGGTTGATCTTTCCACCTAGCATTATTGTTGTATTGCGTTAGTGTGGTAGACGATATAAACTCGATCTACGTCGTGCCCCGAATCAAAAATTGAATACGAGATAGACATATACTCATGTTCGACTGCCTTTTCTAACTTACTACCTATCAAAGATAACATATTTTTGCCCTCTTGTAAAGTGCTTTTATTTAGCGTAAAATAAAAGTGTTTTTGACGAACGTTTTTAATTTTAAAAAATTTATTTTCCTTTTCTTCGGCAAATTCATAAATTCCAAACGAAGTGATCCTACAAACATCTAATATTCCCTCGCCGTTAGACATGAGTGCCTCGGCATTACTATAATAATCCATCAAATTAAACACATCAACGATTGTTTGATTTATCTTAGAATAATATTCTGCAATCGATAAGTTTTTCACAACTTGCGCCATATCCGCATTTGAAAAAAGATATATGCGATCGATTAAGGTAGAACGGGCAAATTCTTGCATCACCCCATATACAACGCGTTCTCGTTGTCTGGCCATCGTGTTCAAAAAGGATAAATCGGGGCGCACATACAAAAATTTTATTTTTTTATCCCGAAATTGTTCCAGCGTAGCTAATAATCCACCACTAATAACACCACCACCACAACAAACAAAAATTACCTCGTCTCCAACACACTTATGTAGTTCAGTAAAATCAGGCACTCTCTCTTCGGCCTCTTCGACTGTGCTGCACTTAGGATATATAAAATCCGCGCCAGCATAATCAATCGTATAAACATTGTAATTGTCGTATTGTTGAAAGCACCTAGCCACCTTGGAACCCCCCGTGCCGTACCCAATTATATCCATCGCGTTTTCATTTCTCCTAGATTCTTTCCAGCCTTAACATTAGTCTTAAAGCGACCAAATCTTGTATTTTCAAATTCGTTCTTAAGTAGTGGCACTGAATTTAGATCTTCTTGTGCCACGTCCAACACCACGCTATCATGAATAACAAAACTAATAAAGGATTTTCTCTTTTGTAAAATATTGCGCAGTTTATATACCTGTTCCAGAAACATATCAGATGCAGTGCTTTGAACTGTATAATTCACCGCATGGAATTCATCGGCTTCTATTAGTCGATCAAAGGGGGTTGTCACCATTTTTCCATCCCAATATTTTTCCTTAATAAGGAGCCGATCATATGTTCTATTCGCCAAATAATCTTTGGAATCTGGATTGTACAGCCATGCAAAAATACGCTCTTTAGCTTCGTCGCGAGTTGGTATTCCCCGAAAGACATTTTTTGCATTCCAATCGTGAATGTCTTCCTTGGGCTGTTCCAATCCTAATAACCCCAAAAGTACTCTTAGTTCACATGCATTAAAGTCCAATTCTAGAAAAAAATCATTTGTCGGTTGAACCACATTACGAAATTCGCGGTTCAGCGTTAAAATGGGAAAAGAGTCCGGGGTTGTGCTTAGTCGGCCAGTTTTAGTTCCGAACATATTATAATATATGCGGCCTCGTCCTCCTTTGTATTTTTGTATAATCTTTTTTGCCCTCTCGTTGTCTGTCTTGTCATAAAGTGCGCGCACATCTAACTTTATCTCCCGCTTTTCTATTTCTCTTGTCAGTTTATGAATTTTTAACATGTGTTCATAGTTTTTGGGGCGCGCTCTATAAGAGTGGACATACGCCAGAGCTTCGTTTTTGGTGGTACAATACTCTTCTACAAAATCAAATGGCACCAGATCATAGAAACAATGTTGTCCTAAGTCTATTTTTGCGGCATGAAGACTTTTTAGATGAGCTTTCAGGCGGCTTTCCTGATTTGAAAATTTCTCTTTATTTTTTGGGTCACAGCACTCTAACAGACTGGCGCCGCTACAATAAAGATATAAATATTCCGCCTCCAGAGGAAGATTGGGGCAATATTTCCATGTTGCCGTTAACTGTTCCGGAGGATTTTTATAAAACTTATCAGCAAACAACCCCAAACACTCAATTTTAGAGTCTAAAATAGAAAAATACACACAAACCTCTTTGTTTAAGGAGTGAACAAAGGATTTCCCTTGCCAAATACAAATATATAACTTTTTGGCGAAGAAGTCAAGTGTTTTTTGCCACGCGAGGAGGGAAGGCCCAAAGACCTCTCTAAGAAATAAAACGCTTCACGATTAAGAAGTTCCACTCTTTTTGTGGCCGGGTTTACTTTAAAAGAAGAACCAGCGCTGCTCTGAACCGCCGCATAATTGGGGACTTGCAGCAAAGAATAAAATTTTTCCTTCAAGTAAGAGCGCTGAGATACTGGCATTCTTACTCCAGTCTCCATAATCCTAAAATCAACATATTGGTCGGTCAGCATCTTCTTGGGGAATAGCGTTGTTTGATCTGGAGGCATCAACCAATTAAAATAATAATCGATATAAACACCAACAGAAGGTCGTAAATTTTGCATAGACTTGAATTCTTTCTGAAACAATTGTTTTAAATTTGTATCAGCCTCATAAGAAGAGTAGGCTGGGTGTTTTGAAATAAACTTCTCATACATCCTCACAAGTGTCTGTGCAAAGAGGGCCAAATTTTTAACACCATAAACATCTTCATAATATTGTTTATATGTTTCTACTGTAAGTCCCACTCCCGTCAACGAAAGGGCGCCCTTGAGGGCCGGCCTCATATATTTTTCGATCATAATATCCGACGAGAGGTCGGCAATCAACCTCCATGGATTGTTTGGATCAATTCTAAAGCCGTGCATTTTAGCCACATAGTTCAAAACTGGGAAACGAACATCGCTGATGACTTTAGATCTAAAGTTGTCTGATCCGATGTCTCCGTGAATTATATCTACAACAAGGCCGCTGGCGTATATAGAGTTGTGAGAGCTTTCATAGTAGGCCGGCTCAGTAAAAAAGAGGCCATTATTACGGATATAGGCAAAAAATAAATTATAAAAATCATTATAATTTTTAATTTTGCTGTTATATCTATTCGGCCTCAATACTTTGTCATAAAAGTCGTCATAAAGCGAATTATTGTCAACTAAATATTCAAAATACGATGGCACCGGTTCATAAGCGCGTGTTGCCTTAATCTGGTTTAATATGCTACGAGGGTCACTTCTTCTTTTTTCATTGTACATCACAAGCAAATCATTGAAGGCTGCAGCGGCGAAGTCAACCAATTTCAGATCTGCAGAAACATTACCGAGGGGAGCCCCAGCTTTTAAAGTAGTGAGAGAGCCATAATCATCAACCTTTCCGTAGTTTGGCTTCTCATACCAAGTGTCTAATTGATTTTTTAAATTAACGCCCTTGGGGTTGTAGAGCCCAATGGGAAGATTTAACTCGTTGACATAAGTCTTATATGTGTTCCTATTTTTAAATAAAGCTTTAGTAGACGCACTCTCATTGGCACTTGAAACATTGTTGGGGTCCACCCCAGAATCTTTAATAAAGGCTGCAGCCTCCTCAATAAACTCACTATAAACGGCTGCTGGCGCATCCATGTCTTCTGGCAACTCTTTTGCGCCCTGTAGGCCGCGAATATTAATTGTGACTGTTTTTTTAGTTTCAACCGTCATGCTTTATTGATTTTCACTCCGTATAAATTGATATTGGTTTTTTCGGCACTAAGAATGTTAAAAAGATGCTTAACTAAAGTGACATCAGCCCATGGATTAAAAGTGATGTTTTGTAAATATCTTTTATTCTGCTCCTTCTTGGCCTGCTTGTTATTTTCGATTTCAGCCATACTGCAAACACGGTCGGCGGCAATATTGGTTTCATAGGAATTCGGCGTAATAACATCTGTGACGCTCTTGATAAGATAAAAGCCGGACAAGCCCACTTCTTTTTCTTTTTCGATACCAAGGTTTGCTGCCGGAATATTAAAAATACCAGCCACCCCATAGACATTATTTCCAAAAGTGGTAAGATTCGCTGCATAAAAATAAGGTGCGAATAGCCAATTAGTGTTCGTAGAGTTTAATAAAAGCAGCAGTGTCTGATAGTGGGGATTTTCAGTAGGCGAAAAGGAAACTTTCTTCAAAAGGCCAGCCGCTGCGCCGATTAAAACCCGATAATACCCCAGATCTAAATTGCGAGTTTTATTAAACACATCCTGTGCAAACAACGTACTTGTTTGTGGTGTCATAAGATCACTATTATTGTAAAAATTATTAGGGCCCGCGTGATAATGAATTAATCTATTGTGGGCCTCATTGCTTATCATAAGCGCAAAAGAGTTTTTAAGAGGGTCCTCGGCGCCTTGAATAATTTCTTGGGACTGATTCCACGAAAGGGCGCCAGTATAACCATAAACCTGATATTTGATAGGAACTTGATAGGTGGGGTCAATACCATCATATAAAACGGCCGAAACTAAATCGCGCATTAACAAAGAGATAAGAGTGCCAGCACCTATTGTTTTATTTTTTCTCAGAACGGCTTTAAGGTATAGGCGGAACACTTTCAAATCCACGAAAACATCACCTATATTACACCAATATTTTTGGCCATCAGGAAGGGCAACAAGAATATTGCCCAACATCACATAGGGAAGAATAGATTTAACTACGTCCCCCTTGTCGCTCACACCACCATCTTTTATATCCTCATCCGCAATGCGATAAATGGCCATTACGATGTCGCGAATGGTAGTGAACTTAAAAGTCTTTTTACCCCCCTTCTTAAAGGCTCCAAAAGAAGTGCGTAAAATCTTACCAATTTGTTTATCTAAAAACTGAGAGCCTTCGGTGCTTATTAGCTTATCTCCAACGGGGGGATCCTTGTCGATTTTCTCTTGAAGTTGCTTAACCACCTCTTTAACGTCATAAGTTGCAGTTCGCGATAATTCAATGCCCCCCTCAATACCAGCATATTTTACTTTAAAGTCCACTTTGGCAGTTTGTAGTTCCTTCTCCTTGAACGTGTAATTTACAGAATATGTCCCATCATAAATTCCTAAGTTATCTTCCAAAACAGCTTCAAAAATAGCAGGAAAATATTGGGTATACTGTGCCTGAATATTAGCTCGATCTTGTCGTATAAGCCCTTGTATTTCATTTATATTCTCTTTTTGTTGCTTCTTGTCCATGCCCGGGGCGTCAAACGGGGGCCTAGTGCATTTTCTGCCTTGTAATTGACTTTCAATACATTCTTTATTTCTTTTCACACTTTCATACAGGCCAAGAAGTGTTGCAGCCTTTTTATCCACACCAGCCAATTCTTTTAATTTTTTCATAGTGAGGCGATTAACCTTAGTATTTCCAAAGGAAGTTGTTAAGCGGGTGCCCTTATGAAATGCATCTAGGCCGATGCCGACATATTCGACAGTTAATTTAATAGATGCATCGTCAGCAAATTCAAAGTTGTGGCCGGCATAGTCCATTACGAACACCTTCTTTTCTTCGGCGTTAATAATTTCCTTCATCCCCCGAGCAATAATATCATCTGACACGGAATCCGCAACATTCCAGCCATATTCCAGCACAAGCGGGGCATTTGACCTAAAGCTGTTGGGCCGAATAAGCTCTGTATAACGAAGATCGGGATCGTGAGTAGAAAGGCCGTGCCATTTCGGAGCGGAAGCTACCTTTTCAGCGAACACTTGATAAGACTGAAAAAAATAAGTAATTTTTATGACGCCGGGATCAAACATATTCGCCGTCGCGTATTCCCTGCTGACTGTAACATTTTGAATTCCGGCGCCGTCGCCTTTGCCGAACTCAGGAAGGCGGCCGTATCCCGAAAGTGCTGTTTTCTTATCAAAAGAGATAATCTTTCTTTTTTTATAATTTTCAAATTTACCATTCTTTTTTCTTGGTAATATGTATAATTGAATGTGAGGGCTTAGTGCTGCTTGCTGCTCAGGCTTCATTTTAAGCATGAAATCTACATACTTTTGTTTCTGTTCCTGACTTTTTATATAATTTTCTTTTATCTCAGCGTTTGATTTGCCGGGAATAATGTTGCGCTCCAAAGAGGTTTTAAACTTAGGGTGAAGGCCCAACACCTTTCCATTCGCATTTTTAAATTTTTGTTCATAAAACTCACTAAAAAATTTTCTTGCGACCTCATCTTTTGCCAATTGAGGGGTGATGATGCGTGATAAAAAATACTGTAAGGTGGCCTCATCGTTTGCAGTGCGCTCTAAGTTTGGTAAATAAAGATCCATAAACCCCCCTAAAGGCCGATAGCGCTTAAAACGTCTACGAGCGGCTTAGGAACCCTAATTAAATCCCCAACTTTAATGTGTTGTTCTGTGGGTTTTTGGTTGAACCATGCAATGACCCACCAATAACTTTCACTTCCATAATGTAGTGCAGAAAGTTTATAATATCTATCGCCAACACCCCAAACATGTGTTACATAACCAAAGTCCAATATTTCTTCAAAAGAGGGATAAGAAAGGCGCGTGGTTTCTAATATTGGAATACCTTGTCGGCGCCCATATCGTTTAGAAAACATCTCGCGGTAGCCCAAATCATCATTAAATTTAGTTTTAGTTTTTGAGTAACGTGAAATAGGCATAATTATACATCTCCTAATATGGTGGCTTTGTTAATATCACGAGATATATTATCTTGTGTTTGACCATAGCTCTGAATATCTGTTTTATTAGTTAAAGTATTGCGGGTACGATACGGAAAATCATTTTTCTCGTTAAAGCCGCCGTTTTTAAAGCCAATTACATTCTCATGAAGAACGCCCATTGTAAAACTTAGTTTATAAGCGCGAAAATACAAGTTTTGTAAAAGCTGGTCTCCGTTGTCCATATAAACTCCATCCTGAAAGTCCATATCCCATGAAAATGCAGTAATGTAGCCCAACAACCCCTGCCATTGATTTCCGGCATTTAATATTAAATTGCCAAACTTAACCCTGATTAACGGAGGTGACGCCAATACGAGGTCTCCCTTAATAGAGTTGTATGTGGGGTAAAGATTTTCAATGAAGGTGTTCAGCTTCTTTAAGTTTTCGTTTGCATCATTTCTATCATAACAGGGAATAGTTAAAGCCACATTTATAGTTCTCGTCGTGTTTGTATAGCGTGGGATGGGATCAGTGCGGCCATACACATTTTCAGGGCTAAAACCCACCTGATAATTATCTTTAAAGCTTGTCATGTAAGCTGGAAGCGTAAGCGCTGGTGCGCTAATAAAATTTGTCATTCCAAGCAAAGAGGGCTCTGTTGTTGGAAAGGAAATGCGAATATTAGCAAAACTTAGCTGGTTTCGTATGGATGCCTCGGCCGGGTCGCATGTGGCCAAAGTCGGATCATAGCTAAGGCGGCTGGACAGTGTTTCAGCCAAGCCAGCATAACCATCACTCAAAAAAGATGATAATTGAATTGTCATTCACTAAACTCCTCCCGCCGGGTTGGGCGTTGCCGTGTCGGCACCCGCCTTGATGGTCTGCTGGGCTGCGCCCTCCGTTATTGGCTTAAGCTGTGTTACTAAATTAGTCAAAGCGTTTTTTGCTGCCTTGACGGCCTCTGTAAAATTGTCGGTTTCTCCAACGGCTTTAGCGCTAGCGCCAGTAAACTTATTAAGCATTGTTACTGCGCGGGGCATCGTTGTGCCCGCACCTGTAACGGCCGCCATATCTCGTATTGTAATTAAAGCCTCTGTTGTTGCTGCCAACACATCCATTGGGGCAGTCGCCCTTCTAGCTCTGGCCACGATGTCGGCCATGGGATCGATCCTAGTCGGCACTCCGCGCACTTCAGGTCGGCGCTGAAGGATGGCCATGGCGCCAGCGCCCCCAAGCTCTGGCAGCGTCGCTCCGATTGCGCGGAGAGCTTGGCTATAGACTTCAGGACTCATACCAGTGGGCAGTGGCCCCTTAGCACCGGGGGCCAGTCGTTGCATGGACCCAATGGCGCCCGTTAAGTTTTCTATAATAGTCTGAGGCCGTTGTGCAATGTAGCCGCGTATATCCCCCATTTCGCCGCCCATAATGGCAGCCAAAGGAGCGAGGCCGCGGAATCTCTGGATTGCCTTTGGATAAGTTGCAAAACCCTCCACCATGGCACTAATCTGAACGGCATCTCGGCCGGTCTCACGAGCAAATTGGCCGATGGCTCCAGCAGCCTCTTTTACGACACCCACGTCGCCCAAGGTCAACCATGTATCCTTTGATGCTATCATCACCCTTTCTAAAGTGCCCGGTAAAAGGTTATATTGTTTATTCAAAAGAGTAATTTCGGCGGCGTTTGCGGCGGCGGCCTTGGCGCTCATGCCATATTGGCGGATAAAGATGTTTTGTAGACCTATTGCATCATTTTGTGCCGTTCCAAGTTTGACAGAGGCCTGCGTGAGCTTTTGTAGCATTCCCGTAGAAGATGCATACTGTTTTGCATTGCCAGCTAATATATTGCCATATATTTTTTCGCGTTCTATTAGCTCTTTGCTGGTGGTCCCCAGTCGTGCCGAGGCCTTTTGAAGCATCATGACCCTTGTGGCGGCTTCTGCTGCCGTTTCGCCATGGCGTGTGTAGGCGTAATTAGCAGCCTCTAGGGCTGCAGTGTACTCCGCAATTTGGGCAGCAGTTCTGGCACCGGGCACTGCTTGGCGTGGGTCAAGCACCCTCGTTGCCGCTTCTTCACCGACCCTAATCCCAGCTTGAGAAAAGGCCGCCAGCATTGCAGATGAGGCCGCGGCGCCGACAGCGCTACCAACGCCCTGACCAAAACTAGCGTCAAGCTGCTTTTTCATCGCAGTTGCGACTTGCGAACCTATCTTTTCTGGAAGATCATTTAATGTCTCTATTACTTGAACTAGCGTTGACATCTTGCTGTTGTTCCTCTATCTCTTTCACATAAGTATCGAACACCCAATCTCTTTTGGCAACGGAAAATTTATATAAATCAGCAAATTGCCAATTTGTTTTCGTTACCAACAGATAAAGCAAACGATAAACATGCTCTATGTAATTAGAGGTCAGGCCAAAAAAAGTTTGCCTGAATGGGCACGCCTCCTTCCAAGAGCTTCTTGCACTTGTCACATTCAGTGCTATATTCTAATTTAACTTGGGGTGCGCTTTCGTAATAAATTTGTTTTAAATATCGGGAATCTCGGATAGGCATCGAAGCAATATATTCAGCTATCTTGCCCTTATTAGTTTCTCCATCCACAGAAAGAATAATTTTTAAATACAACTCTTGCAATGGAGACGTTTCAATACCATGTTTTTTCTTGGCTTCAACAGCCTTATCAATAGTTCTAAGCTGCTTGGGTGTAAGATGGCGGTACTCCACGGTTTTGTCGCCCTTTGGCAACGTAACCACCATGGTGCTGTCTGGGGTCAGTTCCACGTCTTCTCGGGAGCCTTCGGACAAAACCTTGTCGGACAAGCTAAGCTTTTCTTCGTTATGGTGGCTACAAGCATTACATTCAACGCCTACAACATATTCATCCCCATAAGCTTCTTGTCGAGCCGCATAGAGGATGGCTGTCTGGTCGCCGTCAAATAAATCTGAAGGGTCGAGCTTCTTATCCACTATAACGCTTTTCAAGAATTTTTCAAATATAACCCCTTCTTCGATATACGAAGCATTAGTTAGGATATCCTCCTCCTTAGTCGTCATCATCTTTAATTCAATTTTTGTGACGTTGTGAAGGGGGTGGTTGGGGGGATATAATTTCCCTTGAGATGGTAGTTCTGTATAATATGTTAAAGTTTCATATTCATTTGTCGTCGGGCTTTCTGCCGCCGATAAATCAAATCGATTCATTATTGCCTCTTAATAAGTTGTTTCCACATTACTTTTATTAAAGTAACTTACATTAGCCCAATCGTAGGCCAATGTTACGGATGCGCCGATTACACTGTCTGAGTTATAGCCGAGCTTATCAAATTTAACCTGTTTTACCCACGCATTAATCAAACTGTATTCTTCGTATTTTTGGCCCGCCGGTGTAAGGACCTCAATTTTTACTGCGCCCAAAGTTGCCACCAAACTGGCTTTGCTCATGTCCTTTATATTGCTTAAATTAATCCTATCAGGAGTATCATAACTGTTTTCTGTCATTTTTTTAAGCAAAATTCCAGCAACACTATCTGTTACATCGTTTGAAAACAACTCTATAACAGTAAATGTCACATCATCCCACTCAATAGTCCCTAGCGGAAATTTTAATTTCCAATTTAAAAGTTGATAATCTTTACTTTTTGCAGTGTATGTGGGGCGTGTAACATCTTTTACGATACCAACTGGAATGCCATCTATACGAAGCACAAACCGGAAGCCTTGTTGGGCCTCCATTCGCGAGCCTTGTTGATAATTCGACATGTCGGCATCTCTTCGGAATGCCGAATCTCTCATCCTCTGACGTTTATTAATATCAGCAACAGTGCCCATAATGCCTTACCTTACTATAATTAGGCTAAAGTATTATTTTGCGCTGGTTCGAAAACTTCTAAGTCCGCGAAGTCATATTGGAAAGTAACCGTAACAGTTGTCAACGCTTCACTTCCATAGTTTAAATCGCCATAGTTCACACCGGAAATCCATGCATTACGAAGGGTCCACTTCTCCACCATGTTGCCGGCAGAATCTAAAGCTTTGACCGCAATATCACCTAAATTACCATTGGTAAAATTATTTTTAGAAAACGTCTGAAGCCACCCTTCGTTGTCGGCGCTCCACTCGGAAGGCAACACATAGCCGGCCTTTTTAACAGCATCGAAAAGGACACCAGAAACATCAGGATCAATTGGTTCTACAAGCTTAATTTGAAATTGATTCCATGTCAACCTTCCCGGGTATTTAAACGTATGTCCTAAAAACTGATGTGTTGCACCAGCAGACACTGTAAAGTCCGGGCGCTGAGCCGTTAAAACCACCCACGCTGGAATATCGCCAATTGTCAAAATAAATTTAAATTCGCGTTTTGGCTCAATCTTAGCTGATGCCCATGGTGGTAAAGGTGTAGTTTTATTAGCTGCCATTGTTATTCTCCTACTTTAAATAGTTTTAATCCTCAAAAGCTGCTCCAGTATTAGTGATAACAAAGTCAATTGCAACAAATTCGATTGCCCTCGTGGGCTTCAAAAACACCTTTGCGTATAAGACATTTCTATCAATGAGGTCCGGGGTTGTGGTTGTTTCATCCAAAATCAACTTGTAATCATCCAGACCAAATCGCGCTTTCACGTCTGCCAAGAAGGGTTCTGCCTGACCGATGAACCTAGCCCACGTCTGGCGCACATTCGGCTCAAACAAGAGACCACTAGCTATTTGAGAAATTCCCTTTTTGACAAAGAGCATTAAGCGGCGAACATTAATACGATCCAGCGCACTTCTTGTAACCTGTAGCGTCTTTTGACCAAAGATAACGATACCTTCGTTGGGGAAGGTTGCAATTGGATTAATGTTGGCCTTATAAAGGTCGTCACGGTCCTGTGCAGTAAGCTTCTTTGTAACACTGACCACGGGCAAGCCTGCAACGCCGGTTGATAAGCCTCCACGATTAAAGCCGGCCGGGGCGAACCATGGGGCGCGGACTCTATCTGTGTAAGCCATGGCCCCCAGAGCCACAACGGACGAAGGCATGTAAACCAATTTACTGCTAGCCGGGTCTCTTACCTGTACAAATGGGAAGTAAGCGCACCCATAGCTAGAATTAATTCCACGATTTTTAAGGTTTGTGATCGTGTTACTAATATCCGGGTAAGTAATGCCGTCATTGCCCTCATCGGCTGGAACGAAATCGCCCTTCAAATCAATAATGGCCAAGGCGTCTGCACGAGACTCGGCGGTCTGAATGAGATGGTATGTCAAGCTTTCGTTTGTGATGCCCGGGCAAGTTATCAAATTGTATTCAAAGAACTCAGAATCACGCGTAAGGTCAATTGATTCCTTGATTGTATTATAGGCATAATTTGTGCTTGGGGCACCGTCTAATAACTTGGTATTTCTAAATGGGTTTTGTTCCGTAATGTCTAAGCCATCGGCACCTGCAGCAAGGGGAATCGTAAACTTATTAATTGTTTTATCCAAAATCGACTTGTAATCATTGCCACTTTGGACAGAGACTGAGTCTCCTGCAACATAAGATCCAGAGGTCCAAACGAATTCATTCTTATTCGTATCTGGTTGGACGATTTCATCCATAGTGAAGACAAATTGATAATCCGTTTTGTCAGCAGAGCTTGGAGTATATAAACTACTCAAGTTTGAACTTAAAGGCCTGTTGAGATCGATATAGTCACCATTAAAGCGCGGGTTTGTCTTTGATTTTCCAGACCAAGCACCCCAATAAGCGTTTGTATAATCCGGAACGTCGTCCTGCGACGAACTCATACGAAGCTCATGTGCTGGGAAAAGCAGTTTAAGCCGCATTTCAGAATAATTCACGCCGTCGCTGCCCGTGGCTGTTTCTCCAAAACCAGAGCCGGTAAAAACGCTCAACATGCCCGGGCTCGTATTGCCTGCGCTTTGTTCCGCTGGCTGCCACACGCCATTGGTGGCACCGCCGCTTAAATAAAGCTTGGCGCGTAAAGCGTGGTCAAAGGCACCCGAAAGATTTGAGAGATAATTAATGTTGATGTCATAGGGCTTAATAGGACCAAAGTAGCCAAAGGGAAGGTATTCTTCATTGGTTTGAGCACCGTCGACCGCTGCATTCATTTCGATGCGAATAAGTTTGGAACGGTTTGGCCAAGTCCCTTCAGTTGTTAAGCGTCGTGTGGTAGAATTAAAATACACATATTGATCGCCAATTTTAGCTGCAACATAATTTTCTGAATTGGGGTTAAGGTTGCAATTACTAAAGCGCTCTAAGATTATGGGCGCGGTATCAGTATCGGTAGCATCTCGGACGAGTACATCAAAGGTCCCGTACTTATTAAATTGATCACTAGAATAGTCAACGTTGGTGATTGAAACCTTTAAATTCTTATTGGCCCAGTCGCCATAATCAAGCGCTACAAACTTAAATAATTTCTGTTGAGTAGTGTACTTATAATTAGCTTTATCAGCCACTGCGTCAAGAGTTTGCGCAAAAACCCAGCCGCTACGCGCATTGTTTCGGCTTTCTTTACCAGAGACCGTTCCGTCTTCGAAAGGAGTTTGTCGGGTGCCAAAGTTGTCTGCGGCGCTGGCCGAAGCCAGTGGTAAGATTAACCCAATGTAAGGGGCTGAAGCATCCCAATGCGACGCTGATGGCGTTGTGGAATCTCCCTGTGTGGCTCTCACGGCGCCCGGGCCTTCGTTCACGTCGGCGTCGGCGTTGCCCCGGGCCTTCTTCATCAAGAAGTTGTTAGCATAAGTCTCACCAAGCCAATAGCGCTCTCTTGAGCCCGAAGCTACGATATCTTTGTTAACCAAGGTTGGATTGGTATTAAAAACTTTGCGAGCATAATTTGAATCTGTGTCCGTCAGTGAAAACTTAATAACGCGGTTGGGGTAATCAGTATTGCTTCCCGTAATAGACACGGTAAAAGCACCATTGCTATCAGAAAAGATTAAGCGATTGGAGCCACTGGCAAAAGCATCAGTAGTACTAGCTGTCGCAGCGCTAGAGTTTGCATTACCGACAAGGCCCATGTATCCATCTTCCACGTACCAAACTGCCGTCAAAGATCCCGTAACAGAAAAACTAGCGGTGAAGGCCGAAGAAGCACTAATTTCATTTGGCAAAACCCAAAGACCATAAGCGCTTCCGCTCCTTCCAAGCTGGGCAGCGTCGGCCGTTAAAGTGGGCGTGGCGTGTGCAGTGAGACGATTGCTGAGCACCCAGCCAGCCTCGCCGGCCGAGGTCGCATCTTTATTCTTGGAACCAAGGAGGCGCACATAGGTCAAGGGAGAAGAATTTCTCAACCAAGCTTGTGCGGCAAAGGGCCCATAAGTGGGAGACATGGTGTTCTCATTGCGCCACACATCATCGCCCTTTCCGCCGGCTGCCGGCTCACCAAAAATATTTATAAAATCTGCGTATGAATCAACAGTCACTGGTCGTAAGGCCGGCCCTTTGAGGGAGCGGCCGATAACCATAGGCCCTATTTCTCTTGGCTCGTTAGGCAACTGCGAATTGTCTATCTCATTAATAAAAACCCCGGGGGAAACAAATTTAAATTTTCTTATGCTCATTTAGAACTCTCCCAAAAACACTTTCTCTATGTATAAATAGTTTTTGAAAGGTCAAAAACCTCTAGGGTCGATATGGATCTTTTTCTTCTCGATTAACAATGCCATATTCATTTATGTCGCCCAATATTACGCGTTCGCGAGGAAATTTAATTTCTACAGCGTTTTCGTACTTGGCAACTTTTGGGCCAGCTTGGCTATCAGGGGCGCCCATGAGATAACCCAAGACATTAATTGATAAAGTAGATTCATAAACTCTTTCATTGTTCGCCATGGTCGCGATATTGTTTCTTATGCCATACTGCGGACTAATAAAAGCCTCGTATTCATGCCCATCCGAACTTATTATAAATTGATTGATATTATTACTATAAACTAAAAAAGGCGAAAGTATTTCATTCATCTGCTGTTGATACTCTGCGCGTAGGCGAATGTTATAGGTGATATCATGATATATAGGGAGCGGCACCACTGAATATTCATAAACAACTTTTTCATTTTTATACTTAAAGGTATCCTGTTTAAATAACCTTAGTGCATTTGCATTTGCAAAATTTCTTGTTTTCGACTGTTTTATTTTTTTTGATAAAACAAAAGCAGTTCCATCCTCACTTTTAAATATTTGTGCGGGAATGGGGCGCTTATTGGATGGAGTTTTAGCCACGGTTGTTCTTTCAATCGAAACCAACGGAAATATCAAAGCTTCAGATTTCTGAGATCTTAAGTCTTTGTCATTTTTCACTTGAAAAGCACGCTCTGTCATCCACATGATAGGAACGGTTTTCCAGCCTTTATTAGTGGTTGCCTCTGGCGTCACCTTATTTTTAACCCATTCGTAAAGAGCCTTGTCAATGGTCTCAAAAGTGGAGGGCACAAGAACATCATAGCGAGGTGTATGAATAAATTTTATCAACTCTTCCTTGCTGGAACATGGATAATAGCTCATCCCGACTTTGTGAAAGTTTCGACACTTAAGGCGCTGGGCTTCATAGAGCGCAGACCTTTTGTTGTTAAAGGCATAATTTTTCAGTATATTATTACTGGCCATCAAATTTTCCCTCTCTTGCCATAATGCAAGTAGCACTTATTTCAAAACTACTATCAGGATCATCAAAAAGAAGCTTTCCTTCATCCAAAGCTACAATTTCAAAAAACAAATCACCATATTTAACAAAATCGCCAACCCTCACATATAAATTTTGATCTTCGGTTAGTCGGCGTCGATGGAAATTTACTGTTATAGAAGGCCTTCGATCAATTCCATAGGGTGTATACTCGGTCCTAGATCCATTCCACTTCACGCGTGCATATACCCGAATTGGATTGTCGTAGGTTTTGTTAATGGCCTCCCCATACAATTCATGGTAATCAGTTTTTTCTATGCTTATTGGGAAATATAAGATTTGCTGTCCTACAACCCTTTCTAAGACCTCGTCGTTTATTTGCTTAACAAAATTCTTTTCTTTATCACCAGTGAAAAGAGGGGGCGGTGGATTATCTAATCTTTTCCATCTATCATCTGCCATTCATTTATCCCACAAAGACCGGAACAGGCACTTGCTTTAAAGTCTCTGCCACATCCTTATTAAGCTTGGCATCCCTTTCAGCCAACTTGGCATATGTTAACTCATCCAAGATTTTAATAAGCTCATCACGAAGAGCGCTTTGTTCTGCTTTGGCCTGACTCAACAAATCTGCCGCATTTAAATTAACATTGCCACCGGGCAATGGGATGGTATTGCCTAGTTTACCGCGTATTTGGCCCAACATCTCTTTCGACAGCGCCAGTGCATATCGGCGTATCCACTGTTTTCCTATTGAATTTATATTAGCAAAGGGAATATTGGCAAAGGGTAGTGTGTTCATATTATTAATGCCTTCTGCCCCTTCGCGCTTATCACTGTATTCTTCCCATGAATCTTTTTGCACTGTAAAAGTAAACCAAAACTTTTCTGGTGAAGACTGAATGGGCTCGGGAAATAGTCTTAGTTTGTTATTATGTATCTCATATGAATAGTTTGACACTCTAGTCCTAATTGAATCTTCATACATTATAGCTTGTAATTTATTTTGCCACGTTGGGATGACCTCAAATTGAGAATCATCAGAATATTGTCCATAAGTTGACATATTTCCAATAACGTTTAAACCTCCGTAATAAGCAAAGAATCGCCACATAGAGCGAGGCGTCCTGTAAAACACCTCTCTAATCGTAATTTTATTATTGCCAACAACATCTCCTGAGCCGGTTAAGCCGTCAACTAATTCACCGGATGCCACGCTTTGTGAAACAATACTTTGCAAATCATAGTCTTGAATGCTTGCTGTGGTTGAAAAAGACGCCGAATAAACATTTAAATCGCCGTTGAGATCAGCCTGAGTGGCGATGCCCGATGCTGCTCGTTGAGCATATTGAAACGTGTAACGAGGGAATCTTAAAGAAACATCTGAGCCACTTAAAGCATGGCCGCTCGTTATTTGACCATCTTGGTCAAAACTTGCCGTTGTGTTGCCTAATAAATCCCCCAATGAATTCTTTGCCTGATGGACATTGACAATATAAGAATACTCCAAACATGCCTCTTCATAGGCGGCGTACACATTATATTCAGTAATTTCGATATCAAGAACATCACCACCCAGCTTTTTATACACGTATCCAACTTGATCGGAGGCCCCCGAGATAAAGCTAGTATTACCAGCCAAACTCATATAAATTCCCACCGGAAGAGGATTGGTTGTCGAATTAACATTTGATGTAGTTCCAGTAATGGGCAATATAGATTTATTACTTGTGCTAGCTGGTGTTAAAGTTGGAAGAGCCATATACTTATCTCCTAATCACTATAAATAGTTATATAATGAAAGAACCCCCTTGCCATTTTAGCAAAGAGGTTCTATAGGTATCTTTTTATTTATTTACTTTTTTGTTTTTGGCTTGTGAGAGGGCGCCCTTGCATAAGATTTTGCTTTAGGCGCAGCTTTAGGCGCAGCTTTCGGTGCTGCTTTCGGTGCTGCTTTCGGTGCTGCTTTAAGCACCGGAGTTTCTTTAGGTGTGGCCTTTGATTCCGAAGCCTTTGGCGCCGCGGCGGCCTTCTTCTTAGCCGCCAACCACATTTTCTTCTTTTTCTTACCCATAATAAGTCTCCCCTTTAATATAAATAGTTCTCCATAAAAGAAAACCCCCGCTCCGAAGAGCGGGGGCCGGAATATAATTCCTAGATGATTAGATCACCTGACTTAGCCGCCAGACTCACCATTCAGTCCGCGCACGACAACAACGCCGTACATATCAGGACGGACCATCTTCTTGGCGTAACGAGTCAGCACACCCTTGCGAGGCGTGAAGTCTTCGACACCGAAGATGGTGGGCGTGACCTGCAGCGGAACATAAGGAGCGTACACATAGCCACTTTCAAGGAAGCTATTGCCCTTACGGCCACACAGGACCAAGTTTCTCGGGAAGTAGGGGTCAATATAGACATCCCACTTCTTCGAAATGTTACCCACTTTGACAGCACCAGCCATGCCATTATCATCAACCGAGACCTGAGCACGGAACCCAGCGGTGAATTCCAGAATGCTAGCAACCTCGGGTGAAGTCACGATAAAGTTGGCGCCGCCGCGAAGCGTCTTACGGTGAATGCGGGCCGACACGTCATTGATCGTCTCAATGAGAGTCTCGTACCATTCACTAACCGTTCCGGTGAAGTCCGGAGCAAGGGCCGAAGCACCAATTTCCGCACCAGTTTCACGATTAACGAACAGACCCGGCGATCGGGACCAGTAAAGAACACCACCAGTAGCACCCTTGACCAGATCGTTAACGATTTCACGATCGATCTCAAGTGCAACCTGCTCAGACAGAATGCCCGTCAACTCAACTTCAGCGTCGAGATTGTGGTAAGCATTCAAGTCCTGACCAAGCTCTGGCGACCACTTAGCCTTAAGCTTCTTGGTCGTTGCGGTAACAGCCACGGAATCAACTTTGATGTCGATCTCGGGAATGTCATTACGCTGATCGGCCCACGCTGGCGTTGCAGCCAACGTACCTTCCAATAAGAACTGCGAGCCGACGACCGCGCCCGGAACACCGGTAACGGTGCCATAGGAATCATCAGTGGCAAAGACAAAGTTGTCGTTCCACGTTCCAGTCACGGAAGTTGCAAGTGCTTGGATCACATTGGCACGCGACCAAGAACCATCGGTCATCGAGGCCGTTGATTGGTACACGAGCATGATTGTCTCACGATCACTTTCTGCACCAGTAAGATCCGATAAGCGCCTAGTTAAACGACGAACCTGCGTTCCGCAGATACCGTTTTCACTAGATGACACCTTAGCCAAGGTGCCGGCTGCAACTTCGGAGCCAATACCAGAAGCCGCACCGGAAAGCGTAATCGAGATAAAGTTATCTTCATCAAGATTGCTAAAGGTGGACATCGGTGTGGTAACACACATCAAAGCCGACCCAGAAACATCCGGGTCATATTGAAGCAACTGCTGCCATCGAGTCTGGCTGGCCGAATCAGCAGGACTGTTCGTTGTAACCATCTCATCACTTGTACCCGAAGCCCAAAGGGTGAGGGTAGCATCTTCTGCTTTCTGCTGAGTAGACGAATAACCTTGATTTAAGCTGTAAAAAGAAAGCTCGTCAAAATCGACGGCGTCTTGAACAGTAAGGCTAACACCACCCGTAATCTGCGAGCCGACCGCATCGCCGCCATACAGCGAACTATCCTTGGGGTAGCCACCAGCACTATCAGCAGTGCCGAAGGTGAAGTCCAAGAAGAAGATGAGGCCCGAGGGCAAGCTCATCGGCTGGACGCTAACAAGATCATTAGCGATCAGGCCACCGAAAACACGACGCACGATCGGGAATGCAACTGCTGCAAAACCCTGAACGTCGCCAGCGGCCATCGTTGAAGCTTCACGAAGAAGCTCTTTGGCTTGGTTCTCTAAAAGAACGGCCATGTTGTTTTTATGACGATCATCTCCCAGTCCTTCTAAAAGGCCAGTGGACTCCCACTTATTAAGTAGGGCCGCACCTTCCTTCTGGAGATCACGAGAAACAATGTTTTCTGTCAATCTTTCAATAATTGTAGACATAATTGTTTTTCCTCCATGTTAAAATAATGTCAATCATTATCTTTTGTTATCCCTGCCAGTACTTGCCATCGAGTAGACGCGGGCTTTGTAGCCTTTGCCTCTTTGGGCTTTTGGGCATGAATAAGTAAAGATGAAGAGGTTCGTTTTCCTACTGCTTCACTCAGTGATTCTGGCTTCGCCTTAGACGATGGGCCCACTGCGCCTTGAAGAGTTTCATAAACTATCTCCGCTTGCTCAGATGACTGAGCTTTGTTGATGGACTCGACAACTGTTTGTTTTTGTCGCTCATTCAGGGAGTCGTCCACAAGTACTTTGTTAGTATAAAGCAGTTTTGCGTTATACAACTCGACTTCTTTAAATTTTTCTGCAATCTTTCTTAAGTTAGAATTTAACTTTTTGTTTTCTTCTAAAAGCTTCGCATTTGTTTTACTAAACTTTTTATGTTCTTTCTTAAGGTTTTCGTTCTCTGCTTCAAGCTCTCCATTGTATTCTTCAATTTGTTTTAACACATCTAGTACAATAGACTCTTGCTTCTTTTGAGCAATTGTGGCCCCGTAAGCCCGAGTGCCGCCAACAGGGACGCCTTCATAATCCATTCGGAGAGTTTCCATAAGCTCATCGGCTTCTTCATCTGTAATTTCTACTTCTTCGTCTTCCTCAACGATCATAGAATCATCATCTCCAGCGTCCTCTTCGCCGGCCTCTTCCAGAGCCTCTACTTCGGCGGCCTCGGCCAACAAGTCTTCAATATTAATATCTACTTCCTCGCCCTCTTCCAATTCACTTAATTCAGTTCCTTCAAGAAAAGCATAGGCATCACCCTTTTCATCAGCCTCGGCCAACTGCTCATCAACCGCGCTCTTGACATCAACATCTTCTGGCGCATCTTGGCCAAAAGATGTTGCGGTAGCTCCCTGATCTTGTTCATTAAGCGAATCTAAATCCTCTTCCAAAAGCTGATCTACCGCGTCTTTAATATGTGAAGAATATTTTTGTATAACCGCCTGCTCTGCACTCTTAACTGCGGCTTCCCGCAAAGAGGTGGCATCTACGATTGCTTGTTCTAACATTGTTGACATTAAGGACTCTCCTTATTATTACTCTTAATAAATAGTAATTAAAATTTTAAAATGACTTAGGCGAACACAATGACTCTTTTAAGCGACATACATCTCGGTAATACCACTATTAACCATTAAAGCCTTGCCTAGGCGAAATGCCTCGCCCGATTCGAGAAATCTATTTATAATTAAAAATTCACGGATATCGCCAGCGAGAGGCAAATCGGCTCCGTTATTTCGGGCGCCCAGATTAGCGCCTGTGTTCCACAAGAAATCATTAGTGTTGTTTGCGGTCGTTTCCGACTCGACGGAGGCTGGCTCCGAATTTATGTATGGAACAATTGCATCAGGGTTTTCTCCCCTGTCAAAACAAGAAATAAAAATATTATCTTTTACGGTGGCGGCTGTCACAGTACCCTCCGCGCCGCCCGGGCCTTCCGCAGACACTGCGTCTTCAGTAGTGTTATAAAATTGCGCTGCATACTGGCCTGCCCAATAAGCGGCCCCAACTTCAAAGATTACAGAGTTTTTGCCAGTTTGTGACGTATTGCCAACAGAGGCAATTGTACACACTTCTGTAGACGATCCATTAATCTGGTTAGCTGTCCAAGCCAAACAATCATGGACGGCATTGCTGGCGCTAGCAAACAATACCGATGGGCGATTATTAAAACCAGCAGCTTTAAAGGCCGGCTTCTTAGCTGCAGTTGATTGTGCTGGGGCGGTACCAAGTTTGGCACTCCACGATGCCAATGCATCGCCGTCAGACGCTGCTATATCATCAGCATCAAGCCAGACCGCTGTATCAGCGCCTGCTATTGATCGAATAACGCTATCTGCACCTTTGCCACGATCTGCAACGTTTTGCCTTCCAGCAGCTGTAGAACTGAGTGATTTCGCTGTTCTTGCACCAAAGCCACCACGCTGAATCGGCATTAACCTACTCCGGAAGAGCCTGACCAGTTGCCTGACAAGTGGCTCGGATTAATTCCAGTGAGGCCGGCGATGATAGAGCCAGTACATCCAGCGGTGTTGGCGCCACCAGCCGCGTCGCCGGAGGCAATCATAAAAACGCTTGTGACGCGCCACTCCCCAGTAAACGACTCCCCATTATTAAGAACAAAGTAGTTAGAATCGACATCCGCGTTGGGGCCTATGGTGCCACTAAGGCTGAACCCTACCCGCATAGGAGAGTTGCTCCCAGTGTGAGTATTGGCCACGGTAAGCCATCTCGTAACGGCGGGAAATGTCACTTCAACGTGGGCATCTTGCGCGGTGGCGACTGGAATGTCAATGTCCGACCGCAAAAACGGAACGCCGCTCATTTGGTATTGGCCAACTTTACCCAAGCCGGCGCTGGGGTATAAATATCTATTGTTAGCGAATCTCTGGTTGGCTGTTACGGCATTGCCGGGTGCTTCGCTTGGTGGTGGGTGGCTCATTTCTTACTCCTTTTAGGCTCTAATTTTAATTTTTCCAATGCTCTTTTGCGGGCCGCGGCCTTTCTTCTTTTAACAACAGATGGCTTTTCGTAATACATTCTTTTTTTGTATTCCTCTAATATTCCTGCGTTTTTAACTTTTCGTGAAAAGCGTTTTATTAATTGCTCCGTACTTTCGTTTCTTCTAAGATAAACAGTACTCATAACTACTATAATTAGTCTTAAATTAATTTAGACCAATTTTTCCCCCCTAAGTCTACAATCCCGGAAATATCTACGCCGGGGTCTTTTGGAGCAACCCCAGCTAAAGAACTCTGAGGCTTTGAAGGGTCCGTACTTGATACGGGCGTAGTTCCTTCAAAAACATTTATTCCATTATAGGCGTCTTTATTAACTGCGTCTAAAAGCATTTTGCGTGTCTCGTTAAGTTTTTCTCTAGCGGCTTTTTCAGCCTTATTGTTATCAACCCTGCGTGTTTTTGTCTTTTGAACTGGTTGTTTTTGCTCAATAATCGGGGTGTTGTGAGAAAGGCCTTTGGACACTTCCATAATTATATTCGACAACAACCCCTCGGTCAAAAGAACCTCATGCAAACACTCTTTGATAAGTGGCTTTAAAATTTTTTTTAAATCAGACTTCTTCATGGCTTTCCAATATTGAATTCATCAATCTATTAACACGATCGTTTTTATTAAAAACCGGCGTTGTTTCCTTGTGTTCTCTCAACTGGCTCATAAACGCACCCTTCGTAGATGGGTCTGCAACAACATCAAAACATATCAATTGAAAATCTTCTTGTACGACGATGTCGCCGCCCTGAGTCTCGTTAACTGACCCTAGGCCGCGGGAAGATATGCCGCACTGTACTCCACTCTCTACTAGAGATTTAAGAATGTTGCCCATGGGAGTGGGGAGCACTTTAATAACTCCTTTAACCACGTTACCCTCCGTCCAATAGCGAGTTACCATGTGTGAAACATTTTTTAATTCGACAACAGAACTGTCCGGGTGGTCCATCTCGCCGAGGGCGCGCTTTTCATCAATTAACTTTTGATAATTTTTCATTTCACGCAATAAAACGTTGGGGGGATATACGCGGCCGTTGCCGTTCTTCTCGCCGCCGTGTTGAAGAATGCCAGTTAAAAAAAGGCTTTTATTTTCCGCAACCTCTTTCTTTTCCCCTTCAGTAAGAAGATCTTCACAATAGCCATTTTCACACAAGGCATAATATTCTCTTAAAAGATATTTCTTTTCCATTTTATTATTCAACGCCTCCAGCCTCAACGTCAGTGTCCAACGCCTTGTTTCCTGTTTCTTTTGCCTGATTGATCATTTTTTGAAATTGATCGCTCAGCGTGGTTAACATTGTAGTTGCGTCTTCTTCAGAGGCGCCGGCATATACAAGGGCCCTGCTCATCGAGGTTAAAGCTTGCCCAACGAGGGCCTGTGACGCGTTTGTTCTAGCGGCTGCAGCCTGTTTAATCTCATCTTGTGCAGCATCAATGGCTACTTGCGGGTCGGGGAGGTCGGCATCTTGTCCCGCAGTTGGAGCATAATTCTGAGTGCCCCCGGCGCCAAGCTGCTCATCCAATATGCACTCAAGAACAAGTTGCTTAAGTTGTTTTAATGTCACTTTCATAAGATATGTACCCCGTCACTTACCCTTACAACAATTTGTTGGTGGGCGTAACATCCAATGATTGTCAGTATAAATATTAATTCCGTTTGACATTGATTCCTTCATCTCCGAATATCATACTCAGGGCATAAGAAGTCCCCGAGCTAAGCCCACCCAACAAAATAGGATTTGCCCAATTTAACTCAAAAGTAAATAGTTCTGTATAGAAAGAAATTCCATAGAGCAAAACGCCGACCCAAAAGCCGAGACACATGGGGCAATGAAACAACTCTCCGAGAAATCCTTTAGCTGGTCTTATTTTTTCTAAAATCGACCCATAAACCAAAATCTGTGTCAAACCATATGACACTAAAATAAAATATATTAATTCCACTTTATATCCTGTATAACAAGCCGTAATATTGTGTGTAGAAGGGATCTAAAGTTCCCTTTTGTGCCTTTTGAGGAACTTCGCCGTACTCTGTGCTATCTTCGGCCGAAGGGTCGGTGTAGTCTGCAGTAACTTCATGCTCGTAATCAAGAACCCTCATGGCCTTTGGCACCTCCTCTTTCAGCCACATATAGATGGTGAGCAGCAGGGCCTGTATTGAATCAACTTTATCATTAATGGGATAAACAGCTTCCAAGCTTCCCAGTAAATTTCCTGCCTGAATTGTATCGGACAAAATAACTCCCTTGGTCTGTAAAAAGTTGAAAAAATGATCTTGATACGGATAAGGATCTATTTTAGCATTTTTCTTAGAAAAAGTAACAATCTTATTTTTCTTTGGCATTAAAACTATATCAAACAAAGGGTGATCATAGATCATATAATCATCGTTTAAAGTTCGGCGTATATCAAGGCGTATCTCCTCCGATGGCCTCTCCTCCACCCTCACTATTACCTGCTCTGGCGCTGGTTCTGCAATTTTAATTTTTAATTCGTCTATCTTACGCATCAGATTTAGTCTCATATACCAATTCTTGTATTTTTAATATTTGTGTTAACATTTCTTCATTAATAAGTTGGCCACTAAAAGAATTCACGACTTCCAAAATCTTTTGAGACTTGTTCACCAAATCTTCATCCGAACTTAAACTGTCGTTTCTTTCTATTAAGGTAATCTCTTTCTTTAGACGCCCTATTTCTTCGTTTAAATAAGCTTTTAGTTCTAGCCCGTTATCTTGAAAAGAGGAGATATATTTGCTTAAAAGTTCACGCTGTTCTTCTTTAAGAGACCCATATGTTTTATTAAATTTTTCTGTAAAAACTTTTAAAGTGGCACTAGAAACTTTTAAATCCTTTGGGCGCCGGTCTGGGGCAGCGGTCATATATTTTACAACCTTGCGTTCTAAAAGTACCTTGTCCTTCAATTTTGTCTCAGTTGAAAATATCTGTGATAATGTCGCCAAGTGTCGATAATTTGGGACGAAATTAGAAAAAACTTGGGGGGACACATGTTTGTTTATCACTTGAATCAACTGTGATTGAAGGCCGTAGGCCTTTTTGTGGTTTATTTTCTCGTAACGCAGTTTAACAGCCTCTAAAAGGCGGTGCGCCTCACTCTCTTTCAGTTCCCTAATGTTGAGAACCTCACTATAAAGATCCAACTCCTGTCTAAGAGTTGTGCCCTTTCCAAAAAATTCCTTTAAGGCCTTCAAAATTAAAGACTTCTTATAAGATTCATTATGTACTGTGGCCCTTGTCAACTCTTTTATAAGAGCCTCGTATAGAAAAGCCGTATTGCGTCGTTTATTGTGCCTCATGTTTTTCTTCCCTTTTTTCCAAACCATTTATCAAATTTTTAATTTCATGATTCAAGCTTAATAGATTCTTCTCCATCTCTTCACTATAATTAGATTTGTTTTCATTAACAATGCCATTATATAAACTAGAACCAAATTTTGCGCGTTTGCCACCTTGAGGCAAATCTTTAAAATGTTTCTTTCGTGGGGCGCTGGTCGTGCGTTTATCCACCTTCACAGGCTCATACCACTTGCCTTTAGATTTTGGAGTAGAGGTTTTTTCCTTCCCTGTTAAAATATTTTGTTTAACCCACTTTAACTCATCAATTTCTCCGTCTATATCGCGCTTTCCAACGGGACCTTCCGGAGTGGCCAGAAGAATGTCTTCGGGAGCCTCTTCTGCTGGCGCGTCGGGCGGCGCAACTTCAATCTCGGGAGCGGCCTCGGCAGCGGCTTCTTCGCCTTCGTCACCCCCAAGAGCACCTTCAAGACCACCCTCAAGGCCTGTCATTGCTGCAGCACCAGCTTCGGCGCCGGCTACCTCTGCAATCGCAGCCATCGATGCATCCACTTTCTTATCATAAAAGCGCTCTCGTTGATTTCTCACAAATTCGTCTTGAGAAATATCCAACACGTTTTGAGAAATCCACCTCTTACTATACCAATTTGCCATAGCCTTGTCTGCGATATCCAACTTGCTATTGAGCGTTTCTATCTCTTGCATCGTTGCAATTCTTGACGGATTGTGCAATTTTATTGAAAAGCCCAACAGGTCGCTGCCCCTATACCCTATTGTATATAGATGAACAATTGCCACCTTCTCAAGCTCTGAAATAACCGATCTCTGTATTCTTTGAATAGTTCTGGCAAAACGAATATCTTTTTGAGAGAGGGCGGTGTCGGCCTCTCCAGTCCCTTCGGCCCGGGACAAATAGGCAGCAGGAATCTTAATAGCGGCGAACATCTTATCCCTTAAATATTTAACATCATCGATATCGTTTTTCCAAGAATTTCCGGGTAAATTAACTATTTCTGTAGCCGCAGTACCATTTCTCACGGGAATAAAGAAGTCCTCTTCAATAGACATGGGATTATAGCGCAAATCAGCTTGGCCGCTTGTAGAGTCAACCACCTGATGACGCTTCATCTGAGTCATGATTTTTTGCATATACTGCTCTACATCTTCAGGGGGAATTCCACCAACATCAATTTTAAACACTCTTCTGTCTGGGGCCCTTACAATTCTATAAGCAATCATCGCATCTTCTAAAAGTATTAACTGACGCCAGACGCGGCGGGCTGGGTCTAAGATGCTTGTGCCATATGGGGCATATTTATCATTGCCCAAAATGCGGAAGTGGGCCACTTGCCAATTCTCAAAAGTGAGGCCTCCCGTATTCCACTGATATTGCACATAACTGGGGTTGGAAGGGTCTTGACCCTCCATCCTCTCTATTTCAATACTTGGCAGCCCGATTAAGGATTGAACCCCCAAAGTATCATCAATATCCATGTAGGCAAAAAGATCACCGTATTTCACCATTGAGCGAACCCACCCAAAAAGGTTAAAATTAACGTTTAAGACCTTATAAAAAAGCGTCTCAAGAATGCCACGAATTTCTTCATTCGGGCATTCAATAATCACAGAGTCCTTAAAATGACTATTGGCGGTAATCTCGTCTGCATAAATATCCAATGCTGAAGCCAACTCTGGCATAAACTCCATTTGATCAAAGTCAGAATATCGCGTTGACCTATCAAGGTTGTTCATCATCGCCGTGGAAATAGTTTCGTAGGGGTTATATGATTTCCTCTTAAACTGCTGCCCTGAAACGGATTTAAATTTAGGGGCATAAATATCAGCGCGGAATTTACGATTATTCCTCGTTTGTTGAGCTTGATAATTTACAATTGGGCCCGAAAAGAGCTTTGTAAGCCTCTGAAAAAGCGGACTTTGTGGATTTCTTGGATTATTTCTTTTTTTATTTGCCATGTTTTTACCTTAAGAAGAATGGTAAGTCAGTAATTTTTACCACGCTACGATTCTTGTCTCTATAAATATGTCTATTTCCTCTATTCACACCTTGCTGGCCGACAATTCTAGTGTCTAACGACTTGTTGCTCGTCATTATGGAATTCAGCATAACTTTCTTATATGCTGCATCCTGCTCATTAACCACAAGTGCTGTCTCTCTTACCCAGCACCCAATGGCCGCGGCCAACACCAAATCATCGTTATAGCTCCTCATTGCCTCTGCTTTTCCATTGTTCCAAATAAAGGTCTTTAACTCATTGAAAAGCCTTTTGGATCTAATTTTAATAGCTTTGTTGCGGATCATCTCCTCTAATTTTGCGATAATAAGAGGGCGCGTCTTTACTGTGGTGGAAAAACCAGCAGTAATTGCAGTTGATTGTTCTGCTAAGTGTTGATCAACATACTGGTGTGTAGATTTTTTAGAATGATAGATGTTGCGATGACCCATTTCTTTTAATTTGTTTAAAACGGCTATTCCTATGGAGTTGTTCTCCACCACCGTCAAACACCCCCCATATTGGCTGGAAGTGTCATAGATCATTTGTGCAAACATATCAAGGGGCAACTTCCCTTGGTACTCCACACAAATTCTCATATCAACGGAATCAAAAACATACATAGTCGAGCGGTCGCGACCGTCGCCCCTAGCAACGTCAGCGGACAAGAAATATTTCTTTCCATCTTCATACTGGTCCCAAATCCATAAATTTCGATCAAAGCCCGTTTTATATTTTGGCTCTTCTAGTTCTTTCTCACGAATTCTAGTTAAGTCATCGCCATGAATTAAAGTGTCGCCCGACATATTAAAATTGCACTCCAATTCCTGTGCGATTTCTCTTCGGGACATGTTTTTTGTCTCTTTTTCAAACCACTCTTGATCTCGATCGGGATGAAGTTGCCATGGAAGTTTCACTGCGTTGAAATCATTTAACCCTTGTTCTGCCTCAGAGTATAGCTTATGGAAGAGATTTCCTACGCCCTTCGGAGTTGAAACAATAATACAATTACCGCCAGTTGATAAGGTGGGGTACAAGCCGGCCCACAACTCATCCATCCCCTCGATAATGGCCGCCTCATCAATTACCAACAAGGATAGTGCTTCAGAGCGGCCGGCGTCGCCAGATGTAGAGATTGCTTTTACCTGAGAACCATTGTCCAACTCAAAAGAATTTTTATTGTCCACTGTAATCTGAGATATCATCATCCATTCAGGGGCATGTTTTAACGCAAATTTAACCTTCTTTACTAAATTGGCCGCAGTGCTCAGTTTTGTTGCCATCACAACAACATTCTTATTTCGATGAAATAAAATAAGCCAAGCCACATAAGCAGCACTAGTAGTGGAAATACCCAATTGGCGTGCCTTTAAAACAATATTAAAACGATAATTCTGAAAATCATCTACTAATGTTTCTTGAAAATCATATAAATTAAAAGGTAGCACATCCTTCATTGGATGGGATACTTTAACATAGTTATTAATAAAATACGCAGGATTTCGGCCGCATTGAAGGATCTCTTTCTTTATCTGGCTTTTGGTTAAGCGATAACTCATTCCTCTCTTTACTCATAATTCCTAGTCGCCTTCATAAAATCAACAATTTTATCAAAAGGTTCCTTCTCTGGCTCAGAAACATCTTTCGAAATATTTTGAATAGTGTAGACCTTTGTTGCTTGAATCCAACTTCGTTTTCTATTCATATATTGAAGCAGAATGTCTGCCTCTCCCTCATCCTTAAGCTTTAAAGTTTTCCCTGTTATCTTCTTAAACTTCTTTTTAAGGTGTTTCTGGATATTGTCGATCGTCTCCTCGACCTCTCCCTCATATTTTGCTGGGCCTTTTCGATGAACGTGGTGCATAGGAGCTTCGGCCTGATAGTTAATATAGAGTTTATCGCCATTAATCTTTACTTTAAACCCGTCCATCTGGTTTTCTCTGGAAACGTAGACAGAATTATCCACCTCTCGCTTTAGGCCAATCGTAATCGGCTCGCCCTTTTCATCGTAAGCACCATCGTATGAATCCGCTGCGGCTTGGGAAATCCCCCTCACAACTTCTAAAACATCATTTGCCATCTATACTTGGCCTCCATCCACTTTTCCATCGTTCTTCTCGGCCGTCTACATGTGTAATGTAGCACCTAAAACAACAACCGTATTTTGTCATATACAACTGGTCCTTCAACCTTGTATATATTTGACACACACAACATGTCCGTTCCATGCTCTTCATAAATAGTTTTTTATTAATTAAAAGACCATTTGATTCTTCGGGCGTCTCGTGTCGCGTCTTTTTTAGTTCACTCTCTCGTAACTCAGCTAGCTGCTCTAAATATTCCTTTTCCTTTTCGGGCGACCAAAACTCAGCAGGGTTTTTGATTGCCAATTCCCCATATCGTTCTTTTATCGCCTTTTCTAATTTTACCGCATATTGTGGATCTTTTTCAGGTTTCATTTTTGTACTTTTACCGCTGCATAAAAAATACCCAACGATAAGGCAACACCACTTATAAGGCCGCCGGCAAACCACCAATGACTGTAAGCGTTGGGTTGATCGAGTGTTATTTTTTCAAGATGATTGATTTGATTATTTTTGATTTTTAAAATTGCACCATACTTTTTTTCAGTGGCCTCCAGTGAAGCCTTGACAGTGGACGTTAGCATATCACATTTTGCCTTTTCCTTAGCTGCGCTGTGTTTAAGTTGCAACGAACACTCTAGCTGGCCTTTTTCTTTGGACGCCAAAAGGACCGCGTTAGCTTCATAGTTGTAAAGAATGCCGTTATAGGGGGCCTTTTGTCCCTGTTTGATCTCTGCTACTTTCGGGTTAGAATAAGAATTAACAGGAATAAGAATAATCAAAAATGCTAATAATGTACTAACCAGTCGCATCATCATGTATGTGTACCAATTCAAAACCGAACTCACTAGCAATTTGTGCGGTTCTGCCCTCTGGATCATTATGCGTCTCTTTAACAATTTTTTTAACCTTTTTCTTTTCCCACTCTTTTAAATCTAGTTTCTGCTTTTTATATTCTTCATCAAGCTGCATTAGTGTTTTATTGTAGTCCTCAATAATTTTATCGCGCTTGGTCAACTCTTCTTGGTGGGCATTGTTAATCGCCTCAATTTCCTTTTGGTGAGATTCTTTTGAAAGCTTAAAGGCGTCCATAACGCCATCAACGTTCTTGTTCTTTTTAAAGAGATATACCATGACAATAGTATACAGCCCAAGTGCAAAATAATACCAGTATTTAACAGTGGTAGCCCACACCTTCTTACAAAATGTCTTAACTGCTAACCAAGTCATTTTTACTCTTCGAAGGGAGAATCCTCGCCACCACCAACAACGGGACCTTCGCGGCGGTGAGATAGTGCGGTTGGGGAAGTCACAGAGCCATCGATATCCACCTCGGTCTTCTCTTCATGATCCTCTTCGTCATAATAGTCTTCGATTTCTACCTTTATCGGATCAATACCAACGGCTCGCATTAACTCATCAAGGCCGTCGATATAGTCATTAGAACGTGTTTTTATTTCTTCACGGGCGTTGTTTAAAATGGGTGATAACTCTGCGGCACGGGTGCCCTCTACATCCACCCCCAGCTTTTCAATATCCTCGTGAAAACTATTATGAGCCTCTATAATAGATTCATAAAAGGTTTCCATAATTGATTTCATTCGCGCCACTGCTCGTTTTTCATCTGGGTCAAGCTTCGCCGTAGCTGCAGCAGTGGTGGGATCACCGCCCATCAAGGCCTTCATACCCTTAAAAACCCTTGCTATTGGGCCGGCGCCAGCGGCGGCAACTTCGCCTTTCCACTTTGCCCTAAGTCTATCAAGAACCCCTTCTTCTAAAAGTTCCTCATAGACAATCTCTTTTAACTGCTTTTTAGTAAGTTTCATTGTTTATTTTCCTTTGAAGCGAGCCACCACGTCAACGAAACCTTGTGTTCCGACGTATGCTGTGGCGATGATCATCCACTGCTCTGAATCTACTTTTTCTGCCAAGAGCAATCCCGTTGTAGTTAGCCAAACGAGAAGTTTCTTTGACATAAATCTCTCTAAATTTTGATCTATAAATGCTTTTGCTGCTGCCACCATTCTACCCTCCGTGGTTATTTGGTTCCGCAGCAGCATGAGCAGCTACAGAGTTCCTGACAATTACAATTTTCACATCCGCACATTTTTTTATCCTCACTGGTTGACGTAAGCATAACCGTCGTCTGTCTTCATAATGTCGATGGTCATATCTACAGTGTCTTTTAAAGACTCTATGTGAGTAATTAGTATTACAATATCAAAATAGCTCTTCAACATCTCCAGTATGCGCGTAAAGCTCTCAAGATGTTCTTCGTCTAAAGCAGCACCGGGTTCATCCAAGATAATAAGATTGCACTTGGGCATGTTGCTAATATTTAACAAAGCAATCCTGATGGCAACGGCGGCTAGAGTTTTTTCTGCTCCAGAACCATTTTCAAGAGGCCGCGGCTCATGTTTGGGATGATGAATGAAAATATCAAGTTTGTTACCATCTTTTTCAAAATAAACTTCAAAGTTTACAATATTGGCCAACACCTTTGAGATTTCTTCATTAAGAACTGGAAGTGCCTTGTTGATAATATCAAAAGCGATCCCGTTGCTGTGCATACACGTTAAAAACAGATGGTGCGCTGAGTATTCTGCACTCAGCCTATCTTGCTCTGTTTTTAAATGCTGTAAGTTTTCAAGTTTTTGTTCCAAGGCGCCATGTGAGCCAATCAAAGAATAGAGGCACTCATCACACTCATCAATCTTCTTTTGTCTCTCTTCGACTTCATTCTTTTTTGTTGCCAACTCTGAGTATAGTTTTTCTGTATTCTCTAGAAGTTCTCTATTTTCTTCGTAGTAGCGAATCTTTTTCCATAAGTTTTGTATTAATGAAGTGCTCTTTACTAAATTGCCTGACATTCTTTCATGTTGGAATTTTAAATTCATCAGTAGAGACTCTTCATCTTTTCTCTTATCAGTCAGCCTGTTAAAGTTCTCAATCCTCGACCTGATTTTAAAAAGATCTAGTTTTTCTAACTCAGTGGCCTTTAATGATAGCCTCTCTTTAAGATCTTCAACAACCTTTTCAGCTATCTCCACCTGCTTCTTTGCGCTATTTGCATCTTTAATAAACTTACAGGTGGTAATAAATTGATTACCACAAGGCACTTCATTTAAAATATTTGTCTGCCTATTAAAATTGCTAAGATCTTTTTCAGAGTGTCCCTTCTTTTGTGTAAGTTTTACAATCTCTTTTTCTATCTCATCAGCGCGGTCAGATTCGCTATTAAGATTAACAATGCCGAGTGCGCTCAAGAGCTTTTCACTCTTTTGTAAAAAAATCTCTTTTTCCTCGATTTGCTGAAGGGTATCTTCTATCTTCTTAACCAATTCATCTTCGCGAACTTGCTGATCAAGCAGTTGCTGCCTCACCTCTTTAATATGAATAATTTCGTCTGGCAAGTCAAAAAGGGCTGCTTCCAACTCCGTAATTTCCTGTTGAAGCGCACCCAACTCTATTTTTAAACCAGCGCACTCATTTTTCTTTTTCGCTACGTCTGCCCCCGCTTCAAAAATTTCTTCTTTGACCTTCTTCATGTCCTCGTCATAATCAATATCTTTGATCCTTTTTAGGACCCCTCGCAGTTCTGATACCTCTTCTTTAGCTAGCTTAAATTTCTTTTCAAAGAACTCCAAGTCCAAGAACTTAGCAAGGATCTCCTTGCGCCTTGTCGAGCCTTCGTTAATAAACTGCATAGAGCCAAGCTGAGAAGACATAGATGTTAACAAAAAGTCTTCTAGCGTTCCTAACATTTTTTTAATGTTTCTATCAGTGCCGTGTCTTTCAGTAGAATTAAGGTTGTATGTCCTGTTCATAACGTTATCAGTGCATACAAATTCTACATCGGTTTTTGCCTCATTCGTAACAGCGCCTTTAAGCTTCTTAACGTATTTATTTGATTCCCTTGAAATCGTGTAAGTTTTATTACCCGCTTCAATCTCCACCACCGCAGACCCTTGATCCTTGTGCTCATTGATAATGTTGTAATTCTTTCGAATATTTTTAGAAGTATTATTATAAATTGCGTAGAGTAAACTATCAATGACGCTAGATTTACCACTATAGTTTTTACCAAAGATTCCAACAGTTCCAGCAAGTTTAGTAAAATCCAGTTCGTTCCCTTCCCCATAATTGAAGAGATTGTCCCACTTGAAATTTTTGATTTTCCACGAAACATTTCTAGTGGTATCCTCACTGGCCTCTGCCAAGGTGTTGTATTTTGCATTAAGAGAGTATACTTCATTTAAAGTCTCCTCATCAATATTGTACTCCTTTAAATATTCCGCTATAAGTTTTTCTTGTACACCCTGATCACGCAAATTTTCATGAATGACAGAATCTACTTCTTTTTCGACACTAATCCGCTTTGCGGCGTGGGCGCGATTCAGGAAAGAAATAGACTCTGGTTTAAAGCGTTTCTTGGCGATATCCACGGCTTTTCTGAAGATTTCGATGCTCTGGTTGTCTGAGGAAACTAAACGCAGCCTAGCGCCTTCTGGGGGCCTTGCTGACTTGGGGATTCTTCCCTTGGGAGTCAAGTTGATCGTGAAGAAAGGTTTGGGGTTGATTAGCTGATGGAAATCGCAAGTAAAGTTTTCTTTATCCTTGATGTCCCAAAGTAAAAATCCCTTGTCTAGTGATTCTCCAAAGTTCTGTTGAATAAGAGAACCCGGGTATCTAGCTTTGCCATGATTATCCACAATCTGGTTTGTTCTGTGGATGTCTCCCAACAAGCCATAATCAAAATTCTCTAAGAAATCGATGTCTATTTCGCCATGCTCCATAACCCAGCCAGTGTCCGTTTTTGATCCAGCAACAGCACCGTGATAAAGTGCTAAGTTGATTTTGTTCGGGTCTGATGGTGGCGCCCACTTGTCCTGATCAAGAATAGAAAGAACATTAAGCACAATGCCCCCACCAACATCCACCTCTTTTGTATATTTATGAAAGTGAATGTTGGGGTCTTCCAACGCCTCAACAAGTGGTGTAACCGCGTCAAGACGGCTGGAGTTTTTAACATTACAATCGTGATTGCCCAAAATCATATGCAATGGAGCAATCTTCGCTAGGCTGGTGAACAGCCACGAAGTTAAATTAAAATACTCTGGACTCAGATTACACTTGGTGTGTGCTGTGTCTCCTGTATTAACAATAATGTCTGGTTTAAGTTCTTCCAGCTTATCAAATAGCTGTTGAAAAACTTCTCTATATTCATAGTGATACTTATAGTTTCGCACATGAATATCGCTAATGTGCGCAATTTTCATATAATAACCTCAAAATTTAATGCCAGCGAACAGCAAAGAAAGATCACTCGTTATAGGAGTTGCATTTTCTTTTTTAATCTGGAACTGCTCCTTGGTCATTTCGCCAACGTCTTTAAACGCGCCTACATCTATTTTAAAGACTTTTATTCCATATTTCAAGAAGTTTTTTATAATTTTCTCTTCCTTGTAAGAAACATCGGGATCTAAAGCCAAGTATATCAAAGGCTTGTGTTCAACTATTTTTTGAAACAAATAAGACCCTTCCTTAAGAGTCGAACCCAAAAGGGGAATCGTATTTGTCCCTCCCACGATGGCATCAAACACCCCCTCTACTATTGTAACTGGCTTAAAAAAATTAATATTTAATTCATTGAAAATGATTTCATTCTTTGCAACGGAAGGATTCAAATATTTTTTTTGACCTTTATTATAAGAGCGGGCAATAAAATAATTTACATCGCCGTTTATATCAAACGAAGGGATAATCAAACGCCCGCTGTATTCCCCACTTGGACAGTAGCCAATTTTCCACCTAACTATATCTTTTGTGTAGACGCGACGTTTCTTAAGATAGGAGATTGGCCCCAACGAAGAAAGGGGAAGGTCTGTGTCCGTAAGAGAGACAAACTCTTTAGGCAGGTTCAACGTTGGCCTACGAATTGAACCCCCCTTTTTGAAAAGCTCATTTAATTTACTTTCTATATCAGAAAAGTCAACTATGTTATTTAATCTTTTCCATGCGTCAAGATGTTCAATCGTGCCAAATCGCTTAATTAAGTATATTATTTTACTTCCTGATTTATCACACACCCAACATTTAAACTTGTTTTTTCCCAAATTAACTGAGAGTTTCTTTTTTGGGTGGCCACAGTAACCACAATTAAACAAGACCTCATCGCCCGAACGATAATAAGACCCTAAAACTTCTTTTAATAATTTTAATTTTTCCACAGAACCTATTATACACTATTCTGTTGTTTTGTCAAGTGTGCATAAAGCGCCAACACCATGCTGTCTGCCCTATCATAGCTTCCCGGTTTTGGGTTCCCCGCCTTGGTCAGTTCGTATTTAAAGTCGGGGATTGTTTTCTCTACATGCTCCAGAACAACCTCTTTTGCCTTTTGTCCTCGTTTAACCTTTATACCAACGCTTTTTCTTGCCGTCGTCGCGGAAACATATTCTGGCTCTATGCCCGTCAAGCGGTAACACATCCAACTAACAACACCATTAAATTTTGATAGAGTTGTTAGTGTCTTTGCTGATGAAAAACCGGGACGGAACATCTGCAATGATTGCTCTATCACTATTTTTGTAATGGGGAATTTTATTTTTGTGTCAAGGAGTCGCGTGCGAATAAAAGCCGCCTTTTCAAAAAAGTTTTTATATTTACGAGTATCCCAAGCCTCGCACATTAAAACATTACCTTTCTTGTCAATCACTGTTGCGCCGGTAATGCTGGTTGAAATATCTAGTCCAAGTATCATATTATAATGATATTATAAATCTATCTTTAATTTAAATGTATAATCTTGGGCATTCGTTTTTTTGATAGGAGTGGCCAATTTTGCTATCCCGACAAGATTGTGTTCATCATCGTATACATTTATTTTAGAGATGTATGTTTGATCTTGATAGGAGGATGAGTAATTTGCAAAATTACCCGACACTGTATTTGCCAAGGAAACTTTGTTGTCTTCTATATAAGCTACCGAACTAGTTTGCTTGACGAAGGTCTTCTGGTAGTCACTCCCTGATACGAGCCCTGAGCGTTGAATAAACGTTGGATTGTTAGACCAATTTAATTCGTTTTTGTTCGCATGGGCAAACATTGTTAAAGTGTTGATGGGGTTGGTACCTTGAAAAGAAAGCGTATATGAAGAACTAACGGCTGAAAAGCTTTGAGAAATCTCTGAATCTGTTTTTTTAATATAAGAATCATATGCTCCAAAATGGACCCATCGAGGATTATCTTTAAAGCCAGCCCTTAATGTGGTGGGATTCGGAGTTTCTATGGGACAAAGATATCCATCACTTACCTCATCGCTTAAACTGTAATTGCCTGTTACTAGCAGCATTCCTTCATTGTACATAACAACGCCAATTGTACTAGAGTCGGAAGGCCCGTAAGTTTCTATTAACTCACCATTCTGGCGGCTATCTTTGGCGGTTGCTATAAGGGTGCCGGTAACATAGAAATTTAACTCAACGCTTCCGGGCTTTATTTTTGTGCCTCGATAAATATAGGGAACTTGAAAAAGCGTCATATACTTTTGATAAGGCGCCGCGGCCAATTCTATACTGCCATCTTTATCTGCATTGCTTGGATTAGCACTCGTTCCATTGATCGAATTAAAATATCTTTGTGGAAATGCAGCGTCAGCAGTGCCGGAAATATAATATTTATTATAATCAAAAAAAGGGCTCATCGGGCGATAATAATCTATAACACTTTCTAAAGCTAACATCCTTCTAACGCTACCACTGAAAGCGAGGCCGGTTCCCCAAACAGACCCCGAGAGTTCAAAACTAGAATAGGGGGCTGATGATCCTGCGCCAACCAAAAATTCTCGCGTTATTGAAGACGACAAAGGATAGGCAAGATAAATATCGGCACCCTGACCTACTTGTGTATACCCTGACGGCTTATTAAAGTTAGATGGTAGATCTGCCGCGGCACTGATTAAATCATACTTAGACTTGGAAGATGATGCATCTGTCACGAAAGTTATATTTTCAGGATTTTCATTTTTAGTTATAAAACCGTAAGCAAGATTATCTGCAATCAACTGTCGGTCAACATTCAACTCATAAAGCGATATACTTCCACTGGGGACGAGATTTCCCTGACTTATTTGGTTATTGATATAAGCTTCATTCTGATAAAAGGTTACATCATACCTTGGATAGGTTTTAAGAGTGCTGTTAAAAAGATCATTAGGCCCGAATTTATATTTTGGCATATTTTCATCAATAGTCTAAACGAACACGTATAGTCACATCATTTGAAGTAGTCTTCTTGATGGGCTCACTTAATTTTGCAGTCGCGACTAACGCCCCCTGAGCATTGTACATTCCCACTGTTGTAATATAAGAAAATGGAGGATTTTTAGGATCACTGGCTTTGACCCTAATTTGGCTCGCACTTAAATAGGTGGGGTTGCTGCTGAAATTAAATTCATTATGATTAGCTCTACAGAAATAAATTGTAGAATTCAATTCAGTTGTGTTGTTAAATTGAACGTTCTTAAGTCGATGAATCAGGCCGGCGTTCAAGACATCCATGGTACCAGTTATAATACTGTTGTTGTAGCCGGTTACAACCCCCTCTACACTTGCTGAAATAAACTGCGATGTAGCCGTGCTTGAAACGTTGCGGCTCAAACTTTGAGAAACATCTAAAACCGCAATGCCCGCCTGATAATATAAAGTGCCAACGGCTGTTCCAGTTGCCGAGCCGACACGCAACGTAGAATATTCTCCTATTGGAGAATTAGTATCGTTAAAACTAGATGTGGCGCCATAATCACCAATAGTGATGGTAGCCTCGCCATTGCCATCAAACGGAAGATTATAAGTTCCAGTTCCCAAAGTCAGGCGAAAAGTATCTTTTTGTATTTCATCTTTTGTTAATAATCTACTAAAATTAATAAACATGGGCGCTGTGATTTGACGCAAAGAGGTGTCATAACTGCTTGAAATGCGAAACTTATCGATTGAGCCCGTGGCGTCGTAGCCCATTAAAAGCTGCCCCATCTGGCTATAGATATTTTGCTTGTCCGTAGAGCCCGAAGAGATAGCCGCTGTGCCGGGTAAGCCGGCGACATTAGCAGAGGCTAAAAAATTAGTCTCATCAACGCCGAGTGTAACATCAAATAGGTGGTTTGCCGAAGAGCTTAAATAGGGGTAATCATAAATGGAGGTAAACAAGCCAGCACTATATGTCTTAAGATTCTCTCCGCTATAAGTGCCAGATATAACCGACCCTGTAATCGGAATGTTCTCGTGAAGAAGAGTTTTGTTTGTAGTAACGTCATCTTTTGTTAATGGTTTTAAAGTCGTCATATTTTTTTTCCTACCTTACGAAGCTGCCCTTACGAATCTAAAGGGAATGTTAACGCTAATTCCCGTCTTATCTCCACGTACCCTAACTATAGCATCAATGGTTTTAGCGGTCGTATTTCCACTAGCCTTCTGAGTCGGGAAATAACTAGAGACATCCGTACCGATCGTGTCAAATAAATAATCGCTATTGGCAATATCAGAAGAGCCCCATAAAGAAAATTTAAGTCGTTGGCCGCGGGGTCCGGAAATTACTGAGTCTCCCTGAGATGCGTCCGGGGCAGATGTATAAAAATCAGCCGCACTTAAAACGTAAGTGGCTATATTGTTTGTATCGATGAAAGAGGCGTCAATTGGATCTCCGTTGGGGTTAACAACCTTCCCGAGCCTATCATCAATTTCTAGAATATAGGTATCTTCAACCAGATCTGCTGGGACGCTCGTATTCCACGATATGGCCGTTGTATCTAAGCCCTGATCTACAGCCACTGCAGTCGTGTAGGCCGTGGTGAATGAGGTGCCATCAATGAAGCCATCGGGAACAGTTTTCTGATTAGGGTCAGATGTGTCCCTATTTTCTGTATATTTCTTTACTGCGGTATCGTTAACCAACACCACAAACTGGTTAGATGTTCCACCATTGTCAGTGGAGGTGGCATATGGCATTCCAACCATAGAGGTGGCGTTAATGCGAGCGACAGGCAAATAAAGCTGTTCATTCAGGCCCTTAAGAGTTATTAATCTTTGCTTAATGGCCGCGGCAGCCTCGGGGATAGCCTCCAACACAGGAGTTTTTAAAATGTTCAAGTCGCGGTTTGCGCTGGACTTTGAAGTGTCATAAAGTGAGTAGTTTATTTCGTCGTCGCCAAGAGCAAAACTAACTATTCTAAAACTTCCATCAGCCCGGGCTAACATCTTCCGGCCGACATCGGTTAGGACAGCGTCTAAAATAATATCACCACTGTTGTCTAAAAAAGAACTCATTTTTTTCCCCTTAATACGGTTATCACAAATAAATAGTCATTCAAAACTTATTTTTACTCAAGCCATTCACCAGCTTGTCCGTTATTCAAAACTTCTTCTACGTTTGAAATATCTTTTAAAGTTTCATATAGATCCGACCACTCTGGATCATCTTTGAACTTCTTCAATAATGTAAATAGGTTCTCGCATTCATTTTTGTTGGTCGCCTTGTTGGCCAATTCTGTTAGCACGCCAGCCACCATGGCCAAAACTAAATTTCCAGACGACATCATCACTTTTTGCCAGCCGGCGACGCTGCACTTGCCAGTTTTGGGATAAAACTTTTCAACGGCTGCAGCCAGAGGGTCTTCCCACGAAACCAAAACATCGTCAGGGGTGGCACTAAGAACCCCTATAGCCGGGTCGTGTTTGTCCTTTCTATACAAAATATTAAAATCAACCTTGCGACCAGTTTTGTTAGAAGTAATTCTCATTTTAAACTGTGGCTGTGTTACATCAATATCCGAAAAAACCGAAGGGGCTAAATAGCCCAAATCTGGAATTTTTTGCTTTATGTTGGGCGCAGACTGTAAAAGGGCCGGTTCTAATCTCACCTTTTGAGTGAAAGTTTTTTCCGTCTTTCTCTCCGGTGGCGTATCTTGGCCTATCTCCACAATATCCACCAATGGATATACAGTCCCCCCTTCATCAAAAATTTTCACTGAATAAACCTGTGAAGGATATGAAACTAAGCCGATATTGCCCACCGCCCTAAACAAAAAATAATGTTGCACATTTGGTTCGATGTCCAAAATGGTGTGGCTCCCTTCCTTGATTATATTAACCTCTTTCTTTAATGTTTCAAAATCCTTCACCGACGTGGGAGGAACATCACCACTAAGCTGATAAACGCGGACGCTTTGCCATGGCTGGTCCTGAAACGGGACTGTGGTGTCCCCCACTGCTTTTTCGGGATTTTGAGTTTTATAAAAATCCTGAGCCTTTTGCCAGCCGGCCTCCCAATTTTCTTTTTTAATCTCTTTTAGAATAACTCCCTCGTCACCGCCAACCGAAACATGTTTAAAATTAAATAAAATTTTATTATTTATTCCCCTGAAAGGGTAAAACTCAACCCACGCTGGGACTGGCGGGTATTTGAAATTAGATATAGATTTTGTCTGACTAGGTTTAATAGTCCCCACTTCGCGAACTTCCCAAGCTATTTTCTCATTGTAATCAAAAGAATACATCAAACCTGTAGAAGTGTCAGTCGCTTCTGTACTTAAAACGTAAGAAGAGTAGACTACCGGCATTAAAATTAATGAAGTCACAGCATACTCATAGATAGAATCATAAAAAAGCTGTGAATCGTATAGGGCTATAAGCTCCTTGTCAGACGTGGCATCTTGAGTGTCAATCATGAACGATTGAATTGGAGATGTCTGAACGCTATTATATTTTGCCACCCTGTTTCCTATTGTAATAATTTTATGTTGTGACTGCAGAGATGCAGGAAGATCTTTCTCCCAAGAATTTGGTGTATCCAACAATTGAGCCGAGCCGTGAAAAAGGCTCATAAGCGGAAACGCGGCTGGTGCTGACACAACTTTATATTCCTTATCTACCAACATATCAGGGTAGGTGGACATCTTAGTATAGGGCGCTGCGACGCCTATATTTTTTAAATATTGGGCTGAAACGGCAGACCACGTATTGGCATCTGTCCAATCCCTGTCTTTTGACAGCGGCATAAAATTCGTTGAGTAACTAGCTAAATGACTTTTTACAATATTGAGGGTAGGTGGATTTAAACGCTCATCAGCGCCGGGTGTAAAAACTTGGTTATTTTCGTTCAAAAATTGTAAATAGCCTAAAATCCAATAAGCATAAGATCCTTGAGGGAGCTTATGCTTCAATTTCAATCGCAAGTCGGGAGGCACCAAGTCTTTCAAGGTTATTTGTAGTCTCTTGTAAAAAGGAATATTGTGAGATGCTCCGTTTATGGTCGTAACACTTTTTTTGGCCGTGTCGATATCCAACAAAACATGAGATGCTTGCGGCCATGACATTAACTCAGAAGTATAAGATAACACATTTGCTACATCGATAGTGTTACCATCAGGTGTCGTTGTGGGGGGCGCCTTGTCGACCACATCTTCATATGCAAAAGCCAGAGATGTCTCTTTCTTAACCCCCTCCTCTGTGCTAGGCTTTAAGAGCCGGCCGAAGTCATCAATATAATTTTCCACCGTTGTTAGGCCCACGGGCATTGCTGCCTGATCTGGATTGGTTTTTGGACTATAATAGTATGACCGCCGCGTTTGGCCAATTTTCTTTTCAATTTTTAACTCATATAGTTTTTTCATCAAGTCATCTAATAAAAGACGACGAGCTTCTGGAGTGGCAGCATAAGGGGGTATGGATTTTTGTAGCATGTCTACATAACTGGAGCCTCCCCACAGACTATAATTCCACCCCTTTTTACCTTTAGGCAAGTACATATGTAGCAAGAGAATTAAAGCCACCAGTGCATTAGAGTGCGCCTCAATAGTAATTTTAAGCTTACGCGTCTCGTAAGGCATCTGGCCCGGAGGCCTCACCTCATTAACAATGTATTCCAAAGGGCCGCCCTTTCCAACATGCTGCTGGAGTTGTTGGTTGACTAATAAATAAAGCCAATCCTTCTGAGTGAAATTGGCATTAATAAACGGGCCACTGGTCATGCCAAAAGCTGGGCATTTACCATCCGAATTGGGCATACACATATAATCAATAAAACCCTCAATGCTCCATGTTGATTTCACATTCTTAAAATAGGAAGAGGCCATTTGTGATAAATAAGATTTATAATTATACTGAGTGAGGGCATCCGAGATGGTGGGGGAAAACATGATCTTGTCTGGGTGCCATGGATTCTTAAACCACACGCGGTTGAGTATATAAGCTAGCGGATCTCCTATCGGATAGGATGCGTTCATCGTAGTCTCATACAAATCCTCTCCCAAGGACTGAGCGTAAGAGCCGGCACTAATCTTTAAGCTTTTCTTTTTTTCCACCATTGTCTAAAAGCCCCCCTCGCCGATCAGATAAAAAATTCCATTATAATATTCAGAATGTCCTTTGACCCTGCAAAGAATTGCCTGCTGGCCAGTCAATTGATCAACAACCGAACTACCCAAATCTTTCCACACAAAACCAGCCACCGTGTCCTTTAAGAAATCTAAATACTCAAATTCATATTTTTGCTCAGAAACTGTTGTCAGTGTAGTAAACTTTGGCAGCGAAGTAATCGATGTCAACGCTTCTTGAATCTCGTCTGATTCTCCACAATTAATATCTAAATTTTTATCATTTCTAAGCTTATCAGCTGCTAATATTTCTTTTATATTTATAACTTTAAAAGAAGGTATTAATTGAAGAGTCGATGTTAGATCAAATGACTTGACATTTAGTTTTGCCAATGTATCTTTCCCCTCGGTGGCACCCTGAAAAGTTGAGCCCGCCGAAGCCTTTAAGTTATAATTTGCCACAGTAGACAAAGGTAAATTTAAATTTATATTACTCTGTATCCTCACCCGCTGTAAAAAAGAAAAATCATAAAAAGTTAATGGTGTTTTAGGGTAAGTAAATTTAGGATATGTAATAGCGGTCGATGGTTTGTTGTTTTTAACAATTTTAGTTTTATCAGAATCCAACTTAGATGTAATCTCTCCAATAAAATCAAAAAGTATTTTTTGATATTCCAAATCAGAAACCGCCACGCTCTCATTAACCAGTGCATCAAACTCCATTGGTATTGGCTCCTTAGTATAAAAAGCACTAACAGTTGCAGAAATAAAACCTTTATCCTGTTTGTTGTCTTCTATTTGAGTAATATAGTTGCGTGCAGTCTTTTTAGTTCGATCATCAAAAAGCATTCTCAATTCCAAATCGTATTCAGTAACCCGGCTCACGTCTCTAATAGAAAAATCAAAGAACAGTTTCCCTGAAGAATTGCCCACCTTAAGATCCTTAGCAACATTACAATCGGCCACCACAGTTGATACCACCACTTGATTGTCTGGTCTTTTTAATTTCTTTAAATAAACTTGGCTCTTTAAAACAAAGGCGCTCCAATCAGGAATAGCCGAAGCCAAACTTGGAAATGCAGCGTAAACACTTAAAAACTTTTCCATGTCAAAAGCAAAAACCCCAAGCATCTCGTCTGTGGGTGACGCAGTATAATAAATGTTGGAAAGGTATTTTTCCTCAAAAAGCTTTAATTTTGCTTGAGCTTGCGAGAATAAAGGCGATGTAAAATCTAAAATAGAAAAATTAACTGGTATTTGTGGGAGGCTTTTTATGTTGGCGTTCCCCTTGTCAAAGAGCTTAGTTTGGTAGACTATCCCTTCTTTGGTGTTTTCATCAAATAAAGAAACAAAAATCTTAAAGTTCTGATAATCACGATTAATATTTAAACTTATCCGCTTTGTCATTATTTCGTCTAAAGTGCAAGCCATCTGAGGTATCACAAGCGTCCCCAGTTTTTGATCTTCCGTTCTATTGCTTGTAAAAAAAATAGACTCAATAACGGAGCGTGAAGCTTCACTGCTACTAAAATTAAAATCATTCAAATAGCTCAATAAATTTTGATCAGCAAAAATTATATTTGCATTCGGAAAATTAAAGTCATCTTCACGCTCAACATAATTCAATGAAAATGTAGCCACGTCGCCACTTATAACCGGAGTTGTAACTTCAATTTGAAAATCGCCCTCCACAACAGATGATAGCTCGGGTGGCCACACAAACAATAAATCATTATCATAATTTAATTCTTCTGTGGTAGCCCCTTGTACGGCGCTCATGAGACTATAAAGGCTAGCCATTTTTACCCTCCGCTCCCCGGCTCAACACACTCATCTTCTGTAGTTTTTACGGTCATATCTTCATCGACAAATGTAACTTTAGTTTTGCCAACAGCTTCGTCGGTAGCAATATTAAAATACCATTCTACAGAATCTTCTGTTATGATTTCATCATTAAAATAGAGTGGCTTCATCTCTTTAAGGTTGTTCTCTTGGTCATACTCGTACTTATAAACCTCAATTGTGAAACCGTGAGAAGACGATAATACATTTTCCTCTTGAACAAGCATCGTGAAATCATCAAATGATTTTTTTAAAAACATCACTGAATTTTCGTTGCCCTTTGGAAAAACATCTTGGGTTGTAAGATTTTTACTAGCAGCTAATTGCTTATTAAAAAACGCACTTTTTGAAGTTGAATTAGTGTCTGTTTTATCAACCCCTTCGTAAGTTCTTAACTTATAATCGCATCTTAAATCTAATTGAGGAACTTTTTCTCGGCTCCCCCCTGCTGCAGCGGCAGCTTCAGGAAGATCATAACTAATCTGCGTCGAGCCAGTAACTAATTGGCCTGCGAGCATTTTAATAGACCATGCTGGTTTATAACTATCAAAGATACTAAATGTTCCCAAGCTTGGATATTGATTTGCCAAGGGTTTTCTCTTTTCTTTAAAATTAATGGCTTTCTGAAACCCGGACTGGGCTTTTATATATGGCCCCTGTTTGATTCTATCAGAAGCTTCATTTTGTTCTTCGGTGTCGGTTCGGTTGGCCCAAGCAATGTCATAAAGAACACCCTCATCAAAAAACTCATAATAAGCAGGCTTCAACTCGCCCCTTGACAACTTTTCCCTGCCAACTCGCGTAAGTCGAAAATCAATCACCTCTTCTTTTCTATCAAAAAACGTCATTTAATAAACTCTTTCTTATAATTAGCCATAATATGCTTTTTCCCACGATACATGATCTTTACATGGCATCCAATATTGACCCATAGCATGTACCTGCCCTTGACAGCCTTCGTTGGTGTAGCTCTCAGATGTTGCTATTGCAGCGTTTCGATCTTCATAAAGCTCTTCTGGCGGGATGCTGGCTAGTGGATCCTCTTCTTCCTCTGCCGGCTCCTCTTCTTCGTAAACACAACTGCCATCATCAACTGTTGCCTTTTCATTATAGTTGTTGGCGTTAGAATCCGTGCACCCATAGATGATTTCATCCTCAATGCCAGCCTCAAATGGGTCTTCCTCTTCGAAAGCGCCGAGGTCGGACAGGTCACCAGTAAAAAGCTCATCAGATCTTGAAGGAGGCATCTCATCTGCGCTATCCTCTAACACGCACTTGCAATTTTTACACACATAGCCGCCATCAGTATCGCACGTTCCAAGGGCTCCGTCACTGCTGCACTCCGCGTCGGGATTAGGCTCACAAGAAACCGTCACGTCGCTAGATAAGGCGCTCATGGTGGTCTTGCAGGTGTGACACTCTGGGCAGTCATCATCGTTCTTGCAAACCGGCTCTTCTTCTTCCCGTGGCGGCACATATGGTAGCCCGCACTTAATAACCAATTCTTCAAAAGATTGTCCCTGTTCTGGCGACAACTCTATCCCCAGTGATAAAAGCTCTTGTAAACGAGCCAACTCTTGCAGTTCGGGTGATGAACAAATTGCTTGTGTTGGCGCAGCGGTGTTTGTTGGCGCTGAGATGGTAAGTGGTTCGCCAAGGGCTGCTCTTTTCGCAATGACCTCTTCAGGTCTAATATAGCCACCACCACGAATATCTTTTATTCTATTGGGTGCATCGTTTCTGACCTCAAAACCGACTTCCATCTTACCTAGCTCGATCAACGAGAAATAATCATAGGGCCAATTATAGGAAAAGCGCTGGGCGATTGGATAACGATAAGCGGGCACCCCAGTCAATGCTGCTTGTGTAACATAATAATCGTATTCGGCTCGCTTTTTAATTTTGAAAATACGCCATCTTATATCTTTAGGTATCTTTTTGTCCCTAAATCCATTATATTGAAAAATTGTTGGTGATAACAATTCGCCATCCACCAATGGATGTTCTATAATAACAGTCTCAGTTTCGGGGGTAACAGCTTGGGAGGGCATCACCCCCTGCCACCATTTTGATAGATCTGCCTGTGTTAGTGTAGAAGTAAACTCGCTAATATACATTGAAAATGGTGGATTAACATTGCCATATTCCTCCTTTGTAGTTGGCACCCTTTTGGCCTGATCTCGTTTCCAGACGAAATCATAAATAGGGGGCACCACATACTTATCCATTTTCTTAATCATATCTGCAACCGAATTAGTCGTTAGGCGGTCCTGCCTTACATCGGCATAGCTTTTTTCAAAAATGTTAAATGGAATTTCAAAGTATGTTTCTTCACCAGTTTCACAATCTACATAAAAAGGTATGGCACATATTGCTTCTTCCACAATTTGTTCAGCCTTAAATCGCCCAATGGGCTCAGGTCGACTTGCAAAACCACAGGCTTCCACCAATGACCCTGTTAGTTCGCGGTTAATTGCATCTGGATATACGGAGTTTCCGCTCCACGAGGCCTTGCTCAGTTTCATGTTGAGGCGCGTGGCAGTGCCCGAAAGTTCTGTAGCTGCAACATCTGAAAACTGATGCCACATTCCCCTAGTACCGCACACGGTGCCCGCCGTGCCGATCGAGTGGGGATTTGGCTCGGCCGTTGGTGCGACTGGGTTGGCTGTGCTAGCATCACCATCTTTAAAGAAGTTTAATACAGGCGCCTCCCACTTTGTTCGTATTGTCCACCTCTTATCTGCATCAAGCTCAAACATGTCAATACTTGCTGACAAAGCCATGAAGCTGGCCGACGAGGGTACCATGGAATTGCTGTTAATGGCAGTGGCACACGCATTATTTCCAGCGCCATTTAGCTCAGTCCAACTGTTTGAATTTCGTATGGTTGAATTGGCAATGATATCCGAAAATGAAAAAGAAGATTGGCCGACCTTTCCGCTACTTGGCAGTAAATTGGTGGGATCGAACTCTAATGTCGCTCTTGTGTAGGCGGGGGCGGAATAATGGAACGAGGAGCCGCCGAAGACATCGCCAATGCAGGCGGCGGGGGCGCCGCAGCCATAACAGTTGTTGGCGGCAACAAAATCAAAATACGCCGCTTGTCCCTCATATGCCATAAACATCACCCCGGGTGGGGCATGATGAATATAGGGATATGGTCCAAAAGCTGCGGGGTTTGAATATTGTACAAAAGAGACTGGCTTTGTTATTATAACGTCCATTGCAAACTTTTTGACGCCGGCGCTTGAACTCAATGGCCCTTCAAAGGTCCATGATGATTCTGGCGCAGATTTAAAAGTTGTTAGGCCATCTAGGAAAAAATTGGGCACTTCTGCAAAAAAATTATGAGCAGCGTACTGGTAAAGTCCATCTGTTTTATTGACGGCACCGGTGGTGTCTTGCACTATCGGCATCGGACTATGGGCCGAATAATAGCTGCCGCTACTGGGGCATATTTGAAAAATGTTGCCCACATATTCATGAGGGGCCAATATTGCATCAAAGGGTGCGCGTGATTCAAATTCTTGATCAATGCTTGCAGATGCGCGGCCGGCGATAGTCGATTTATAAGGGAAATCACAAGCAAGGCCGGCCTTGATGGAGTTATAGCCAATCCCGGGGGCCCAAAATGGCATTAAAGAAGTCTCATAAGTGGGAGAGTTTCCAAGCGGAATGCTGGACGGCGTATTTCCGGGCCCTTGGTCGTAGTCTGAATTGGCATAAGACTGAGAGAAAATCTGCGCCAACTGAACTGTTCTTTGTTGTGGGTAGAAACCATCCTTGGGCAAAATTTGCTTTACGACATCAAACGCCAGTCTTATGGCTGTCGGCTCTCCATAATAGTCTTTCAATTCCTGTAAGTAAGTTAATTTACTAGTAGTCGCATATCTTTCTATAGAATCTCTCCTAGATTCTGTATCTCCCGCAGGAGCACCGACGCCGCCATGGCCAGTAAAGCCGCTACCGGTCAGGGCGTATTCATATATATTGTTAACATAATTGCCGCCATGAGAAATATGCACTTCCCTAACAAAATTAGAAATTGTAAATTCGGGCATGAGGGAATAATCTTGCCCAATTAACTTTGCATCTTTTGAAAAATCATCGTAAGAGGTAAAAAAGGCACCAGTGCCAGCCTGAGCCTGTACCACATTCTTAGCGCGGCTTGTATCTAGTGTGAATGCATATCGAGAGTTTATTTCGCCGGCGACGATGGCGCCTTGGCCAGTAGAGCCTGTATTTCTCATTATGACGCCCGATTCTTCATGATCTGCTGCGGCGCCGGTCGTAGAAACATCCATAGGCCAGCCGCTGGCCGTTATATTGGTGCCAGCGATATCAGCAAGAACATTATCTTCGCGTATTGCGAGAAGATCGCTCTTCCAAAAAGAAACGTATTGTTCTCTTTCGCGTATTAAATTGCGGAAAACATTTTCATCCTTTGGAAATAGAACCTCAGAGTATAAAATGTTCTTCCACTTGCCGCTTAATTTATAAAAATCTGAATTTTGTAAATCTCTTGTAGGAGCGTTTAAATCAAAATTCTTATTTTCTATTGCATTCTTTTCCTTGCTGTAGTCCCGAGCGAAATAATGATATTCGTTGCCAAAAGCATATTCTATGGTGCCCGTCACATCATCGATAGCCTGAATTACCTTTTTATGTTTAATTGTAACGGGCGATTGCACTAAATCAGTGCGACTGTCAATTAGCTTATTTCGATTATCATCAAGCACTTTTCTCACATTTTGATAAAGACTGTATTTCCTTAAATCATTTGCCGCTTTTGTTTGACGCACCCGAAGTTGTTTCCAAGTCGGCCAACCATATGGACCATTATTGTTTAACAAAAAGGTATTGGTGGAAATAGCCTGATATTGCTGTGCGTGAGTTTCTCCAAGCGTATAAATATTAAAGTACGATGAGGTGGTGGAGGCAGTTGTAAATATATTACTAGCTGTATCAAAAGTGCCTAAAACTATAGTATTATCTCCAACAAAAGAAACTCCTTGCGTATTGCCGCCATAAGTAGCAGCCTTTGCGCCCGGGACGGGGTACCATGAGAAGTGGCCGCCGCTGATGAACTGGATGCTAGCTGAATATTCATAGCCATAAATTGGTGAATAATCACTTGCAGTAGCATCATTCTCAAACCCGTTTCCGGTTCCATATTCAGGGCCCGAACTTGTCAAAAGGCCCGGAGCGGTTGTAAGAAGTGCCTCGTTTGGATATCCCCTCTTTTGAGCAATCCAAGAGTCTGCTATCCAACGATACTGCACATCCGACTTGGGAATGCCGTGGCCCACATAGGCGTTGTCGTATACTGTCTTGGGAGATTCCAACGATGAGGATATCTGATAGCCCACGTTTCGCTGATTCTTTTGATAAGAGCCGCTTGGGGCCAACAAGACCGAATCGTAGCCGCCACTAAGAGCGTGCCTTGTTAGCAGTGTCTGCAGCGCATTTCTCACTACCAAGTTTCTGTAAGGAAGGGCATTGTAGACAGAATACTCTGCACTTTCCACATCAAGGGCGTTTTCTGCAGAAGTTTCGGGGCCGCCGGGTGCGGAGAACCTATTAACAATAATGCTATCAGTGCTGCCCGTTAAATCGCGGCGCAAGGCTGCTCGATCATCGAAAGTTATATTGGTTACAGTTTCTATTGCGTCGTTAGTAACGCCGCTGCCGGTGGTACCCAGAGAGAGAATATAATATCTATTATTTTCGCGGCGCCCAGATGTTTGTACGATCTCGTAATTGTAATTATAGTTATTATAATTTATTCCAATTGAATTCGAAACTTTAATGTTTGCTATGTTTACTGGGCTTTTGGCGCCTGCCGCTCTTAAAAGAGTTCCCACTGGGCGGTCTTTATCATATTCACCGTCAACTATTCTTGGATTCCTAAGCTCAAAGCCATCTGTTGCATGGTCGGCAAAGTTTAATTGATAGCCCTCTTTGCGAACTCTGGCGTCTCCAGACGAAGAATAGTTTAAAAGATTTCCATGTCTATATTGATAGCCGCCGACCTGTTCTTCGGTGTAAGTTCCTTGCATTGGCACTTCTTTATCAAAATGATAAGAGTCAACATGGGCGTTAACAAGGTCGGCATTATTCCCCAAAGTCGTTGCCAATATTTGTTGATAAGCCGAGGGTGTCTCGCCCGATGCACTCAAAATGGTGAATGGCAAATAAGAGTAAGGTGGAAGTTGTGTTGAATCTTCGTTTGTTGAAACTGAAATTGGGAAACGGCGCCGCCCATTAGAAGTTTCATCGCGTGAACCAGAATAAGTATAATACGGCGTATTATTAATGTTTTTAACCGCATTCGACAGGCCGGCACGAGATAGGATGGAAATTCCATCTGTTGCCGCCCTTTCAGAAAAAGTCCCTAAATAATAATTTGGTCGCGATTCATTGTTTAAATTCACGCCTGCGTGGAGAGATCGGTATGCAGCCATATCAAAATTGCTATAAGGCGTTGCGCTACGAGAGTAAACCATGGCTGCATTATTTTGTAAAGCATAGCGGCTGTGGTTAGCTGGTGCACTTACATTTAAAATACCCGTTGAATCGCGGCGGGCGCTGAAGCGCCACCAGATACGACCCTCAGATTGATTTGTGACCACTGGGTCAGTAGGTGCCCTGATCTTACTAACCGTGGGGTAATCCTCTAATCGTGGCTCCCGTTGGTTGGGGGTGAGCCCCTTAGAACGCTGCATGTCTCTGGGGAATGGAGCATTTCCTGCGAATGAATTCCTAATTGGAATTTGAAGATTGGGATCCGCTCCGCTACCATCCTTTGGTGGTGGGGGTGGACTATCATCATCAAATTCGGGATCACCGCCTCCGCTGCCGTCGCCGCCTTGACCGCCTCCGCTCGAAGGTGATCCCTTGACTAAATCCAAATCTTGCAATTCTTTTATCTTTGTATATTTGTGTCTATATTTATTCCTCTCCAGAATATGATTTTCAATAACGCTGCGAGCCTTATCGGCCGCGTTCGCAGAGGCGGGTATCAAATTGTTTAAAACGCCGTCTAGGGCTCCATCAATCCATTTATATAAATTGATATACTTTTCAACATCCGGATTGTTACTAATATTTTGGAAAAATAAATACCGCAACTTTTCCATAGCCTTATAGTTGGGCCGATACATGTTTACCGGTTCGCCAATTAAATTATTAAAATCACTAATCGATGCAAAAAAGCCCAACATCGCCTTAGAGATCGTATCGTACATACTGGCCTCGACGGCAAAGAAGTATTTATTTGGCCTTGATAGGCGTGTGAAAAGAGTGTCGTCTCGCGAAAGAACCTTTACCAAGTCTGAAGTATAAAGATTTTCAGGAAGTTGCTGACGGCTGCTATCAATAAACTTAAAATCTACCACATTCGTAGAGGATTCACTAAACTCACTTCCTTGGCCGGCATAATTTGGCCCAACAAGATCAGAATAATTGCCTAGGGGATATCGATTAACGGATCCTGTTGAGGAGCCAGAAGTGACATCTTTAATTAAAAATTTTCCGCTTGAGTCACTGCCCGTAACATTGTCAAAGTTCCAATACAACGCTAGCGTCTCTATTTTTGGAATATAAGTCCCCGAAAGAAGCCCCTCGTAAACAAAAGTATTCCTTTCGGGGTACAAACGCCCATATGAACTTACGTCCATAGCGTGCTTTTGAATCTCTTCGTTGGTTAAATAATCATACCACACGCGGGTTGAGACAAGGCGCGTATTTGTTTCATTTTGAAGCGCGCCAGTAATGTTAGTCCGATCCGCCCCAAGATAAATACGCTTACTGGAGCCGGTCAAAAATGGCCCTGCAGTGTCCGCTACATTCACAGATGCTGAAACAGAAAACTCATTTATTTTAGTACCCAAGCTATAATTGACGCCATAAAACTCGTAACTAGCTGTAGGGGAGGAGACTGCCTCAGAAGAAAATGGATATTTTTCTGGTCTTATTCTGAGAGCAAAATTCCACTTCTGATTTTCGTACACATTGTCATAGTAGGATGAAGTGAGGGTTGGAAACTCTCCCTGTGAAGATGTAACATAAAAATAGGTTTTATTATTATTGTTGGTGTGTGCATATACCTTTAAGCCCGCAGGATCATTAGCAGGAACTGTAGTATCAGTAGAATTTGGAGTGGTGCTTGCACTATGGATACCAAACAAAGAAGAAGTTTTTAATTTTGGCAAATTCCCATCGGGAAAGTTTACAAATTTTGGAAAAAAGATTTCGGCTTCATAGGTAAAGGGAATATCAGCATCAGAGGCTGCGGGCAGATAACCATTATCCCCTGTACTACTAGCTGCCAAAGATGGATCAGGATATTGATAAACCACTGCTTGGCGGCTTGTTGAGCTTTTATAACCGGAAAGATCTATTACTTTATGCTTAATTGCGGTATTTTCACGATTTTCTCGTAAATCATATTCTTGATTATCAGCATACATGTTGAGGCGAATCACCTCATCATCCACACCAAAACACCGGAACAAGTTTCTAAAGGCTTTCTCGGTTCCCTTCGCTTTGTTAATATAGGCTAAATTATTATAAATGTTTTGAAAAATTAAGTTTTTTACTTTGAAAACTTTTTCTTCATAAAGCCTTTTATCGTCTTTCGACAAGACCTCCTGAATTACCCCAGTGTCTATAAACATGCCGGGAATATCAAAACCAAAAGATTTTAAATTTCTATGAGTTTGTGGATTTGGTTTAATTTGAGATCCACTAACATAGGAGGGATCCTTTAAACTGGTAAGGGCCCCGATTTGCCCATACAAAACGTCCAAATAGCTTCCCAAGGTCTGGCAGGTTTTTTCAATTAAATAACCATTCGCGGCGTCCTCGTCGCGGGCCCACTGCGGGATTGAATTATAAAGGCTTCCAAAATTATTTATATCATAGTCGGAACCAGACACAGTCATGTTGGTTTTATAAGTCACAACATCTGGCTGTGTCGCATAAATAACCGGGTCTCCCTTTTCAGTTGCGACGCCACTCAATGTAATCGCACTTCCGGTTTGCCTAGAGTACGACGAATTATAGCCAGACCAGACACCGTTGGTTAAGCGACCAGAATAATCTAGAACAACAGAATCCACCGAAGACGTAAGCGTTATTCCCTCATTAAATTTATAATAAACACTGAGTTTTAAGGGGTCATCATCATTGACCTTCGATGTGTCGGTATTACCACCGCCCCCAATATCAAAGAAGTAGTTACGTCCGATCTGCTGGGCGTTTCGCGCCTCTTTCCAATAACGAAACTCATCAATTGAGCCAGAAAGGCCGCCATAGCCTGTTAAGCCAAAAGTTCCGGCGAGGCTGTCTCCACAGGCGCCTATCGTTCCAATTAGATTACCACTCATAGCTGTAGGCAACGCAGTTGACAAAGTAAAATTTACTTCCGTTTCAAAATTTCCATCAAGATAGGCAACAATCCTCATGTTTGTGGCCGAAGTTTCCTGCATAGTGATGGCGTAGTGATGCCATGTTGAATCTGCAAAAGTGGTAAGAGAGGGAAGGGTGAGATTGGTATAAAACTTGTTTACCAAGGCCGGATTATACTGAGCGTAGGACAGCCAAAAGGTGTTGTTGTTTAAGCTATGGCGGATATACAACCCCAACTCGTGGCCCGGGTTGCCGTGGCTTGTTTGACCTCCACTAACATGAAATATCATTTCATCAGTAGTGCCGCCGGCTCCGACGAGTGGTGGAAAATCATCCTTCTTCATCCAAAACTCGATAGTGCTGCCGCTGGCCCAGTTAGCCTCTAGGCTGCCAACTTGATTTGTAGTCGTATCATAGATGAGATCCTTTGTAAAACCATCAAAATAAACATATTGAGGATCGTTACTTAAACCAAAATTACCATTTGTAGCAACCTTTGTACCCCATGTCGGCGTGCCAAAGTTGGCATATCCCGTTTTGCGCGGATATTCGTTTTCTAAAACATATTGGCCGATCGGAGTTAAATCATTTTCAAATTTTAATCTTTCGGCTCGTGAGCCATCATAAGGGTATTGTCCCACAATACGATCGACGGTATCAACGTAGTATCGTTTTGCAGATCCAAATTTGACAAAGTTGGCAGGGTCGCTGTAATCCAACTCTGGAATAAACTCAAACTTCTTTCTTGTGTATTCTTTGACATAGGCTGCTGACTCAACATCTGTTGTAAAAGACTGCGCAGAGCCTGATTGTACAGAGCGCAGTTCGGTAGTCGGACTTAATTGTTCGGCCTTGTTTCGTTTAAAAAACTTTTTTGTCATTATCCCACCCTAAATGTAAAGGTCTCGTTAAGTTCTCGGTATCTGGTGCCATACTTATAAAGAAATTTAAGACCATACTTAAAATCAGTCTCCAACATTGACATATCCAAATTAAAATAACTGCCGGAAACATCGTAAGACAACTTAGTATACGCTGGCTCTGAAGAGCTTCCAGTTCCGTAATTAATAATTGTTAGGTCATCGACCACTCGATAAAGCTTATAATACATTTCAGGTATAACGACCGATTTGGCATCTGTTGTCGCCACCGTATAAACGTTAGGGCTCCAATTTTTGTTCCTTGTGTATAATCTAAAACGAGCATTTTCTTTTGTAGAATACTCTCGCTTTAAATTAGTAATTTTACAAACATATGCTGGCTCCTCATCGTCGCCGCGGTCGTCAAATCGATTAACCTCTATTGATCCCGTAAAATATTGTGTATTTCTGTCGCCATCGTCGGCAGGCTGTGAGCCAGTGCTCCACACGTCATAAATTAATGAAGCTGTTGTATTCATATACACCGAAGCGGTATATATTCCTGTTAAATTTTGACCATTTATGTATGCCAAACTTGCAGTAAAAGAAGAGCTAACGCTGCTTGTAAGAGAATTGGCATGTAAGGTAACAAACATGTAATCGCTTGTAAGCGTAGGAATGTTTTTTAAAGTGCCGCGAATACGATTATAAAAATATAAAGTATTTAAATTATCAGCAGCCGAGGCCAGCGAACTACTCGCATAAAAGTCGCCGCGATTGTCTGGACGGGAGTCGTTCCAGCGGGCCTCAATCACTGGCCTCTTGTAAAAATATTGACTATTGCGTGCAAAAAATCGCTTAGTATAATAAGACGTGGTGCTGCCCGACAATTCTTGAGAGCCTGTCAAATAGACTCCAAAGCCGTAACTGCTTGTATTAGTATTAAGCCACTCTTCCATTTGAGCAGTAATATCCATTTCAAGATCTTCTAGTCCCGTACTAAAAGTTTGTTTTGCAGAGGGTGCCAAATCATTTCCAAGAGACCCCGTTAAAAAGTCGCCACCCTCATTCTTCCAATCGTCTGAAGAAGCAGTGTTTTGTTGCCAATTGCTGGCTCCTAAATCTTTATAGTCCTCCATATCCAGACCGATACCCTCAGTCCACGAACTAGAAATAGCTGACGCAACCAAGGTGAAATCTCGTGGAGTGGTGGTACTGTGTTCAGCATTAAAAAGTCGCAAATAAAAATTTACATTTCCAGAGGTCGGAAGATCGCCGTTGTCGCGGCTCCCACTAATACTGGCCGTGGTTGTTCCAACAACAGGGAAATCAATTAAAATTCTGGCGGCCTCTTGTGAAGATGTTGAACTTTGCGCATAGAGGTTGAAGACTTCTAAAATATCAGAAGCGCCCATATTAGAGCCAGTCCCTCTTGTAGACAAGTTGTTGGCATACGCATTAGTAATTGTATTATCTTTTGTGGCATAAAATCTTTTAATAGGCATTATTTCACGGCTCCCACTATATCAATGTCTGGATATTTTATTTCCATAACCACGTTCTCTGGTACAATAATAAATCTCCCATCGGCTGTTGTTGCATTATCAATATCAAAATCATAAGTGCTATAATTGGTACCCGTTTTTTGTACTATTTTAACGGTCTGTGCGTCAACAACATCAGGGATATCGTTTAAAACGCGATAGATATCAGATATATAAAATGGTGCTCCAAATAATAATTGCTCAGCAAATTTTTGCTTAAGAGCACTATTGCACTTCTCTAGAATTTCAGTTTGATTTGCATCTAATTTTCCCAATACCGTAAACTCAATACCAATGTTGACAATCTGTCCGTCTAAAATATCAATAGTATCATTTATCATCTTATACTGGCTTAGCCAAATTTTGAGATTTTCTTTAATAGTTGAGCTACTTTGAGCCAACCTTCCATTAACGTCCTCAGACACCACATAAAGGTTAAGGTTCCTCTTAAAAGAATCTTTATCCTGAACAATGTTGGCCCTCTTAACAGCCCCAAGCTTAGGTGGCATTCGATAAATGATACTTAAATAATCTTGACGTGTGACTGCTCTGTTTTGTGAAGCGTAGGCATCAATAGCCCTTGTACGAATCTCCTCTGCGGTAAGATCTTTAATATCTCCAACCAAAGGTTCTTCATTTTCCACATCTAAGCTCGCGACAATTGTCTGATAATTATCACTAGATGGCAGATCATCAGTTGTGAATGAAAGCTCTGGGGTAACTACGGTGTTAATTGCGCCGGCGGCTGTATTAACAGAATCACTGTCATTCCTCCTATAGGTAACGATTAACTGCCCCTGTGGTGGGACTATTCCAAATTTGTCTGTCTTTAACAAAATTGAAGGATCAAACGAATCGTCAGAATAATAATTTCTGGCATATCGGTTCAAAGCTACATCCGTTGGATCAGGGAATTCATTGTCTGTCAAAGTTGACTCCGAGCCATATCCAAATCTTAAAGAGGTGACTCCTTCATCATCGACTTCTACAATAAACCGGCGCGGTACCAACTTTTCTCGCAAAATATAGGGGGCATCTTCAGTGTCAGTGCTTGGATTTCTCAAAGCCTGATATACCGTATTTTGTGATAAGTACGGAACTTCGCTATATTCATTTCCTTCTGCATCAACCACTGAGATAATCTCTGAAATATTTTCGCCACCCAAATCCAGCTTAAGGAACTTTTTATAACTTCCGACCGTCAAAATTTCCGTCTCTGTTATTCCCGATATAACATCTCCATAAGCTTTATAGGCGTAAGTCTTGGCGGAACCATCTGAATTCATCTCCGCTACAACCTTTTGAACGTCACTTCGGGTAAAGTCAACATCGGATGAAAGAATAAAAGAATTGCCGGCCGATGAGGCAAGTGTGGTGCCCGCTTTCAAAATGGGAACTAAATCAGAATCGGGATCGCCAGTTGAGTTGGAGGGAACCTGCACATAAAATGCGCACTTTCCTGTAGCTGTAAAAGCTTGAGGCCTCTTATATCCTAATTGTTTTGCCAAAGAAAAAAGGTTTTTCTTTTCAATAGCCGTGTCCAAATAGGTTTCATTGGCCTGATAATCTAAATAAAATGATAGTACATCACCAACATAAGCCACCATATCCATCATCAAGGAACCAAATGATGCTTCGCTAAAATCTTGATAAGTGTCAGGGTAATAAACCTTGGCATAATTAATCAAGTCTGCTTTGATACTCTCAAAGTCTCGGTTTGTATATTTAACTGGTGTAGTTTTTTTAGCCATTTATTCGTCTTCCCTGCTATAGAAATTGATTCTCAATATCCAATTCTAACTTATCTGACACCCCCAAAGTTGGAATAATATATTCTATCTGTAAGACAACCATATTTTTTTCTCTTATCAGGTCGGTCTTTAAATTCGTTATGTTTATATAAGGTAAATATTTAGATGTTTGATCAAATACTCGTTCTCTCAAAAGCTCTAAAGTTTCGGAAGTGACACTCTCAAACAACATCCGTTGAAATCCGACGCCAAAATTAACATCCATAATCTTTTCACCGGGCATTGTTAAAACCATGTGCTTAAAGTTTTGTTTTGCGGTCTCTGATAAGTCTTTTGTAAGTCCATAAGGACCGTCCACCTTATCATATATAAAGGGCACCCTAACCGATAAGCCTTGAGCCATTTAGTTTACCCCCTCCAGCAACTTGTTGATGGCAATTTTTAAATTATTGTCAATAGTTTTGTCCATTTGTTCTTTCACTTCCTTCGCGAATTCAGACTGTTTGGTGCTCCCTTCTGAATAATATGGAACTTCACCCTTCTTGAATGTGCCAATCACTTCCTTATCATAATAATTAGGGTCTCCCGACATAACTGGCCTTCCTAAATTTACCGCGATGCTGTTTATAAAATCAACCACCTTTTTATCGTTCGCCAAATGGTCAAGTATCTGCCCACTGTGCTCCTTAACTATTACCCTATCTATTTCTTGATCCATGTACCACGGAAGACTGTTGTTGTGGTCCGGGGCCTGAGAGCCATAGCCGGGGTCATAATACTTCAACATTGCCAAAAACATACCCTCCAACTCTTCAGCAGTGATTTTTTCATGTTGCTCGGCCAATGTTAAAACGCCATGGTGTTTGGAGATCCAATCTATGAACGTATTGGTGTACGCCCCATCAACCTTCCAACGAGCATTGCCATACAAAAAATTGTATACATAAGTCTTGTTTCTGTATACTCCCGGGGCTGGGTCTCCCGCTTTCCACCTCTCTAAAGATGCATCGCTAAAGGGGCTGTTTTGGTCACTATACTTATTCACAATTGGCCGGTAAATCCCGGTACCATATTTAATACTAGTTTTTGGATTAAATGACTGATCGGTCACACTATTATTATATTTGGTAGAAATAAGTTTATTTTTGGTAGTTTGAGAAGAGAGCTTGGGTACGCTTGCTACCAAGCGAACGCCGTAACGCACATTCATTTTTTTGGCGATCTCGTCAACAAGCTGATACTTGTTCAAGCTACTAGCATTTTCAATATTGCCTTTAAAATACGCCCAACCCTGCTGCTCGTTCAGTCGGTCCATAATTGTCTTAATAAGTAAAGACACCTCTCGAAAAGAAAGGTAGTCCGAGTAATAGGGTGATGGCCAATAATCTTTGTGAAGGGGGATATTATCGATTTTAAAAAAATATTCTAACCAATAGCCACCGTCAATTATTTCATCCCATCCAATATATTCAAAATTGGCGGCGCGTATACCATACGCACCAGCACAACCCGTATAAGTGTTGGCCGGTTTTGCCTGATAAACATAATAAGGTTTTAATCCAGAACCGGGAGAGGGACCCTTATAATCGCACTTTGTCCAGTTGCCTTTATACTTGGTCGTCGCTAAGGTCGCGTCAGGGGCGGGCCAGCGAAAAAGACTATCGCCTTTAAAATTAAACGCTTTTGTATCATATAACGCGGCGCGGGGGTCTGGGTCTGCGTCTTTTTTGCACCCGACCACACCAGCGTTCTTACAAGCTCCGCGTGTGTCATATACCCTAGCGCCACCATCTTTGGGCGCCCAAGGCCACTTAGATGCATTAGAAGGAGGGGAGGGAAGGCCAGCGGATTCTAGATTAAAGTTTAAAGGCTGACCGTCCTCTCCGATAAAAGAGGGTGTAGAAGAGTCATCGGCAGAGGCATCATTAGGATTCTTAAAGGCATACGGATGCTCAAAATTAAACAGGGGCGCCTCCCACATTGCACTTGAAAAATCCCAAGTTTTATTTTTTAGATGGCCAACGAACCAGCCAACTAAATTATCTGGTACGAAAGTTTTCTGAAGATTGCTTAAATAATTCTCTGTCTCGGAAGCTCCCATCTTAAGAGGCGGCCCAAAATATTTTTCATTTCCTGCATTTCCCGCCAACAACACTGCGGATAGCACTTCTGCAAAATATAATTTTAAAGATTCATCCCACTGCCATGGCTCCTCTGGCATCGCCTTTGCATGAGGGTTTTTAGAATAAAAAGCCGCAAAGCGATACAAATCTAACAACTTATCACCGAACAATTCATTTGAAAAGTCAACCCACAGTGTATTAAAAAATGAACTGCCTATATCCATCTCCTTATAAGATTGCTTAACCAGTTGATTCCCGTACTCCTTATCATCCTTGTTCTTCAAAGTCTGCAGACTTGCCGAGTCTTGCAAAAATAAAAAAATTCGCGGTGAGGCCTTTCTAGTGAGGAACGAACGAATTTTCTCCTCCACTGAAATTCCAAACATCATTATAATATATTGTTTTGATCCTATCATGATAATTGAAGCTCCCCGGGCCCGAGGAAGCCTTCCTTGATTTTCTTTAATACCATGACATCATTATCAGAATTTCCTTGCTTTTGCACGTCATATTCTGTATTGTCGAACAACTCTTTCATTTTATCCTGTATTGTGCTCTTGGGATATCTATTTTTTCCATAATATCCATAATCGCTTTGAGCGGCCTTTTGCTCCTTTGGCGCTTCGCCTGCTTTGATTATGGGCAGAATAAAGGGCCCGCTCTCACTACTAAATGGCCATGAACTGGTTGCAGTTAGCTTTCCCTTGACATAAACAGCCTCAATGGGAAATAATTCTCGGCCTATCAATTGCAACAATTTCAAATAAGCATTTCGCATTTTATTTTGATTTTCCACTGTGCTGCTTGAAAATTTCATAGGTGATATAAAAAGGCCTTTTTTGCCACCAGCCCAAGGCGCAGGACTTACAGATATGGCGGTGTTGATCCCCATCGCGAGGTCGTATACCCAATATTTTTTCAAGGCCTCCTCAAACATGGTGATATTTACAGAAGAATCCTCTGCAACTATTTTGGGAGTCTCTAGTATTAAGCCATCGTTGTAAAAATTCCCCAATTCCAGCCCTTTTTGAGTGACGGCCACCTCATAGTTCGTACTTTGTGTGGCGCCGGCCATTTTTGTAATGACCTTAAGAGACTGATTTTCTTTTTCTGTGGTGGTTGGTGTCTTAGTAAATTCAAAAGACAGATTATCAGGAGATAAAATCCAATCGTACAAATAGGGGTTTGAACGCTCAGTGGAAAAAACACGATCCATTCGTTGATATTCTTCTTTGAAAACGCCGCTGGCTTGCTCTGAGATAACATTATCTGCACCAATGGCCTTCATGAGATCTCCCATTGGTAATGGGGGGATCTGGGGCTTGGGGTCGAGGAGCGCGCAAAGTTTCTGAGCAGCCGTAGCAATTGCATTTAAATTCTCATCTGTTACTTCACACACATTTGGCAAGCAAAGATTTGCACGAGAATCGTTAATAATGTCCAAGGTATTTGTGGAGGTTCCAAGGAATGTAAAGAAATCTATAATTTTTTTATCCGTATTCAGGCCAAGCTGAGAATAATCTTTAAAGGTAAAATTACTACTGTCTTTAGATCCTCTTATAGTTTTTAAGGCGCGCTGGATTGATGGCGTATCAGAAGTGGCCAACTCTGTTCTAAATTTATCATCCAACTGAGTTGCCAATATTGTATCAAGAATTTTACACTCGGCAGCACCCATCAGTAAAAAGATCATTTCTTGTTGTTTCACGAATGGCAATTCTTGTATATAAGAAATAAACTCCCTTACAGTTGTAATGGTTGCTGGTTGAATTAATTTTCGTTCAACAGCCTGTTCGATAGTTTTATCACTAATATATGGATTGATATCAACCTTTTCTAAATCGGGGAGCTTTCCGTTGTCGAAGTCAACAAACATGTCATCCACAGCATACATTGCCTCGGCAACTTCTCTAATAATTCGTGTTGTGATCATACAAAATGTAAAACACCAACCGCGAATAATAAGCTGCTCGATAATCTTGCTTAAGTCTGGTATCGGAATGTAGGGAATGGGGGGTATTCTAGGTAATTCAAGTTGTGGGAGATAATTCTCAAACACCTCAGTTTGCTTGATGCTTTCCCCACAAGGGCCTTGGACAGCCTCTTCAAGAATTTTAGAATTGCCAACCTCTTTAGCCAAGTCCTGCAGCAACAAGAGAAGATAATATTGTACTGGGATGACGGCAAAAAACTTTACCATCTGTTCTTTTACACAGGCAATGGCGTCATATTTTGTCGTAGAGAGAATATCTGATAAAGTTTTTAAAACGCCAGCAGCGATGCCGGCAGCATCATCCTCGTTAGCAAAATTTTGAGCAAACGGGTTACACCCCTTAATATCATTCCAAAATTGTCCTTCTTTTTCTTTTTCAGACAATGGCAGCTTTGCGTCCTGTAAGCGCTTCTTACATGGGCTTGGATCATCTGCATTTGCCAACTGCGCGACCATTTGGTCGGTAGCCTGAGCTAAATCCAACAACACCGTAGCAGAAGCATACAGGCCGCCGGCGCTCCACGTAGAGGCGGGCTGCTGATCACTATCCTTTATCTGCTCTTGTATGGTTTTCTTTTCTTCTGTCATTTTAGTTCGTTTTATTCCACACACTGCTGATGCCATCAGTTGAAACTGGTGACATGTTTATTGTCTGACTTACTTGATTAATTTTGCCCGTTATCAGCTTTAAAAAGTTAAATACATCGCTGAAACTCTTTGTCACGACCGTAATCGCCAATTCGGGAGAGGGAAGGGTGTAAACAAGAGCAGCCGGATGAGTATGAAGTGCTAAAATAGTCTGTAGCAGCATCATATCAGTCTGCATTGAAAAAACAGTGCCGTTTAGCTCAGAGATTCTATCGTTCAAGGCACTAATCGCCTTTTCCACTTTTGGACCCTTGGCGATTCCATATAAAGCATAGGGAGAATTTTCATCGTTAAGCTGCTCTTTGGTGGGGTTTCCATATATCAAATTAACGCCAAGAGGCGACATGTTTGCTCTTTCGCCCGGGCTTGATGCACCATAAGTTGGTAATGTGGGGTCGATGCCCGCAACAATATTAACACCTTGGCGTCCCTTAACCTCTATGATGTCTCCTAACACCTCAACAGAGGACACGTTCTGCAATGAAACTGGGCCCGTAGCCATGCGCTCGGCTGTCTTGGGGCCCTTTAAGTCATCGTCAAACACATTATCTTTACCAGTTGCAGTGCGCTGATAAATGGAAATTCCAGCGCCCATTCGAACATTGGGGCTTTCTAAATTAATATCATCACCACCGGGTCGACCCTCATTCAAAAAACCAACCCCTAAAATCACCTTATTAGCAAAATCGCCCCCTTTCGATTTTCCGCCGATAACAGTCCCGTAGCGGCGATCTTGACCCATAAACAGTACAGAGTCTGCCTCACCCTTAACAATCGTCGCTCCCGACCTCTCAGACGCCTTAAACGCGGGGGCCTGCAAACCTTTGTAAGTTGCATTTTCGCCACCACCGGCAGCTTGGAGTTTAATGTTGTCTTCAACTCCGGGGCCGGCAGTCTCATTATTGCGCTGCCGTATTTTAGATACTTCGTTGCTCATTCAAAATAACCTTTAGTGTTTTTTCCTGAATACATACCCAAATAAGGATCTAACATAATTTTATCAGTTGGATAGCCATCAAATTGAGGCGTAGTTATATTTTCATATTTAATTTGAACCACCTCGTGAACCCGAGGAATTCTCTTCAAGTTCATTCCGGAAACATCCAGAAAAAACAAAGAACTTTCGTATTCTTCTAACGTTATCTGCCCCCTCGTGTAAGACATAAAGCGCGGGCACAACATATTAGTAGCCGGTATTTCTACCTTTAAAATAGTAATTTGCGGATCGGTCTTTGTTTGTTCGTTATTCAAAAGATCTTGATTGTTGGCCTGAAGAGACATCAAAAAATGAGGCTCTTTTTCGATCCCCCTAACGATGGCGAGAGGCTTTGATTTTTCTCCGTTGGCCGCTAGCTTATTTAAATATTCGGCAAAAAGAATGGTGACAGCTTTATGCTGCGCTATAGAGCCATAATCATTCACATACCCTCTAAGACCATTAAAATTCATTTTTCGCCCGTCTTCTTTATCATATCAAAAAGATTTTCCCTCTCTTTGTCATCCAAGCTAATGTCTTCTTCGTGAGAATTCATTTTTTGCATTAAAGCAACAATCTTCACCAACTGCTCATTTGAGCGCTGCAGCGTTTCAACGTACTTCGCCGCCACGACGCCGGCCCGGGCATTTGTTGCGTCGTTAGCGGCGATTTCGCCCTTCAAGCTACTCAAAAGTCTATTAGTTTCTTTACGGTCTTCTCTTAAATTGTCTAGAGCCTCTTCAATTAATTCTTGCTTTGTCATGCGATCTCCCCTAGACTAATTAGGGAAAACTACAGTTTTCCATCGTTCCAATCATTCGCAAAAATAGCATACTTGACTCTAGCCTTTTTTAGAGTGTTTGCAATCTGCTTGGTATTGAGTCCAGTAATTTCTCTCAAATATAAATAAATAGCCTTCTTGTTTAAAATTTCTAATTCATCAGGATCTTTTAATATTTGAAATATTGCCAATACCACCTTTCGATCATTATCGTTTTTAACAACCTCGTGATCTTCCAACATGACATTTACAAATTTTAAAAGATGGGCCCAAAATTCCCTCTCAGTACGCTTTTTCTCATAGGTGTGCTGGGTTACAGTGTTTTGAGATTCTATCAGCTTAACAGCATCATCAAGCTGAATCGTTGTCCTGTTGGTTTTTTGATTTACCTTTACCTTGTGAATAAACCAGTTTTTAGTTATGACACTGAAATAGGAGAAGGCTTTGGATCCCCGATTAGGATTATATTTATCCAAAATTGTAGTTAGCCATAGCTTGCAGTCATCTCTTAAATAATCTATGTTGGGGAGGGTCGTAAATTTATATGTAAAAACAATTTTATCAACCAACTCAGAAAAGGCGGGCTGGATTAGATCCTTATAAAGTTTTGTTTTCTCATTAATGTCGGTTGATACCGCATATTTTACAATAGCAGCCTCATGCTCTGGTCCAAAATAAAGTCGCTTTGTTGATTTGCGCCTCTTACGCCTTTGACGTGCCATCTTCATACCTATCCTTAAATTCCTGCAAATCACCTTTTAATTGTTTTGAATGTTCCAATAAAGCACTCAAAGTTTCATCCCCATAAAATGTTTGCATTTCATAAATTTTTTCTAAATGCCTTGTAAATTCATCAGTTGATACGATTACCAAGTCTAAATTTTCATTAAAATAAAGCAGTTTTTTCACTACATAAAAATTCAAAGCGATAGAAGCTATGACGAATCCAACAAATAAAACAAAGCCACCAATGGCAAGTATTTCAAACATTTTTTTCCTCCTTCACCATATTATTTTTTCTCATTTCTTTCCTCTGTTCCTTTAGCTCGCTGCGACTCTGCTCAATAAACTCTTTTGTGACATCTCCCACTTTTTTCTCTTGCTTGGGAAGATCCTTCTTTAAGGTGAAAGAGGGGGGGAGTCGACTAATATCGATCTCAGACTTGCACGAGGGGCACCCTTGAGGTTTATCCCCCATAGAATGCCAAGCCCCCCATACATGTTTACAACAGCCGCAATGATATTTATAGCGCGGCATTAATTATCTTCAGCGGAATCTTTATCATATTCAGAGTTGGAAATCTTAAAAGTTGGTGGATTTTCAACAACCAACTCTGAGTGGTTTTCCGCCACCAGCATAAAGTTAAAACTCTTCAATATTGGTACAATATCCGTTTGCTCTAATAGCGATTTTTGTAGTGCCATCATAACAGCACCTAGGGCTTGATCTGATAATTTCATTTTATTTCTCCTTTTATCCATTCTTTTAGCGTGTCTGTTGGGTGCCAGCCAAACGTCTCACTAAACAAAGTAGTGCTAGCTAAAGTTTCTTGTGATTCGGCCAAACGTGGTGGTAAATTAATAGTGTTTTTACTTATAAGTGAAGCCAACTCGTTAACCGAATAATTGATTCCCGTTCCAACATTTATTATTTTACCAACACATTTTTTGTTTAATTTATTTGCAGCAGATATATTGGCTTTCACGACATCTAAAACGTGTGTAAAGTCTCTTCTTTGCTGGCCGTTTCCGACAATTGTAAGACTTTCGTTGCCGGCTCGCTGTCTCAAAAATATACCAACCACTGGTGCATATTGGCCGCGCACGGGTTGTCTTTCCCCATACACATTAAAGTATCTAAACACAACAGTCTCTAAGCCAAACAATCTTGTATACATCATACATAATTCTTCTGCGGCGGTTTTTGAGACGGAATATGGGTTCAAACAATCTTTTGGCATACTTTCTTTAAGTGGCGGCTTGTTTTTTAAGCCATAGGCAGATGATGTAGAGGAATAAACAACCCTCTTAACCCCCGCCTCTCTAGAGCACTGCAAAACATTAGCAGTTCCTAAAACATTCGTCTTTACAGTCAGCAATGGATTTTCTATAGATGGTTGTATTCTTGCTTCGGCCGCCAAGTGAAAAACAACATCAACGCCATCAAACAAAGGCCTAATTTGCTCACATTCATTAATGTCAAATTTATAATTTTGAGCCTTATCATTCCAGTAAAACTGTTCATTTGCGCCCGATGATTCATTATCGATAACAATAACCTCCCATCGACCCTTTAAAAGTGTATCTACTAAATTTGAACCAATAAAGCCGGCGCCGCCGGTGACTAAGCCCCTCATTATTTCCACCCCTTGGTCGCGACGATGTTGCTCAAATCTGATTTATACATATCCCTAGCCAAAGCATCAAAATTATAATTCGGAGACCAGCCCAAAACTTGCTTCGCTTTTGAACAGTCGCCGAGCAAATAAGGCACTTCTTGCGGTCTAAAATACTTCCTATTCGTCCTAATAGTATCTGGAAATTGGTTTATCCCCGCTATTTCCCAGACCCTGTCTAAAAACTCTTTCACTGAATGTGTTTCTCCGGTGGCGATAACATAATCATCTGGGCTATCTTGCTGCAGCATTAGCCACATGGCGTCTACATAATCTTTCGCGTGACCCCAATCTCTTTTAGCGTCTAAATTACCAAGCTCAACATATTTCTGATTTCCAGTTCGAATATTGGCTGCAGCCATGGTAATTTTTCGCGTAACAAAGGTCTCTCCACGCCTAGGGGACTCATGATTAAAAAGAATCCCACTACTGGCGTGGAGGCCATATGAAATACGATAATTTCTTACCAAATTATGAGCAAAAACTTTAGCGCACGCATAAGGGGACGCAGGCATCAATCTTGACTCTTCATTAAAACCTTTTTTCGGAATATCGGGATTGTCCCCGTACATCTCAGAGGAGCTAGCCTGATAAAAACGACATGTTGGCAAAATATGTCGTATTGCTTCTAAAATTCTTGTTGTGCCAAGAACAATACCATTTACAGTATCCTCTGGGATATTGAAAGATACTTTCACATGAGACTGCGCAGCCAAATTATAAAATTCATCTGGCTTATACTGTAACAGTAGGCGATAAGTTGCGCCGGCGTCGTTAAGATCCCAATATTCCATTTTAAAATTTTTATGTTTATAAATGTGGTCAATGCGCCCCGTACAAATAACAGAAGAGCGCCGCTTGAGCCCCACAACATAGCAGCCCTTGCTGAGCAGTAGTTCTGCCAAGTATGAGCCATCCTGTCCGGTAATTCCGCTTACAAAGGCCGTTTTCACTCTACCCCTCGTATATTATGAGGATAGTTGTCCAAAAACCACTCACATGTATTTCTTATAGCCGAATCAAAAGACACATATTCATCTTGTGTCCACCCCATTGCACGCATCTTGGATTTATCAGACGGCTTCTTAAATTGTCCAGCAGGCATTTTAATATCCCAATTTATTTTTCCCCTATAATCCATAACTTCTGCTATTTTCTCGGCAGCCTGCCGAATAGACACTTCCCGGGAATTACCAACATTTATAGGGCCCTCTCCATTATAGTTTTTTAATACGAACAACAACTCTCTAGCCAAGTCCCTAGAGTAGGTAAACTCTCTAAGCGGAGAGCCGTCGCCCCACAATACAATATCAGCTTCATTGATCTGTGCCTCATGCATTTTTCGGATAATGGCGGGAATCACATGCGAATCATTTAAATCAAAATTATCATATTCGCCAAATAAATTATTAGGAACCGCTGTAATATAATTACAACCATATTCTTTCCGGTAAGCTCGCGATTGCACATCCAGCATTCTTTTAACATGTGCATAGGCAAAGTTGCTGGGGTGTGGTGGGCCCGAATGAACCTGTTTCTCCGTTAATGGATATTTGATAGCATCGGGAAATATACATGTGCTCAGCATCGACAAAACCTTTTTAACGCCGGCCCTCCTGCAAGCCTCTAGCGTATTCGTGTTAATAAGGATATTGTCAAAATAAAAGTTGCCGGGGGAATCAGAATTTGCTTTTATGCCCCCTACTTTTCCAGCCAAGTGTATAACGTGAGTCGGCCGATGTTTTGAAATAACAGTACAGGCCTCCTCTAGGTTTCTCAAATCACACTCACGAGAAGACAGATATATTGCCTCGCAGCCATTGGCCTGAAAGGCCTTTCCTAACATGCCGGATCCGCCGGTAATCAAAATTTTCATATTTTTTCCTCTATGATTTTTCTATTGTAATGCGCGTGGATGGGAGCAAAACAGCGCTACTTGTTGAAGGTAGCCTAAAGCTCTCCTCGGGGAGGCCCTCTAGATACTCGCGAACTTTTCGCTTATCCTCTTCCCACAATGGCTTATCTTCATTGTAAAACTTATCACATGTATAGTTGGGCACGTTTCTTTTATCCCAGTCATGCCAAAAAGTCAAATCCTCGTCCGTGAGTTGAAATCCAAGATCAGTGGCGATGTCTCCCATCCATAAGTCAATTTGCATATTGTATGAAACATGGCCCATTGCATCATAAAAGTCTCTATTAAGATATGGAACCGTTGCACATGGATGCGTATGGCCATCGGCACCATCATACACCATCGTTCTGATATGTACAAATTTTCCCCGATATCTCTCTTTTATTAGCTTATCCCAACATTCCGTTGTGTTGGTCATATCATCAGTGGCAAAGTGGATCCACTCCCCACGAGCCATCGAGGCCAGCTTATTCCAACATTCGTGCAGTTCTCCCCATGGGCGCCGAGTTTGAAAAATGTGATATTTGAAATTCAAGGACCCCCACGCTCTTACTTGATAACTTTGAAGTTGACTAATACTAGCCACATCATCATGGTCCATTCCAACAATAAATTCTATATCATTAAGATCGTGCGCCTTATCAATAAAACTATGTAATGTTTTGATCATGCCCATCAGCCGCTCTCTAGTCAGCAGCAGAACACTCACAAATGGCCTTTTTTCTTCTAAATTTTCTTCTGGCATCGTGTATTTTCCTTTTTACCTTGTTAAAAACTGCCTTTCAGATGACACCCTATTTCTCCAATAATCCAATAAATCGTTCATAGTCTCTTCAAAAGATATTTCAGGGTGCCAGCCAGTATGAGAAGTAAATTTAGTAGTGTCAGGAACTTGCAAATCGGCATCTACAGGCCTTAGTCTTTCTTTATCAACTTCCACCATGATGTTTTTACTTGTTGATTTAGATATTAAATATTTCAACATTTCCCCTATGGTACATGAAAAAGTGCCCCCTATGTTATAATATTCTCCAGAAACAGGATTTTTGGTGACAAGCAAATAATAAGCCCTCACGGCATCTCTCACATCTGTCCAAGTCCTTAAAGAATCCAAATTCCCAACCTTTACAACCGGCGGAATAAGACCGAGTTCTATCATTGCAATCTGCTTTGCAAAGGTCGATTCGGCAAAAACATCGCCGCGGCGAGGGCCCGTATGTGTAAACATCCTTGTTGTCATGATTTTCATGTTATATGCTTCTGCATAATATCTTCCAATTAGGTCAGTTCCAATTTTAGATATTGCATACGGTGAAGCTGGATGGAAATTTTCTTCCTCAGTGATTGGCGTTCTGTCGGCAGGAACTCTGCCATACACCTCCGAAGAGGCACAAACGTGTATGTGGGGATCAAAATTACCCTTTCTCAAAGCTTCTAACAGCTTTGCAGTCCCAATAATATTTGTATTGAGTGTATCAAGCGGAGCATTAAAGCTGGTTTTGGGGTAGCTCTGTGCTGCTAGGTGAAAAACATAATCCGGCCTTGATTCTGCAGACGCGTCCATTAAAGAGGGTAAATCATTTAAATCGCCGTATAAAAGAAACACCCTATTTTTATTATTAATCCTGTTTGACAAATGCTCAATGTTTTCCAGATTGTCATTCCAGCGTAAAAAACCATATATCTGCCAATCAGTATTTTCTAAAAGAAAATCCGCCAAATGTGATCCGACCATACCGGTTATGCCGGTTATTAGACACCTAGTCATTGAAGTAATTGTTCCTTGTCTTGTAAAGATCTCTGTTTTCCGCAAACCAATCGACTGTTTCTTTAAGTCCCTCGTACAAAGATGTCTTGTTTTTAATCCCATGGGATTCTGCTCTAGAAGTATCCATGATCCTCTTCGCGTCACCCTTTGGTTTGCTTGTATCCCAAACAATGTCAACATTTTTATCGTAAATGTCTCTAATGGTTTCTGCCAATTCTTTAATGGTGATTCCTGTGCCCGATCCTAAGTTAACCGGCTCTGTGACACCGTTTTCTACTAATTTAATCATTGCTGCTGCGCAGTCGTCGGCATAAATGAAATCTCTAATGGGGGCCCCATCCCCCCAGCAGACTAACGGTGATTCTCCAGAAGCTATTCGATTAATTAAAGATGGAATCACCATAGCATTATTTGGATCAAAATTGTCCCATTTTCCATATACGTTAGCGGGGCGCGCAATTGAAATATTATTCTTTCCATTTTGTACCGCGTAGGCGCCCGCTTGAAGTTCCCCGATCCTCTTAGACCAGCCGGGATATTTGTCGTTCTCTGAAGGGAACGTTTTCCAAACATCGTCCTCCTTAAAAACTGGGGCTGGATGGTACACTCCAACAGAACTAGTGTACAAGTACCACTCAACCCCCTCTCTCATAGCCGCTTCCATCATATTCGTATTAAACATCAACATTGGTACCATAAATTTTGCTGGCTTTTCGCGTGACATTTTTGGGGAACCCTTAATGCCAATTAAATTAAATACATATTCTTGGCCCTCAACAGCCTTAAGGCAATTTTCAAATGAGGTCAAATCTAGCTTTTTAAAATTAACACCTGTGGGCAGTCCCGCAGGATCGTCCAAGGAAACAACAGTCACTCTACAGCCTTTTTCGACGAGCCTATCTACCAAGTAACGGCCGATCATGCCGGTTCCGCCAGTAACTAAAACTTTTTTATTTACTAAGTTATTTTTAAAAATAGACACTCTCGCCCCCATCTGCCGCAATTGATGCCCCGCTTATCAAACTAGCTTTGTCCGAACATAGAAAAACAACCAAGTTGGCAACCTCTTCGGGAGTGCCCATACTGCCTCGCGGGAAGTTGGACCTAATAAATTCTTCAAAACCTTGTGGGTCCTTCTCCCTCATTGTCTCCCAGCCCGTATTTGGAATCCAAATACCCCCGGGCGCGACAGAATTAAATGTAATGTTTGCCGATGCATATGCTGGATTTCTTGATAAATTTTTCATTAATGTTGTTTGCGCTGATTTTGCCACATTAAACCATGGTCGGCCGCCGGCCTGTTTTCCATAAATTGATGTAATTGCAATAACGCGCCCCCACTTTTTTTCAATCATGTGCGGTAAAAACATTCTACTATATTTCATTGCAGAAGTTAAATTTTTATCATAAACTTCTTGCCAAACCAGATCGGTGGTCTCTAGAAGGTCTGGGGATCCCCATCGGCCGCCGCCGCCGACGTTATTTACGACAATATCAACTCCACCCCATTTTTCTTTTATAGCAGATTCGACTTTGAAGAAGGATTCATTATCCAGTACATCTGCCACAATACAAATACTTTCTATATCATATTCAGATAAGAAATCTTTTGCCTCTTTAACCCTTTCTGGTGTGCGGCTAAATACGGCGATGTCAACTCCCTCCTTGGCCAGTTCAATAGCGATGGCCTTTCCTATACCATGTGTTCCGCCACTAACAAGAGCCCTCTTTCCCCTTAAATCTAAATTCATTTTTGCTCCAAAAAATTTGTTATCTTGTTCACAACGCTAGCCTCATCTAATGAATATTTTTTATGAAGTTTTTGGCGAGTGCCATAATAAAAACAATGCTGATCTCTCACGGCTATTGGTAGAAATTTTTTATGCAAATGATGCTTAGCCAGCAAAAATCCAATCTTCTCGCCCACACCGCCCGAGTATGTATTTTCTTCTAGCGTGATAATGTTCTCGGCATTTTGTAATAATTTAAGTATTTTATTTTCGTTCAAAGGTTTAAGTCTATAAATATCAATAACAGAAACCCCCTCAAGCCGATTTGCCGCCCCAACTGCAACATGGGTCATGTAGCCTGTAGATAAAATCAAGGTATTCTGTGGCGGGCCTTTAAGCAAGTGAGCGCCCTCTTGAACATTAAAATCGTGATTATAAATTCTATTACACACGCCCTTTTCTATTCTAAAATATTTTGGACCGTGGGTGTAATAAGCCATCTCTGCCAAGCTTCTTGAGTTTACTTCATCTGTAACGTTAAAAACTTGTAACCCGGGGAGGGTCATCATCGCCTGAGCGTCCTGCATCCCTTGATGTGTTGGGCCATCCGTACTATATGTAAAGCCGGCGCCGACGCCAATTAAATTGACGTGAGAGTTCATTGCGCACAAATCTATATTAACTTGCTCTAAACTCCTCATTGATATAAAGTTATTGATACTATAAACATAAACAACTTTTCCTGTTGCTGCCAACCCTGCGGCAAAACTAATCATATTTTGTTCAGCTATGCCAACATTCAGATACTGTGAAGGGAAATCTTTTTCTATTCTTGATAACCCAAAAGCTCCATGATCTGCTGTCAATATAATCGCTTCTTTATGTTCACTAATGATTTTATAAACGCCATCAAAAAAAGCGTCTCTCATGTCCACAATACTCATTGTGTGCCCCTGCTGATTTCTTCTTTACAGAGATGATATGTGTCTTTATCAATGCCGCCGTGATGCCACTTATGATTATTCTCCATAAAAGAAACGCCTTTTCCCTTGGTCGTATTTGCTATAATTACTGTTGGCTTATCGCCCCCTATAGCAGAAAAAACCTCAAAAAGTTTTTTATGATCGTGGCCGTCAACTTCAACAACGTTCCACCCAAAGGCCCTCCATTTGTCACCAAAAGGATTTAATCTATTTATTTTTTCAGTTTGCCCGTGAATACACAGCCCATTTCTGTCCACAATAGCAATAAGATTATTAAGCGATAGGTGGGCAGAAAGTTGTGCCGCTTCCCAGATCGTCCCTTCGCAACACTCCCCATCGCCCAATACAACATACGTCTTACAGTTTTTATTGTCAAGCTTTGCTGAATATGCCATACCAGAGGCTACTCCCAAGCCATGACCCAAAGAGCCGGTGTCAAATTCAATTCCCGGGATATTATGATCCGGATGTTCTCCCAGCAACCCTTCATTATTCATCGACATAAGATCTTTTTCTGTAATTAATCCAAGCTCTTGTAATATCACATATTGCGCGATGGCGGCGTGACCCTTGCTTAATAAAAATCGATTTCTATCTTGACTTAAATAATTTTTCTTGTTCAATCCGAGGAATCCACCATAATATAATACAGTTAGAATATCTACACACGAGTATGCTCCACCAATATGGCCCTTCCCCGCGTTATAGATTGTTTTTAAAATTTTAAGTCTGAATTTTGTACTTAAACTTCTTAACTGCTTTACCAAAGCCTCTTTTTGCATCGTGCCTCACATCTTGGTGCATATCATTTTTGTGTTTATTCTAGACTTCATAATGTCCTTCATCAACTCTGGACATTCATATTTCTTTAATTGCTCGACCTCAAAGCCTCTCTTCATCATATATTTTTCTATATCCACATGATAATATTTTGAAGAAAAATTATTATTAAAAAGTATTTTACCACCCTTGACAACGTTATTTATAGCCCATTCTAAACACTGAAGGCGCAACTCGGGATGTGTTGCGGCTGCAGCAACATCGATCTCACAAAAAGCTAAATCAATTTTTTTATTTAAATTATTACAATCAACTATTTGTATATTTGGATGTCCAAGAGGATTAAGCCAATCATACCCTATCACGCGCTCCGGCCCATATATGGAACAAAGATTTTCGATGGCCAAGCCCAAACCACAACCGACCTGCACAATGTAGCCGTTGGGCGGTATATTTAATCTTGGCAGCACATATTTTGAAACTAAAAAAGAACAATATTCATACCCATAGTGCGTCCACTTAAGAGAAGAAAAAGATTCGTCCATTTTTTCTTTTTCTGTCATCATATGATAAACTCCTTTTCCTCTAAAAGGTGTAAAGAGTCTGGTGTTGTTATTCCCGTAACTTGTAATGTCCACTTGTCCGCAATGCCTGCGTTGCAAGATAAATGATACATACCATAAGGCCATGTGTAAGTATCGCCTCTTTTCCAATTTGTTACAACATTATTGCCGATTTGTACCATGTGGCCCCAATGCCAATCTTCTAAAAACATCAAATATCTTCTCACGGTGGTAAGGTCGGAGATGTTTTGGGAGTCTCTAATCATCTTATATGTATCAAAATGCCATGGCACAACATTTCCGGGGCGCTGTCTTATCATTGCCAATGAGCAATTTGATAGTCCAGAAATTTCTGCGATGCGATGACAAAATTCAGGGAATTTGTGATCATTGGTGCTGGTGATTTGGAATCTACGTGTATTATGCTCAGTATATCCAGCGGCCACATAAAGCTCTTTGCCCCAACTCAAATTAAACTCATCTAATGGTTTATCATAATCTTCTGGGTATATATCCACGGCATGGCCTTCCTCAACTTGTTCAGTCGCTACTTTAAAATTATCAAAATCGCCCACAAATCTACCCACATATTGACCATCTTGTGATTCAATTTGTGGATCATAGTGCCAATCCTGAAGGGATTTTTTATATTCTAGCTGACTGTCAAATTTAAACATTCTTAAATTCCTTTATACCTTTCTTCTAGGGGTGTCCCGTTTGAAACCAAGGGCATATCCCCCAAAAGACCAGAAATTGTGACCCTTCTCCAATCTGTCCCCCTTTGAAAATCCTTAAATCTTTCATCATCTTTTGCCGCCAAACCAAAAGAAATGCAATTTGTGGGAATCAAATTGGACTCGTCACACACCATAATTTGTTTTTCCCTATATTTATCTTGAATATAATCAGGCGAAAAATGATTACATATGGCATCTCCGACAATGCACCCCATTGTAGATACTTGGCCCAAACTGTTAAAAACATCCACCGGATCATCGTTAAATTCTCTTTTACACCTCATACCAATTCTTATTTTTTCAGTGCCATAAAACCCCTTACTCATACTAAAAGCGACACCCTTGATGCACTCTCTTTCTAAACTAAAATTTATATTTCTAGCCATAACATAATACGCACAATCAATAAATACTGGTACTCCCAATAAGTCACACTTGTCTAAAACAGACTCTAGTTTCGGGTGAATTGAGCCATAATCACTAAACGGGACTGATACTATAAAAGCATCCCCCTCTCGGATCTCGTCATCCTCAACATAGGCCCAGCCATGATAGTTGTTTCTCCAAGAAAGCCAATGATAAGCAAATTCACCTTTAAAGCATCTCATTCTCCTATCCTTATATTCAGAATAGAAAAAATCAAAGGCCTGTGTTGAACCATGCACATAGCTTAATTTGTTAAATTCTCTTATTCCTTTCAGATTATTATGTTTGCTTTCTTGAACCCATTCGTGAAATCTACATAAAAAATCACTTTGGATACCCCTGTCAAATAACTTAGAGGGATCATGAGCCTTTTTTATAAATTCAAATGCCACAGAGTCTGGGACTGGGCGGGAGCCCTTTTGCAGTCCGGGCGGGCATAGCCGATTTTGTTGCATTTCTTAACTCCTATTGATTATAGTATTCGCCATATTCCACCAATAACGTTGGCTTTGAATCTTTTCTTGTCAATGCTTTTTGATACGCCGGAAAAATGTCTTCCTTGTTTTCCAGCAACACTACTTCAACATTGGTTAGTAAGTGGCGAAACGCCTCAGTATGGTCCTGCGTGTGTTGCACCCCCCCATTAAGGGGAACTTTGGCACCAATTGAAGTGCGCACTATAACCCGTGGTTTGTAGGTCCCGCGAGTCATCTCTTCCATCTTGTCTAAATGATTAACCAATTGATTTATTGCAAGCAGTAAAAAATCAAAACGCGGATAGCAAGTAACAGGAACATACCCCTCCATGGCCAACCCAATAGAAAGGCCCATCTGCGTTTCTTCAAACACTGGAGTTTCGATCTTTCTATCTTTATTGATTGTTTTTAAGGTGTTATAAATTGAATTTCCGCTATAGCTGACAGACTGGCCAAGAAAAACAACTCTTGGGTCCTCTGCTAAATATTCCATCGATTTAACTAAATGATCTACATACTTCATCTTTTTTTCCTTAAAACAAAATCCACTGGCCAGTGCCATGATGTGGGTATCCCCTCTCGTAAGAATAATAAAAAACGTCTTCAGGCGGTATTGTTTTTGTTCCATTCCACGTTTCATCTGTTGGCGTATTAGTACTCATATTGTTGTCCTCGACAACAAACTCCAATGGAAGGTTGTGTCTTCTGGAGTATTTATATACCTCATTAAAAATACCAGTTTCATAAGTCATATCACCTACGAAAGCCCACACTTTTCTATCTGTACCCTTCATTTGTTGAGCTTTGGCGGCGCCAAGTGCAATTGGAATAATTCCGCCCACAATAGAAGATGTATACAATTTTGGACTTTTACAATAAACACTCATGCTCTTTCCAGCAGTTATTAATTCCCACAAATGTTCTTCTGAGACGCCATGTAAAAGAGCGTGATAGTGGTTTCTCCAAGACGAAAAAACCCAATCCTCTGGGTTGACATATTTAAAGACTTCAATCAACTGTTTTTCATTGCCCTTTGACATGTGAACTGGACCAGTAATTGTGCCCTTTTCATATTCCTCTTTGACGCGCAACTCAAAATTTACTAGATCTTGAGCAGTTAATTTCACATCATTAATTTCTTTATTTTTAAATTTCTCTGGAATGTGCAAATTCATTTTATTCCTTATAACTTTTTTTATACCATTCAATGGTTTTTTGGATTCCCTCTTCTAGTGAAGTCATAGGATGCCAACCCAACTCTTCCTTCGCCTTAGTTGAAATTAACGCGAGCTTTGTGTTAATTGAAGGTTTCGTTAAATCATGCTTTATGGTAACATTTTTATTAGAAATTTTTATTATTTTTTTCACTATCTCTTTAACAGAAAATGATTCTCCATAGCCCACATTATAAAGTTCATATTGGCTTTTCTGACTGTTAATTGCTTTGTGTATGAAGCCTACAACATCATCCACATAAAGAAGGTCTCTTTCAGTAGAGCCATCGCCCCAAACAATAATTTCTTCTCCGTCTTTGGCGTTCAAGACCTTAGTAATAGTTGCGCCGAACATGTGAGATTTTTCTAAGTCATACTTGTCGTGAGGGCCATAAGTGTTGCTGTGGCGAATAGAAGTGTGTTTTGTTTTGCCCAATCCAGCAAAAAACTCACACATTTTTTCAACATAAACTTTTGTCCAGCCAACACCAAAATAATTTTTGAAAATTGGCTCATCTAAATAATAGTCTTTCTCTGTTACGGGCGAGCGTGCGGGATTATACATGACTCCACAGCTTAAAAACAAAAAGTGCTCTATCGAATGGTCATAACATGCCCGCAGAATAAGAGAATTCATGACTGCATTATCTGTGACATGTAGATAGGGTCTTTCTATAATGTCCTTTGCCCCTGAAGTGGTTGCTGCTGCTTGAATAACAATATCAAACTTTTCGCTATTAAACACTGCGTCGATGCCGCCTTGTGTTGTCAAATCCTCATAAAATATCTTTTTACCGGGCCAGTCATCATACCTCCTAGTATTGGCAACGCCATATACTTGAAAGTTCTCCAAATTGGAAAAATATTCTGATATGTTCCTTCCCATGAAGCCGGTAGCGCCGCAAACTAAAATCTTTTTCACCAGCTTATCTCCCAATCTTTAAACTCTGCGGCCAAACAATCAATTTTATAGTCTTTTCGGCCGCCGGCATATTCCTGAATTTTATTCTTTGCTGTATTTCTAATGCCATTTAAACCATGTGTAAGCTCTAGGTTGTTTCCGTCTTTAATTCCTTTGCGGTAATTGCTTTCGTTGTGCCAAATGTGCAAATTCATCTGAGAGAGAACAACGATTGCCCTAACCGTCTCCGCATCTATATTTTCGGCCTTATTCAGTATAAGCTGAATATCGTGACATATATCCTCTATTTCTTGCGCATACTCACTTTTATGATCTGAAATAAACACTTCCTTAAGCTGAGCGATAGAAAGTCTATCAACTAGTTCAGATAGCGTAGGCAAGTATTTTCTTTCCGCATTATTTTCCAACATGAACCATTATACCACTTAAACGAAAACAGTTTAAGGGGTGGACGATGTTATGAGGAGGCCCTCTTAAAGGCAATAAAGCCGTTTCTTTCATTGGAATAGTCTTTCAAAACATCCCATTCCTTAGATACAAGGAGGTCTTTCTTGACATCATAATTTTTTAATATGTTGGAGTCATCTAAAAGAATAATATTGGCGCGATCATTTATTTTTTTATATTCTGCATAAGAACTAAATTCGCCGCCGTCCAACAGGAGTACATCTATAGATGGTGGCAATTTATCAAATATATTTATACACTCCTTTTTATTATACCACTTTATGTCTCCGCTATGCCACTCCTCCCAGCCAGTATGGCGCGGTGGGCCGACCTCTGATGTTTTTATTTCTTCTAAAGTCATAATTTCTGACGGCTCAATAATTCTTCCCAAAAGGAGGTGAATTTTTTTTCGGCGATAGGCTGCTGTAATCGGCGCCCAATATGTAACAGCTTGATCGTAAAAAACAGAATGAGACTCTATACTATATAATACACTGTCGTCATCCCTCTCAAATAGCGCATCCATAAAACATTTCGTGCTACCTTGCCCATTCCAAGTGCCTATTTCCACAAATGTTTTATTTGTTGTATCTCTTGAAAGATCATAAATTAACTCTCCGGGCCTGCTGCCTCTATTTATTTGGCCACTCATTTTCTCTCTCCCCCATAGTTTAAACTATCACAAGTCTGTTTTAAAATAAATTCTGGTATAATAATATTACCCTGTCCCATTGAATGTTCGTATTTAACACCGGGTCGGGCAGAATAAAAAGGAATATTAAGTTTTGTTCTAACTTCCCTTTCTAGGGCTTCTCTCTCCTTTACCAAGCTCTCTGCAGAAATATGGTCTGTCCATACATATGAAATATATCCACCACTTGGATCTCCTTTATAATAATCCTGTTCTGTCAAATAGTTAAGAGGTTTTTGATAAAGTTTATCGCCTGATATATCAGACGTATACACATAGTGGTCTCCTTGCTTTACTGCCTCATCAAAATAGGGTGAGCCCGGATATGTTGTAATAATTGTGCAGTCAAACTCTTCTGGCTGTGTTTTTAATAGCCAATTTTTAGTATTTTCAATCGTTTCTGCGCTTTCGCCAGCGTGGCCTACAGACATAAGAGCTTTTACTTTAAGACCGTGCTTCTTTGCAATTTCAACACATCTAGTGTTGTCGTCTTTTGAGGCCCTCTTCTTAATATTTGTTAAAATTCTTTCATCACCAGATTCAAAGCCGGTCAAAATCCACCTAAAACCAGCGCGGTACATTGCCTGTGCCTGCACCTCATTAAATAACTCAGCCTTTATGAAACCTCTCAATTTAAAATCTACACCGTGCTTTTCCTGTAAATCACTAATCTGATTCATCATCGGCACCATATTTTTATTAACGTTAAGTTCGTCGTCGTAAAACATGAATGCTTTGAATCCGTACTCCAAATATAAATGTTCAATCTCTTTAATTACCGAATCGGTGCCACGCGTGCGGATTTTTCTTAGGAATGGAGAATTGCGGCCACTACAAAAAGTACAAAAAAACGGACAGCCCAATTGAGCTATTAAACTAACGGCGTCCTCGCCCTCAATCTGATATTTATATGAGCCAACATCGACCAAGTGCCTTGCTGGCATCGGGAAGTTGGTAAACTGCTTATTGCTCAAAAATAACGGTGAACGCCTATCATCAGCATCAACAACACCGCTGTCTATTTTAAGAGCCTCAAAAATTGCCAATTCGCCGTCACCGCAGACCAGCACATCATATAAACCAAGCAACTGTTCAATGTCTTTTGTCGCCCGATCACTACCCACAAAGTTCTTTTCTTTTTCTTTTTTTGATGCCGAGTGCATCAAAGAAACGTGCGGACCACCCAGCATCAACTTTCCCACTTTTCCTTTTAAAGCGTGTGCGATTTTTACAGCAAACGGCACCTGTGGTGTTGTTGCAGTCACTCCAATAACCTTCGCGCTCCCGGGCATTTTAACATAATCATTTAACACATCAACAAAATTTGAAATACCACTCAAATCAACAAAATCAACTTTATATCCCTCCTGTTCAAGTACGGCTGCAACTTTTAAAACGCCAATATGCATAAACACCCGCTCATCCAAAAGGAACGGCGAAGGTGGAGTAACCAAACATATGTGCTTATTTACATTCATTTAAAATTTTTTCTTCCCAGTATTTCATATATAGCATGTCTTTGGGGTTATCCTTAACCCTTTCGTATTCTGAATTTAAAAAATCTAAATCTGCCAATTTGTCCCATGTCTCCAGTGCTATAACGGGCAATTCAGTAAAAAAAGAATTTCCCCTACTCCTTTTAATTATTGGAACTCTCCCTAAATAGAGAGCTTCCCAAAACCGATGAGTTTCTGCCGGCGCATTCCCTCTGGGGCATACAACCATCTTGTGATTCAAAATGCCCATTAAGTATTTTGTGTATGACCTATATCTTGATTCTTCATGAGTTTGGGATATACTATCAGTTATATATGGCAAACCCTGAGATATATCATACACCCGCTGCCTTATAGGGTGAGTTGTTAAGCTATAATTTGCATATAGTTCTTTTTCTGGGTGGCAAAAAGGGGGGCTGCACAGTAAGATTATCTTCTCTGCAGCCTCTGAGTGGCCCTTACCATGCCCCCTCAACATACAATCTTCATGATTTTCGATACCGTATGGCATCCCAACGACCAAAGGGTTTTTAGTAACAACGCCCTGAGCAAACCACTTTTTAATACACGAAGGTGCAGAATATAATATTTCATCGGTAAGTCCAATATCACTATTACCGGAGATTAAAATAGAGGGCTTATTATGATTTTTTAGAGAGTTAAAAAGTTGTGGTAGGTAATCTGTTTTACAAAAAAATACATTTTCTCCGTTATGAAAACGAGCGAATTTATTAAACTGTACTATATCAGCCGGCGTAAAAAAATGATGCATGTTAATCCCCGCTGATAATCCGATAAGAATCGCTGTCAAAATGTTGAGTTGAAAATTCAAATAACTCTGTATCATCTAAAGCCAACATTTGGTGTCTTAAGCCACGATAAACATGAAAATTATCACCCTTGCTTAAAACCACTTCTTTTGATTTTTCGATGTCATCTTGTTCTGAAAACCTTACTAGGATCTTCCCTGATTGGATGTAAAACACTTCGTCTTTAAGCTTGTGGTAATGCCAAGAGCATTTTTTTCCTTTCACAAAATATAATAATTTTCCGCAATATTCTTCGCAGTTTACAATCCACTTTTCAAAACCCCAGCCCTTGGGGACAAACTTAATCGGCAAAGAAGTCACTATCTCTAATCCCCTTATCATCTATATAGAAATCAGCGCTAGGCTTTCCCAAAAATAGATGATGATATTTTACCCCCCACTCTTTTAATTGGTTGGCGGTAAGCTCATAAAAATCCTGTATTGCCAACATCATGTTGTTTTTATGTCGGCCCATTCCCCGCGCAGTATAGCATATAATTGTATGCCCCTCATTATAAAGAGTGTTTATTTTTTTTATCCGCTCTTTAAAAGGCTCTGCGTTTTTATAGCGCGGCGATGCGTGGCTACAAATTGTACCATCTATATCAAATACATAAATCACACGCTGCTCCTCCATTTTTCTACATCTTCCTCTCTTATAACATAAGTTCCGAAATTTTTTACCGCAATCGAAGCACAAAAATTAGCAAATTTAATTGCTTCCGGGGGGTCCTCGCCGGCCAAACAAGACGTAACAAAGGCAGCCAAAAAAGTATCGCCGGCCCCGCAAACGTTGGGGGAGAGTCCAGTGTTATCTATCTCGCTCGGATATGACTCATAAATTCTGTCTTGATATAAAGCGCCCCTCTTACCAAGGGTAATTATAAACTGACAATTAGAAGGTTCTCGCTTCATAGATTCAAATTCATTTTCATTTATTTTCAAAAAACAATCTTTATAGCAAGAAAGATCTTTCTTTTTAGAGTCGGCAAAAACAGGGACATTAGCTTTGGCAGCCTCCTTTAAAATTATATTAATAGAAGTCTCGTCTAAAAAACCCTTATCATAATCTGAAATAACAATTGCATCATATTTTTTAAAATTAATATTTTGTTTAAGGCGTGTTGGTTTTGTTTTCTTTGTTTCGCCCGTGTCTAGCCGCATGATATGGTGATTGCTGGTGGTTACCACAAACCTCTCTTTTGTTATTTTATTATTGTGAGTAATCAAAGAAACTTTATTTCCAAGATTAATTAAATTCAGGCAGACATTTCCTGCCATACCTTGGCTTTCTTGTGTGTTTACCAATTTGAATATAGGAACTGGAGCTTCCGGGCTTAGGCGAATGCACTCCCCAAAGTGATACCTATCGATGCACGAATCACCTATCACTAATATCTTTGATGATTTTGGTTGTGGAATATCCATCTATGAACTCAAATATATGAACTGTTGCCAGATCAGACCCTACAACATCTGCCGCCTTATAGTCGCCGCCCTTTACAATTATATCAGGCTTTATTCCCTTTATTAAGTTGTATGGAGTGTCTTCTTCAAAAATTTTTACTTCATCAACATATTTTAAGCTCTCTAATAAATATTTTCTGTCCTGTTCTGAATTAATGGGGCGATCGGGACCTTTTAGGCGTGCTACGCTAGCATTGCTGTTTAGACCCACAGTGACATGCCCCAAAGACTTACAATATTTTAACAATTCTAAATGACCTCGATGAAAAATATCGAAGCACCCATTAGTAAAAACCTTAATCATGGTGCGCATCTTGCCTTAAAAGGGCTATATCGTTCATGACCATTTTTTCAGCCATTTTTTCAAAAGTAACCTTGGGCCTCCAGCCCAATATTTTCTTTGCCTTTGTACAGTCGCCAACAACATTGTCCACATCTAGTGGGCGCATATATCTTTCATCATACCTAATATACTTTTCCCAATCACGAATATTAACACATTCAAACGCTGCAGCAAGGAAGTTTCTAATAGAGTTAATTTTTTCGGTAGCGATAACATAATCATCTGGCTGCTCTTGTTGCAATATCAACCACATAGCCTCGACAAAATCTGGAGCATACCCCCAGTCGCGGCGGCCGTCTATATTCCCCAAAACAAGGTGATCCTCCAAGCCTAAATATATTTTTGCCACACCCTTGGATATTTTCCTAGTAACAAATTTCTCCGGCCTTCGTTCTGATTCGTGATTAAAGAGGATTCCGCTGCAAGCAAACATCCCGTATGATTCACGATAATTTCTTGTTATGCAGTGTCCGAATAATTTTGAAACTCCATAAGGGCTCCTCGGATGAAATTGTGTTGCCTCATTCTGCGGCGCTTCTAGTGGTTTTCCATACATCTCGCTAGTAGAGGCTTGATAAAATTTTATTGATTTATTATAATTTTTTATTGCGTCCAACAATCGAAGGACGCCAACACCATTAATGTCGTTTGTATATTCTGGGGCTTGCCAAGATGCACCTACGGAAGAAATGCCCCCTAGGTTATAAACTTCATCAGGATCGACCTCTTCCAAGCAGCCAATTAAAGATTTCTTGTCTGTGAGATTCCCCGCAACACATATAATACTCTCATTTAGATGATTGCCCTTTAAGCCGGTTCTGGACATTCCATATACTTTATAGCCTTTCAACAATAAAAACTCAGAAAGATAGTAGCCGTCTTGACCATTGATTCCAGTTATAAGGGCCCTTTTCATGAAATACCTCTTAGTACCTCTTTCCACAAATCATAAATTTTTTCCTTTCTAACCTTATTAAAAGAAAGCATGTTCTGGCTTACAGCAGTAGTATCCACCTCATTTAACATGGCTGAAAGCTCGTGGAACGAATCAAAGTAGTTTATATGCGGCATCCACTCCTCATCATAGAAGTCGGCCAGTTCAATCCATGGCCTTTCTTGGGCGACATTCCCATAATTATTAATATCTGTTTCGCCCGGTGGTCCAGAAATTATAGTTCCTGAAGGAAGGCCCCAGACCTCTCTCCACGAAAGTTGATTCAGCACCCCCATGTTACCAAAAGTCCCTCTCAGCTTCAACATGAATTCTAAAGAGGGGAAAAACATGGGCATCCCAGAAGTATAATTTTCAAAAATGGACATGGTTGAAATATTATATGGTATGTGGACTATTCCACGATATTCTGTTAATTCGTGCCACTTATAATGTGGACCAAGAGCCTCTTTCTTGTTCTGTATAATCGGATCATAGTGTAATGTGTGCAGGGGAAGCAGCGAATGATAAAGAAAAGAAAGGTTCTTCGGATCATATAGCGACTCAGTATATTCACAAAGACTCGGAATGTGTTTCCACTTTCTTTGTGTGAGCGTCTCACAATATTTTTTATCACACTTGTTGTTGGCTATTGGAATTATTAATCCGCTATCAATACCTTCTCTCAAATATTCGTTATACCATTCCCACTTTTCCTTGTCATTCCAGAATGGCGCTTCATATCTAATAGGAGCAACTGTTATTATGGGTTTTTTAAATTTCTCATATAACAAACAAAAACTTGGAGCATATGTACAAATAAATCCATCATATTGACTTAATTCGTCCTTGTATCGCTCATAAAAAGCATCGCACATATTCTTATCTAGATTGTGCCAATTTGCAGCGCTGATAATGTCTACCTTATCAGGAGAGCGGCCCATGGCCCAACTATGACCCGATAAAGTCCAATCATCTACTTGATGTCCCAAATCTTCAAAAATGCGCTTAATGTCCGCAATGACGGCAATATGTAAATCTAAATTAAAAAATTTCACTTTAAAGCCTCTTTAAGAATATTCACATGCTCTTCAATTGTGTTGTCGTTTTCATCAAAAACTTGCCCCACAAATTCGTTGTCTTGGCGAAGCGTTGGAAAAGAATTCCCCTCAAAAAATTCATCATGTACAAGTATATCATCTTCAATTCTAGGCAGCACAACATCAGCAAGAAATTTGTAATCGGTGCCGTAAGCATCCTCTTGGGAAAAATTATCTATAAGATCCCTTATGCTTGATAATATACCAGACTTGATACCCCACATGCCCCCCAATACTGGAAACCTGTGCCATGGGTGATCGCGCATAATATGGAAACCCTTGTCAGACGTTGCCCACTGATCCACAGCGGCCTTTTCACGGTAATTAAGCCGCGAGTCAGCATCTCGCGAAATCATAATTTCTACGCCCCTTTCATCGATAGCCTCAAAGCGCCAGAACATCCCCCTCCAATCGCCGAATTCGGATCTTTCTACAATCTGAACATTTTCTCTTTTTTTTAATTCATGGATCACGGAAAAAGGAACACTCTGCCCAACATAAAAACGACAAAACCAATCTGGATATATTTCTCTAGCTAGGTCCGCGTTTTTTATAGCGCCAACCAAATATTTTGGATCGTTGCCCCAAAGAGAAAAAGTGATTAATTTCATCCTGCGGCTGTAACATCCTTATACTTCTCATAAATTTCTGCTTCTTCTTTACGCTTCCAGTCAAAATTTTCTGGATTTGTAGAAATACCCTTCGGATTAAAATAATATAATCCTAAAGGCTGCTGCATTTTTTTAAATTTTGAGCCCTTAGAGGCCGCTCTCAACCACATCTCCCAGTCTCCAGCAGATCTATATTTATCTTCGAACTTTCCATATTTATCATGAATGGTTTTTCTCCACATAGGAGAAGCATGTGGCATATTAACCATCTTCAAGTTATCAAAAGAAAATTCCGGAAAATTATACTTAGCGTTGTTGCAAGAGTTGTTTTCAAATGTTTCGTTTGGCTTTTGTGTGATCAACATATCCGCATACACCAAATCTATGTCATCAGCTTGGTATAAAGCTTTGGCGTGTTCTTCTAGTGAATTGGTGGCCTTCCGATCATCCAAGTTCGCATTTGTTAAATATTCCCCAGAGGCCATTTCGACTCCCATGTTCCAAACGCCATAAATGCCGGGATCATCATCTAACTTTACATATTTAATGTTATCTGGATATTTTTCCACATATTTATTGATAATATTTTCTTCATTGCCCGGAGAATTTGCGTTAATCAATAATAACTCACACTTCTCCTCAAATATGGTTTGACGAGTAATATCCTCCAAAAATGGCTCAATATAATCATCGCCGTCATAAACCGAAGTAATGATGGAAATGGTTGGAAGATCCTCTATTTTGACAGGAGGTTTGATTTCTTCACCTAAAATATTTTCACAAAATTTGTGATAAATCGTTTCTTCGGAAAATTTTCCACTTTCATAAATATATTTTTTAAGGGTCCGAGCTTTGTTCTGTGCAAGGCTATAATTTTCACAAACCTCGCGCATAGCGATTTTGGCGCTCTGCTCATTCACAAAAGCCCATTTCGCTTCGGGCTCCAATACCCCGGGCCAGACCGCCTCTTTTTGTATAGGCCTTACCTCATAGACAACCTTGGAGAAAAAAGCACGCATCTTTTCTTTCTTGGTTTTTTTGTCCTTCTTTGGAGCGTATAAAAAATCTCTTTGGCCACCCCAATCATGAGTAATCACTGGAACTCCACAACAAGCCGCTTCGTACAGTGGAAGGCCAAAGCCCTCACCGTGACCAAAATTAATCATAGCCTTAATTTTGGGACTTTTGATTAAAGAGCCCATCTCTTCATCTGTCAAATAGCCATGAATTAATTTAACAGAACAAACACGATCTGGATAATTTCTTAAGACCTCTCGCAGTCTTTTTTCAGTTTCGTGCCTGTCAATAATTGAATTCCCCGCAAGATGAGCCTTAATCACAAGGCCCACCTCATCATCATGAAACTCTTCTAAAAACATTTTTAAAGTGCCTTCAAAATTTTTACGGGGGCCCCATTGCGATACACACAAAAAATTAAAGTCATGTTTAAAATCAATTGTTAACTTATTTTTACTCTCCGTCACAAGGGAATTGATAGGATAATTAACTGGGTGTATCGGTGTTTCTATCTTAAGCTCAAAGACCTGTCCTTGTGGGTTCTGTGCGTTATATACAGCATCTATAAACCCCTTCTTAGCGAAATCAGCAGTAACTATGATTCTATCTACAAATTGATTTGCGGCTGCTAGCCAATGCCCAGATACTTTATCTGCTTCAATGCCAGCACACACGCCGATATTTACTGGTGCGTTACGATATTGTTCCCACTCGCTAGGAATGGTCACCATCACACAAAGATCAAAAGTTCCCTTTTGCTGTAAATAATTAGCGGCCTTGCTAACCGCACTATCTATTTCGCGGCGTTCTTCGGAGTCTTCAAATTGCCAAGAAGTCTGCCCCCACCCAATTGGCATCACATATAAATCAAAAAGATCTGGGCGACTCTTCAAGGCCCGATAGACTGTTCTTGCGTGTACACCGTATCCTGATTGGGTAAGGATCGGCCCTACTAATAATACTTTTTTCATAAATCAATCGCCTTCCAAGGTTCATAGCCCTTTCTACTTTCCCAAGAACCATGCTTTTTATGGGTATCTTCCATTAAACTAACCCACCTTTCATTAAAATCTTTAAAATTAAAATTTTCCTTAACATGCTTTCTGGCACGTTTAGTAAGCTTCGTCTTTTCCTTATCGGTCATATTATAAACCTTCATCAGGGCCTCCAAAAAATCTTCTTTAGAAATCCGATCTTCATAAATGTAAGGAACCTGTTGTGAGCCTACAATTTGTTGAGAGCACGGATAGATTGGAATGCCACATTCCTCATCACCATTCTTAATTTGATCTTGAAGACCACCTGTCATAATAGACACAATCGGCACCTCACAAGACATCGCCTCCAAAGTAGAGAGGCCAAAACCCTCTGCATCTGAAATGTTAACTACGCAGTCTGCCATGTTGTATAAGCGACCCATTTGGTCCAGCGGAATTCGCTCTCGTGAAAACAACACTTCCCCGTTTGCGATCTCAAGATCCTCGATCATCCGCTGTAAATTTGGACCGTTGGTGTCAAATGGGTCTGTGTGCATGATTAAAGTTGCTTTGTCGTGCCCTACTCGGTCTAAAAATTCTTTAAACCACAAAATTAAAGTACCAGAATGTTTTCTTCTGGCGTTCCTATTACACCAAAAGACAATAAATTTGTCCTCCATGGACTTTCCATCGGGCGTTTTGTTTGTTTCCCGCAGAATTTTTCTATTTTCGGCGCCCTCATTCTTATATATTTCAGAATCAACTGCATGGGGTATGTGATGCAACTCAACCTCCGGAGCTACATGTTCAACCAAGTCGTTTGTAAGTTGTGAAATGGAGACTATCACATCATTCGATAAATAGGGTGCTCTATTATAGTGAGGATAGGGATAGTTATCCCACACATGATAATATACCATTGGCATCAAAGGCCTAATTTCGTTTTCCATTTCCCACAACCAACCCCAAAAACGCGGGTCGGTCATAAACCACAATATATCTGGCTTTTCTCGGCGGATAATAGAGCGCAACAAATCTTTCGTTCCAAAATTATCTACTGGTAAGACCCTCCAGTCTTCTCCATACTCTTCCGTTTGAATTATATTATATTGGCTGTGCTTAATTGCGCCCCCAATAGAAAAAACTTGAAACTTGCCGCTCTTAAGCAGCGCTTCAATCATATTCCTAGTTTGAATGCCGACGCCTGAGAACGCCAAGGGATGATCGCCTAGTGTAAGGACTTTTATTTTTTTATCTGTCATGGACAATTTTCCGTATTCTTAAAAACACAATATTTGCAAGACAGCCTATTTTTAAACGGCTTATTGTTTTTTATATTATATACGAACCTTTCTAAAGATTTAATTGCATTTTGTGTTTTCTTTGTACCGCTTGTTACACGATAGATTTCTACATTATCACGTTTTGCCGTTCTTTTAAGTAAAATAAAATAAGTTTCCACATCTTTTGGATCTAAGTCATATTTTTTTACAAAATAATTTTTATAAAGAGTCAATTGATACGTGGTCAATGGGCTAGTTTTTTTCTGAAAATTCCAACCCCATGAGCATGTTTTCCAATCAATAACATGATATTTGTTATCTGGAGTCTTAATAACCAAATCTATATATCCCTTAAACTTATAATCAGGCTCAGGAAATTCCTCTATTGGTTCATATAGGGCCTCTTCGGCTGCCACCACCTCAAATTCTCCAAAATGGTCCTTGAGAGCCGGCATTATTTGAGGGATAATTCTTTTTCCCTGTTCAACGAACTGCTCCTTTACATCCTCAGTAATTTGCTTTGTAACCTCTAATAGTTCTTTATCAAAAGACTTTTCAAAGAGAAGCTTGCCTTGAGCGGGGCCCTGCACACGTCCCAATGTCATTTTCTCACATACTTCATGAATGGCGGTTCCAAATGCAGTATATTCGTTGCTTGAAAAATAAGGAATCTTATCTAAATAAACCAATTTGTGCCGCCATGGGCACTCACTCCAGTTTTTATATTCAGAATAACTTATATGTGTTTTATTTGTTTGATTTTGTGATTGTGAGCTTTGTGAGTTTGTCAATTAATGCCTCTTTACTTTTTTTCCAATACTCAGGAATGTTTTTATTTTTAGCCTCAGTACGAAGTTCTTTATAAGTCATTATAACAAATTTTTGTCTTTGTTGCAAATATTTTTTTTCTTCGGCTAAAAGGGCGGCGCTCTTCTTCTTTTCTCTTTCTAGGCGGCCGTGCTCAACCACTTTATTATGAGCCTTCTGTTTTTCAGAAGCGATAGCAGCGACCTTTGACGCAAAATTTGTACGAGCATTACTTCTCTTCATAGTGTGTTCTCAACCTCTTCTACTTTTTCCAGCAAAACTGGGCATTCCTTTAAATCTCTTGGACGTTCTAAAAAGTATATTTCAAAGCCACTAGCAAAATACTCTCTCAAAGAAGTCACACTATAAGTATTTGGAAACAATCCTAAAATAAAAAATTCTAATTTTTCGTATCCCAACTCTTTATACAAAAAATTATCGAAACTTGAAGAATAATCAGAATTTACGAATTCTTCTTTAGAAACTTCATAATTATGGGCTTTTAAAATTTGATATAATTTATATCTCTTAGCTAAGAATTCTCGCTGAAGACGGCCATCGCCATATATTAGAGTATTGTTTTTTTCTTCGATAGAGTGGGCCATTTCGTGGATCAAGTCGTCCACTAAATCTTGATGGTCATCTTGGTCATTACTAACAAAAATAGCGCCATCCTCGTAAGCGGCATTAAGATTTCTTTTTTTTAAAAAATCAAAATCCCCCACATATATGGTATCAACACTTTTTAGTACCCCGAGAGGCAGACGTTGCTTTATATCCATAAGAGCATCGTGAATAGAAACTCCGTTGCTTATTTTGTCTTTTACGATGACATGGGCGCCGCCGACAACAAAATCTTGACTCTCAAGAAGACGCTTGTGTTTGTTTTGGATGTACTTCAACTTGATCTCCATATTTTTTCTTTAATTCTTGGATATCGTTTAATGCCTGCTCATAACCGCGAATATAATTTTCTTCTGCGAGTACCAGCAAAAATTCTGGGAATTCATCAGCCATTACCCCCAGCACCATGTCGATGGTTACATTTCCATCCTCTGGCTGTAGTTTGTTGCCTGCATACTGAACAATCAATTCTTTAATTTTTGTATTTTCTTCGACTAAATTATCTTTTATTGATAAATCTTCTTGATTCATTTTTTTTCCTTATAAAATTTTTGCTGCAAGTGTGGCCACCTTAGACCTTTCGCCTCGTGTTAAAGTTACATGTCCTGCAATGTCATGTTCCTTGAATTTTTCTACTGCATGTGTAAGACCATTGGTTGTTTCATCGATATAAACATTATCAATCTGCTCAATGTCTCCCATTAAAACAATTTTTGAATTATCTCCGACGCGAGTCACAACAGTTTTAAGTTCGTGGGCTGTCATATTCTGAATTTCGTCAACTACAATAAAAGCATTGTTTATACTTCGCCCACGAATATAAGTAAGCGCTTCAATCTCAATTATACCCTCATTAACATATTCTTTTAAACTATCCTTGCCGTTTCCTAAAAGATACTGTAAATTGTCATTAATTGGGGCCAGCCAAGGAGACATCTTCTCCTCTAAGCTGCCGGGAAGATATCCAATGTCCTTGCCCATGGGTTGTATCGGTCTAGAGACGATAAGGCGGTTGTAACGCGCTTGTTTGGGAATTACGGTGTGCCAGTCGTCTACAGCCTGACAAAGCCCAGCAAACAGCGCTATCATCGTTTTACCGGTACCTGCTGGTCCGACAAGAGTCACAACCTTGACGTTGGGATCCATCAGAAGGTTCAAGGCAAAATCTTGTTCTTTGTTTCGAGATTTTATATTCCATTTTTTGTTAGAGTAATCAATAATCTTGCCTAAGTGTTTATTATAACCAGAAAATCTTGCTAGCGCCGTTTTCTTCTCGTTACCCACAGAAACAAGCAGCACAAATTGATTTGGATAAAGCTTTACTTCATCTTTATCCAAGAAAACATTCTCGCCGGCGTAGAACTGGTCGATCACCTGATCATCTACCAAATGCTTGGTTACTCCGGTAAAAATCTCCGATCTGCTTTTGACCACTTTTTCAGTTTCATAGTCTTCGCCTAAAATATCAAGAGCATCACATTTAACGCGCATGTTGATGTCGCGAGACACAACAACAACCTTTCTTCTAGGATTGTCCTTCTTTTCACTTAGGGCCGTTGCTAAAATCTGGTTGTCAGGGTCTTTGTCATCGAAGCCGGGAGGAAGCAGCCCTAATTCATAGCTCCTAGCCCTCAGAATGCCCGCTCCGCGTCTTATCCGCACTCCCTTGGACAAGTTCCCCTTTGAGCGGAGTTCGTCCAGTGTACGGATTATACGGCGGGCATTTGAGCCGACACTATCTTGGCGCTTTTTATGTTTGTCGATTTCTTCTAAAACTTTAATAGGAACAACAATGTCGTTGTTGCTGAACGAGAAGATCGAATTTGAGTCTGTTAGATATACATTGGTATCTAAAATGTAGGTTTTTTTAGCCATTTTTAAATGATTTCGTCAACAAGGCCCCACTTTAAACACTTTTCATGGTCGAGCCAAAGATCCCTCTTTAAAATTTTATCCAACTCTCGCTTTGGAATCGATGTGTGGAGTGTGTAAATCCTCTTTATATTTTCCATGAGCATTTCTAAATTTTCCATCTCATCCTTGATCTCTTCAAACTTTCCCCACACAGAGGAAGATAACTGATGGATTAACATATAACTATTTCTTGACATATATCTCTTAGTAGTACAACATGAAATCAAAGTAGCTGCGCTAGCAGCAGACCCGTCGATATAAGAATGAACCGGCGTTTTAAGCTGGCTAAGGGTATCCACTACGGCGAATGCAGAAAAGAGGCTTCCCCCATAGCTGTTTATATGTAATTCAATTGGGGGCGCCTCACATCCATATTTAATAGTAAATATTTGAGATTCTTTATCTAAATGCCGCAGGGCACGATTCAATAATTTTATATTGCCATCATCGACCACGCCGTAAAAATAAATTATATTATTTTGAACATCCACGGCGTGTTGACCGCCGCTGCCGTCATCGTGATTTAGAACAATAATAGGAGTCTTTTCTTTGGAGGGTGCCTCGTCTCCCTCTTTAGGCTTTGATGCCCAATATAAATCTTTCATTGCTTTCCATAATTAGTTAGTAGGTTGATTATGACTTAAATTGTTATGCTCAATAAGTTCAAATTTTTTCTGGGGAGTCTGAAAAAAATATTTCCTCCACTCCCCACCTCTTTAATTTAAATTTGAAATACTCTTCAAATTTTTTCCGACCTTCAAAAACTTCGTAACTATTTTTCTTGTGTCTTATCACCCAACGATTAACCTCTTCTAAAATATCCATTTTATTAAAAACTAATTTATTGACACCATTAATTTTAACAGATTTTTCTAAAAATGGCACTTGTATCCAGCCGCACTGGCGAGGACGACCAGTTGTGGCGCCGTATTCTTTTCCTAAATTTCTAATCTGTGAGAAAACTGGGTTAGGTAGCTCAAACTTCTTTGCACCGACATATGTTTCATATGCCTTCGCAACACCCCAAACATCCCTAATGGCTTGTGGTGGAATCCCGTTTAAAAGAGCAGACCCGACAGTGCAATGACTGCTGGTGACAAAAGGATAGTCGCCCCAATCAATATCAAGGCCGAATCCTTGTGCTCCCTCGCAGAGAATGATTGGAATTTGTGTGTTTTTGTGTAATTCATCATAAATGTTCACCAAGTAAGACTGTAAATAGGCCAAATCTTTTGCTAAAAGCCCGTTTCTAGCATATTTTTCTCTATAGGCTGGCCCGTTGCCTCGTTTAGTAGTACCAATGGTGGTATCCCTCCCATCTTCTTCTAAATGTTCGTCTGTAATAATATGGGCGTTTTCTGCAATATAAACTAAATTTTCCACATCGACGCCGCCTTCCCTAAGCTCTTCAAGTTCTTTAAAAAATTGAGTTGGGTTAACGACACAGCCGGGTCCAATAATACTTTTGATTCCAAAAAATACGCCGGCGGGAATATGGTGTGTAACAAACTTTCTGCCTTTGTGATAAATGGTGTGACCGGCGTTACACCCACCATTAAAACGAATTACGTGTGTATAATTGCCAGTCTTGCATAGATGATGAGTAATTTTTCCTTTTCCTTCATCACCGTACTGAAGGCCGAGAACAACATCAGCTATCATTTCTCACCCCCGCCTTTTTGTAGAAATTTTTATTTTTACGTTTACTCTTATTTCGGTGAGCTTCTACCACCGTAGAGCGAACTTTTACTACATACCCTGCGCGCAATTTTTTAACTTTCGCTTGGCGATCTCTCTCTGTAAGGTATTTTTTTCTGGCCTTATCGGCCTCTTCAAACGTATTAAACCGGGCTACACTTTTCCATGGGCGCCCATATAATGGATCTCTTGCTTCTGCCTCCATAGTTCCTCCTATTTCGTTGGCTGCTTTAATAACTCTAAATTCCTTATATGATATCCTCTAATCACATAATTCACAGAATCAGATAATAACATAAATGTATGCTGAATATAAAATAAACTTTTTTGTTCTCGGTGCAACAATCGCTTTATCTTTTGTTTTCCAAGATATTGAAATAAACTATCTCGCTGCAAAATACATTCATGTCGATTAGTAGATCCCCATCTAACAACTGGGATATCCATTATAGAAGTTTTATATGCATCCAAGCGAGCGGAGCCTTTTATTCTATAAAGCCTACCAATTTCTAATTCTGACACTTTCATAACAAATGGTGGAGACGGCGGGAGTCGAACCCGCGTCCTCAACATCTCTATTATACCATCATTCACAAGGTTAGTTAAGCTCCCTACCTAACTTAACAATCCGTTTAAACCTTCTGCGCCACGCGCCACTTATTTTTTTAATGAGAAATAAGAAACTCTGGCGGCATAACCTCCACCAAATTTATTCAATAGGAAAACTTGGAAAACCCTTCGGACACATCCGCGGTGCCCCATTAGCAGTCTTTGTTTTACAGGGCGCTGCGCTTCCCCGTGATTATGCCGCTAGGGCGTAATCAAATGCAACGTTATCGTTGGCAATTATTG